TCACTTATCATCGGGCCATTTAACGTGCCATGTTTCGGCTACCTGAACGCCCATGCCATAGCCAAGCGCGAAATCGTCCAGCGCTTCATGTGACACCCAGCGTTTGACAACGGCCGCGCCGTGATCCGAAGAAACCCTCAGCGCGACGTCGTAACCACCCTTGCGGTAAGTCAGCCCATCCACGGTGACGCCCGGACATTTGTCCTCGATGGCCTTGCGACGGCGCTCGATACTTTTGGGTCGGCAAAGTTGATGAACCCCCCAGGCGTGATTAGCAAGAGCCGCAAAGATGCCAAGCGCCACTCCGATGATGGTCGCAATATGCGTCACGGTTCCTCCGGCCATTGAAGTGGGTCGTCCTCGAATCTCTGACACGGGCATTCCCGTTCGCGGCACTTGCGGCGCGAATAATGCCAACTCGAATCATGTCCGCATACACATCGGTCGTAAATGTAGTGGAACGGTTCCGCGCCGATGGCCACGCCCAACTGGTGAAGGCTGCGCACTTCCTCAGTCGACAGAAATCCTGAACCGAAATCCATGGAGCTCACCGAGATGTCATATGCGTCGATAACGGCGAATGTGACATCAGCTTTGAGTGGCCCTCGCTCTACATATATGCGGAAGCCGGGATCTGGCCGGGGTGACTCATCAATCATTTCTTCCCCTCGCATACGGTGCAGTCATCTTGATCAATAATCACACCCGCTACAATGCAGACGATATCCGGCTCGTCGGAATTGACCCAACTCCCCGCGCTCCAAACCGACTTCCAATGCGACATTCCGTGCAGCTCCATGTTCATCGCACCACCGGCAGACTCAAGATGGCGCTGCGAACAGCTTCACTAACAACCCCCACGCGATGCCCGTGTAGAACATCGCCGTCCATATTGTTGACGACCCCACATGAGCAGCGGGAATCATTGTCCAGGGATTCGTGGTCCCACATCGCCTCATCGATAGCCTCGTCTAGTACATCGAATTGCTCATCGGTTAGATGCATCTTGCTCCTTAGCGCCGCAGCGGCAGAGGTGTCCTGAATTTTCGTGACTCAGTGGCCATGCGCAGTGGTGAATGCCAGTATCATTCGGATCATCTGGCCCGGCGCCGGTTGTCCATGTCGCCCCGCAGATCACGGCTGTTTCCTATCCTCAACGCGGCGGACCTGTTCCCAATCGCCGATGTAAGTACGCTCACTACTCCATGTGTAGGAGACTTCTTTCTTATTGCAATACGAACAGCGCCACTCTCGATCATGGATGGTGAACGGGCGCCGCTCCCACACCTTGAATCCTGGGATTCGGTAGACGTTGTAGTCATACATGGTTTTCACCTCATCTTTGATGAGAACCATGTCATGCTCACCACCTTTGTTGCGCTTGCACTTCTTTGAGTCCCATTTGGACTTGTGCGGCGCGACCTCCGGCGAGCTCTTAGCGTGCTTGAAGACCTTGGTGTTCTTATCGTCTGGAATGTTGGTCATTGATCAAGCCCGATGCGGAGTTCTCGCCAATTCGGGTTGACCGATTCGACGCATTCGGAGAAGTCCTCCAAGGCTTCGTGTAGCCAGTCTGGTGTTCCACCTTCATGCGTCTGGTCATCTTGGCCGTTTCGCGCCCGATACCAGCCCCCGCCATCCTCGTAGAGGTCGACGCTGATCGAGCGTTCGCCAGCCACCCAGTAGAAGCTAAGGTCCCCGTCGTCAATGGGGCAGACGGCCGCAAAAACGCTGGTCGGTTGGAATATCAACCCAACGAGATCACGTCCGCGCTGAGCCATCTCGGGAGTGATCAGGCGCTCGCGTTCGAGATACTCGATATCTTGCAATGCCCATTCGATCGAGGTTTCGTTCATCTGGATACCTTCGGCACTCGATCCTCAACCGTTCCATCCGGGTAGCAGATGGTCACTCGCTTAAACATTCCCTCCGCGAATCCAATGGTGTTCCATGTGCCGCTACCTTGCCGATAAGGACCGTTGGGCAGTGCTATCAAACGATCCGATTCGCGGACAATGTCCAGGTTTCTGGTGTTGTAGGGCTTGGCCGGCCGGATCTCGGTGGCCTGCTCGAACTTCCACCGCGGCATCATCAAGCGCTCGTTGGTCGGGGGATGGATCACGATGCCCTTGTAGTAATCGAAGGCTGCATCGTGAGCGTCTTCATCGGCGTTGATGCACGCCCCGTGGTGGAGGATGTCGCACTCTTGAATCATGATGTCCAGCCATGAGAGCTGCTCAAGCGTGAGCTTTTCGCGGGTGCCGGTCATGCCTAGTATCATGCCGACCTAGCGCATTCTCGCGAGGCCTCAGTGGTTGAACTGGGGGAGATATTATGGACGATGTTGTATCGCGGGCGCTCCGCTTTGATGGCGGCAGCTTCACCGGCCATCAAAGCGGAGCGACTGGGGAATTGTTCCATTTTGACGGTTTTCACCATTCCCCACCACTCCTTGTCGGCCCGATGCGCACGAAACCGATTCGGAGGAGAATTTGTCACCCCGATATAAAGTAGCGCTCCACCATCGTCATAGAATCTATACAGCGTGTGAGTCTTTTTTTCTCCCGCCGAAGCCAGGACGCCGAGTCCGCGAAGTATCCCCCGAACCTCCCGCCGCGTCATCGCGGGCAATCCCTTGAGGAAAGGAAGTAGATCAGGCTCGTCATGGCAAGATCGCCAAATCGTGTCACCCTCTTGCAACCCAAAGCTCCAGGTGCCCTGCTGCGCAAGGATGGAAACATCCAGCACGAGTTCGTATTCGCCGGCGGCTGCGTACCGCCGCACACCATAGAGGTGATGGGGATAGCGCTCACGCATCTGCGGGGATGGCGCCACCCTTTTTGCGAGGACGACCTCGCACGTCTCGCCGTTCAGGCTGTAGCCGACATGGCCGGTATCAAAGCAGGTGAGTGGCGCACACCCGTCAGGTCCGTCTGCGCATATGTGAACATCGGTACCCAATTATGGCCACCCCCATCATCCGATCTGCGTTGCATATTTGAGCGTACCACACTGTAGTGCGATACGCCACATACTGTGGTGCATGCCGCTGGCGATCCGATTATGCCGAGTGACGAATGGCTGGCCGATATTGCCAAGTTTCTGACGTTCCCTCGGCGTCGACATGCGGGCTTGCATCAGCCAAGGTTCGAGTTCTTGACTCAATAACGCGTCGAGGCTCCTTGTCTAAACGCTCCTGCCATAGCGCATCGGCAAGTTCGAAGACGGCTGGAGAACTATTCCAAAGTGGAGCGCCAGGGGCTCCGTTCCGGTGATATCTCATTGATTGAGCGTCTTGAATGTTGTGAAACGGGTGCTCGTCTCTAATGGCGGATGATTCGGCAGAGCTTAGGCTTTCCCTATTCTCAAAGTCGGATCGCACCGTGGCAAAGGCTACGCTCGACCACCACGACTTGATCATGTGTCCGCCCCGGCGATCTGAACACCTCTTGTAGAGATCCTTGGTCATTCCGACGTAAAGAAGTCGACCGTCGTAGCCAAAGAATCGATACAACACATTCCCGGAGCAATGGCGCCGAAAGTCGTCTACATCATCAACCGGCTCCGCGGTTGCATGTAGGAGGATCGGGACGCAGCGGAACCCCAAACTCCATCCGCTGCTATCGAAGCTTTTGCGGAGATCGTCAATATGCAGACCCAATGAGATTGCCTTTCCAGGTTTCGACAGACTCCCACCTTGAAGCCCTAGTAACCTACCGGACTTGGTAACCACAAGTTGGCGAGTCGCTCGCCAACGCAACGTGCGTTCCGTTTAGGACTTTTGCGTGCTCGGGCGGAGTCCCGAGTGCTACGGTTCGCGACGGGGAGGGTTTCTAGTTGCGCCTACGGCGCAATCCCCCGTACGCATCCGCTCCGGGAAGGCCGCTGCGCGACTGTCTTTAGCAAAGTATCATCCGCCCTGCAAATGACCTGCGATCATTTTCAAGGTTTTGATACTCACATGAAATTCTTAGGATTCCAGGGTTGACATTGCTGTGGCCAGGCTTCCAGATGGCAGGCCATAGAGCGCAGGCCCTCCACGCTCCTTGATGGCTAGGTGGATGGCCAGCCCAGGTCCGACCGGCCCTGATTAGAGATACTTCTTATAGAGGCCGCGCTGAACACTTCAGCAATACCGTTCAGTCGCTAGGATTTGCTTCAATCGTGAAACATAAAGCGCGTCAATATCGATAGACTGGGCGTGATGTTGCCACGAGGGGCGGCAGTTATGGTCGCGTTGGTTGTGTGGGTTGCGACGCCAGGGACGGCGTCAGCCAGTCCCTGCGATCCACCTGCCGTGTTGGTGAATGGTACGGAGATAACCAGGGATCAGCCCACGCTCAGGTGCAATGGGGTAAACGCGCCGCTAGGGGGCGGCCCACGCCCTCAGGGTGGACTCCTGGGGAGCCTCCCCGGCTTAGGTGGGGTGCTAGGCCGCCTACCAGTTGTTGGACGCCTGTAGGCCTTTCCGCAGCCCGCGGAAGGGGCGCATCTTGGCCCGCCACGACTGAGCAGCCCCCGCCGCGAAGCCGGCGATCCACAGCAGGACGCATAGCTGAAACACCGCTATCCACGCGTCCTGGGAATCAACAGGCACGGTCCAGCTCACCAGCCACTGACCGAGCTGGGGGATGAGCCCCGCCCCACAGGCTCCGGCGTAGATGAGTGCCGTTCGCTTCTGGCGGGGGTCTTCAGCCAGCACCAGTAAGGCCAGGATCGCGTACCCCAGCAGATAGATGAGTCCGACGCTGTAGGCGAAGAGATAGGTGGTGCGCCATCCCATCCATAGATCAGGCATGAGGAACTGCCCCGAGATAACCGATATGGACATCACCGACAGGGATGTGGCCAGGGGGAGTAGTAGCCACTTGGCGATGGTGGCGCGGGTAACTCCCTCGATGCGCACCGCTGCGGCGATTCCTATGGAGGCGGCGGCGAGCAGCAGGCAGCCGTGGCCCATTGCCCTCAACAATCCCTCCAGGGCCTCGCTGACGAACCCCCAGTTGAGTAAGTCGACAATCCATCTGGGTAGGGGGGGTGCCGGTGAGCGCCAACCCCGCACCGAGGAAACATACCGCCATGGTGGTGGCCGATTCCCATCGACAGAAAAAGGTGGCTCGACGGATGGTGACGCTTGCAATTGTGCATGCGAGGACGATGAGAATGATCATGGGCGGGACCCTTGCTAAAGGAAAGTGGTTCCAGTGAAGGTTAACGCCCGTTTAACAAGATCACTAGACCCATTAGAGAGGCTGAGCGTCAGGACGTGCCCTGAATCTCGGCCTCTTCGTCTCCTTCCGGGTCGTGGTCTGGACTTTTAAATCGCCGTCCTTGGTACGGCCGTAGACCTCTTCCAGGAGCTCGGCTGTGTCGACGAGTGAGATGTCGGGTTTCACACGGGTGACAGTGTCGTAGTCCTCTACTTTCCCGTAGCCGGCAGCCGCCATGGCCTCGGGTAGTGTTGACCCCCGCCCGAAACGCTCATGGAAGGCGATAACACTGTCGGCTGAGGGTTTCTTGAAGTTTTTGGCCCCGAGCCAGTTGCCGATGCCGGAAGCGGACACTCCGACCAGATCCCCGACCTCTTCATTGGTGAGGCCACCCCGATGCGCGTCGAGCTGCTGGCGAACGTAGTTCGACCAGCTTCGTGAGAAGTCTCCATCCATGAGGACAAATGTACTGCAGTTCCATGCACCTGCGCAACGCCCTAAACTTTGCTGTGATACGGCTGTCTAGTCGGAAGTTGCTGGTCAGGCGGGCGCACTGCTCCATTGGGCAATGTTACTTGACATTGAAATTCCATTGCAGCAAAGCAACGACACCACTGAAATACCTTGCATCATCAACCGCAACGCACTACAGTGGATTGCATCAGGCACCCCAGTCCGGTGCAGAAGCAATCATCCTCAAGCAGCGGAGATGCGACGCTCATGCCTCAAATCAAACCTAACCACATCGGATTCCAGAAGCTCAAAGCATCCGGGTTCGCCGCCACTGATCGAGCCATCGCCGAACGATTCCGGGTAGATCCAGCGACGTTATCAAGATTTTTGCAGGGAAAGACCGAACCGCACAGTCGACTCATCGCCGGGGCCATCTCAGCCCTCGGGGTGGAGTGGTTCGGTGACCTGTTCAAGGTTGTGGACTGATGCACTGGAGCGAGCGCCTGGAGTGCAGCCGGGGTCACCGGTACACCGACAAGAACACCTACCTCTACAAGAAGCCCAACGGCTCGATGGAGCGCAAGTGCCGGGACTGCCGGCCGCGGCGGGTCTTCAACCTCTGCGCTCGCTGCGGGGATGTCTACTCCATGCAGAAATGGGAGGCCCCGTGGCTATGCGATGAGTGTCGAACGGATGACTTTCTCGACAACGATCCTATCGGCCAATTCTGCGTGACGAGCGGGTAGAGCAATGAGCGACGTAGTGGAGCGCGCCAAGGCCGCACTGGAAGGCGTGACTGAAGGACCGTGGGGCAACTATGGAAACGCTCCGTTCGAGGTATTCCAGGAACCCGAGGTGGGCCAGGAGTACATCGCGCCACGGGTTTACGCGCTCGCGGACGCCCAATTCATCTCGCGGGCCCGATCGTTGGTGCCCGAGCTGGTCGCCGAACTGGAGCACCTTCGTGGGTTGCAGCGTGATGACCGTGCCACTGCTATCGCGGCCATCGCTGAACGTGACGCTGCCAACGCAGAAGTCGAACGACTACGGGCCATTGTCGCCGGAGTTCAGGAAGAACTGACCAACATCACTGACGACGAGTTCTATGACCGGATCGCCGCTGTCCCGGGGCTACTTCAATGACTGCCCGACCGATTGGATGCTGCGGCGTGTGCCCACCAATCGCCGGTGGTGGATGGGATTGCACATGCGCGGGGAATCCCAGGTGCCCGAAACGCATCAGAGTCGAGCCCGTCCGCGCCACCAACGGGCGCATCCAAGGCTGGGCCATCAACCGGGGCGGGCAGGAACTCTGCTTCTACCGCGTCACAGCCTGGCGCAACCCCCACCGCCAAGCCATGATCCGCGCCCAACAACTCGCCTCCGGAGGCACGAAATGACCGATACCGCACGCGAGAAGGTCGCCGAAGCGCTGCGGGGGATTATCCACGAGTGGGCGGCGGGAATGCTTGACTGCGAAGACCTCGCCGATGCTGCCATCGCCGCTCACCTCGATGCCCTCAAGACCGACGGGTATGCGATCGTGAAGCTGCCCGCGCCTGCTTACGGTCCTGACCGAGAAGGGCGGTTCACCTGGAGGCCGAGCGTGAGCACCGTGACCGCCACTCCGAATGACGATGGCTCATGGTCAGTTCGGGATGAGGACTTCGATATGACACCGAGCGACGCGCAGGAGCTCGCCGCAACCTTACTTGCCGCTGCCGCAAAATCCGGGGTCCGACAATGATCCCCTTCCTCACCCACGCCGATAAGCGTGAAAAGCATCTCTGGGATACCGTCACCTACTCCGGCGATCAGAAGCTGGACATATGGGCACCGCAAGATCCTTGCAACGCCCCCGTGATGATGTTTGTTCCTGGAGGTGCTTGGTGCATCGGCTCGCGCAAGCATCAGGGCTACGCGCTGATGGATCGCCTAGTCAATGGCGGGTGGATCTGCGTCTCCATCGACTATCGCACAGCCCCGCACAACCGTTGGCCAGCACCGTTTGAAGACGTCCAGGCCGCATGGGCGTGGATCGAAGACACCATCCACGGATATGGCGGCGGGAACTTCACGGCGGTGGCCGGGGCGAGCGCTGGGGCTCATATGGCTTCCCTGCTGGCCCTGCGCGGCGAGTCCCCAACATCATTCGGTGCGGATGCCCTCGTCAGCCTCTACGGCGTGTACTCATGGGACTCAAAACGCCTTGATCATCTCCTGATCAACAAGTTCGTCGAGACGGTAGTGGTCGGCAACAATGATCCAGAAGTTCTCCGCGCGGCGTCCCCCATTCATCAGATTCACCGCAACGCCCCGTCGACACTGATTGTCCACGGGGATAGGGACTTCATCACCCCGGAGTCCGGCGCGAAGGCTTTCTACAACAAACTCTCCAAGACCTCTGATTCACCGACCTTCTATCACAAGGTCAAAGGTGGCCATCACGCCTTCGATCTCATCGACTCGAAACAGACTGATGAAGCGGTGGATGTCATAGCGGGATTCCTGAACGCAACACGGCGGAAGGCTGAGGCGGCGTGAACATCGTACTGCTTATCGTCGCAGCCTTCGCGGCACTACTCCCCATTGAGGTATGCATCATCCCCACCGTCCAGTCCGCCGCCGAGAAGTGGGCGTACGACAAGGACTTCCGGCTATGAAGTGGACGCCGGAACACGATGCAGTAATCGCCCGCAAGGATCTTTCCCACGCGGAAGCCGCCGAGATTCTGGGGCGCACCTATCACTCCGTCAGGGGCCGCAGGGCTCTCACCCGAGATGGTCGACGGTGTGAACTCCCAGGCTGCGAACGTCCCCACTCCGCGAAGGGTCTGTGCCAGTTCCACCGGGGCAGGCAAAGAAAGGGCCGGAAGCTCGACGCTCCGTGGGGTGACGGCCGGGGGATGAAAGGCTACTTCGACTGGGCTGCGTGTGGCACGCCGGCCCAGTATCGCAAGCACTATCGGTACAACATTCCGATGTGTGACGAATGCCGTCGGGCGGAGAGCCTGCGCACCAGTCGATACTCGGACGTCAATCAGGGAAACCCTCCCCGGCGATGGACGCCTGATGAGGATGTTGTAGTCAGTAGTAATGGCGTCAATGATGCAGCGAAACTGCTGGGGCGGTCCGTCAACAGCGTCAAGCATCGCCGGGCGGTGCTCAAAAAACTTGCACAAATACAATCTCAAAGTTTGATCGGGAACAAGGTTCCTAATGCTAAACTAGAGACAGCGGCTTAGCCCGCCACATTCTACCCTTCGGGGTTTACAAAATAATTACCTCCAGTCCACTATGTGTGGACACCTGCGCGACGTGCAAATGTAGCCGACTGCGCGGTGAGCCTGCCAGGGGCGGAAACACTGGCAAAACGTGACGGGTAAGGGTTCACAGGGGCTGCCTTTTGGCAGCCGCCCATCAGGCTATGCCTGGTCGTTAGCTTAATCGCGCGTAGACCCATCTTCGGATGGAGGATTAAAACCTTTACTCACATATCTTGCAGAAATATGGCGGATCTTTCCGCTACACCGTCCTTGGGTGAGCTTGGACGATAACTGCAAGGTAGGGGCGTCAGAACAAGGTCTGAATACTCCGGTTCAACTCCGGGGCGCCCCACTATCGCAAGGAGTATGAGCCGGCCCAGCGGGATGACGGACTCCTCTTTGCGATTCGCATAAATCAAAAGAGGAGGTCGCCATGTTGTCACGCCTTGATGGTCACCAGAAAGCCCTTCTAGCCGCGTATTACATTTTGGCCGACGCGGAGCCGCCTACCAAAAACGAACTTCACCTGACGCTGAACCCTCGGGCCAGTCTTGCAAACCAGGGGGAACTGGTTGTCGCCCTGCGGGGCGCTGAGCAGTTTGTCTCCAACCTCACCAGAGGGCTGTTTGAGCTGTCCAAGGCCTCGAAGAAGTACACCCCAGTAGTGAAGGACCGCCACCGCCGGGGGACCGGCCTTCCCACCCAGCGAAAGGTGCGCGTGCGATGAGCGCAATGGAAATCACCATCAAGCACGAAGATGATGGCGGGGACCTCGACGAATGAGAGAGCGAATTGCGCATTGCACCGTTTGTGAGCAGCGGGTTTTGACCGAATGGAGTGGCGGTGAATGGCGATACGTCCAGCACTGCCTACAGGTGCCCACCGGGTTGGCCGTGAGGGGCGATTCCGTGGTCGGGGTAGCGGTTAAAAACTCAGAATGCCTAGCCAGCGGGCGGAAACTGCCGCCCGGAGTATTTGCTATATCCGTTCCGTTTGATCCCGAGTACGACGACCCAATGGGTGCGGGCTGGATCATTAGCGATGAGTACTGGGGTTGAGCCGTGAACCAGGTCGACATCGCCGCCGCGATCCTCTACAACGCCTTCCACTCCGAGGGCTACGGGAGGGATTGGAATAGCGCACCAGCCAAACAGCACTGGCGAGACGCGGCATTCGCGCTAATTGAAGCAATTAAGCAGGGAACGGTATGACCAAAGCGCCGCCCGTGACTCAGTCGACGACGTTCGCCAACAACATGACTTTGCCGATTCACCGGTGGTTCCGCTACTCAGCAGGCTTCTCCGCAGGTTGGGCAGAATCCGTCATCAGGGAGTTCGGCGCAAGACGAGTGCTTGATCCTTTCGGGGGTTCCGGTACAACGGTTCTGGCAGCTCAGAGCGCAGGGGCCGAAGGATTTGGAGTCGACGTCCACCCGTTCGTCGCTCGGGCCGCCAAGGCGAAACTGCAATGGACTGAGGACCCTACGTCGCTTCGCGAGCGTTCGGACAGGGTGATTAAAGCTGCTCTTGCAGGGCACGCATCTGACATCGAGACGTCGGACGTCTCCAGCCTGACACGAAAAGTCTTTCCCGACGGACCCCTTCGGACGCTCTTGGCGCTCCGCTACGCCACCGAGCACGTCTGGGAGGGCGACAATATAGACGAATTACTATGGCTTGCTTTGGTTGGGATACTTCGGCGTTGCTCGCCAGTTGGCACTGCCCAGTGGCAGTATGTTCTTCCAAACAAGACCAAATCCAAAGTGTCGGAGCCAATCGAGGCTTATCGCCAGCAGATAGAAATGATGGCGACAGATATGGAAAGCCGCCGCGCCTCTCTTCCCAACCCAGCTTCTACAGCGTTCTCCGAATCCGACATCCGATCAACCGACGCGGTGCCGGACAGCTGGGCTGACTTAATCGTAACGTCACCCCCTTACGCCAACAATTTCGATTATGCGGACGCAACTCGGCTAGAAATGACATTCATGGGCGAGGTGGCCGGCTGGGGCGACTTAAAACCTCTACGCAATAAGCTCATTCGATCCTGCTCGCAGCAGATGGTTAAATATGACGCAACCGAAGTCCTCGAAAGTGCGGTCGAGCTTGAACCATTCCGAGACGAGATCAAGAAGACGTATTCTGAATTGGATGAGGTCCGCCTAACTAAAGGTGGACGCAAGGCATACCACAGTATGATCGTGGCATATTTTCATGACCTGGGAAAGACTTGGAATCAATTGCGCAAAATGACTTCGGACGGAGCTAACGTCTGCTTCGTAGTTGGCGATTCTGCACCGTATGGCGTTCATGTCCCAGTCGATCGGTGGCTTGGCGAACAAGCATTGGCCGCAGGCTTCCAAGATTATGAGTTTGAAAAGGTCCGAGACCGAAACATCAAATGGGAGAATAGAAAACATCGCGTTCCCCTCCATGAGGGTCGACTTTGGGTGCGAGGATAAAAGATGGCTGGTGCACCTGGCCACTTGCTTGGCCAATACATTGGGAATGCGTTGGAAGCGGCGATTGAGCCGCTTCTCCGCGAACTCGCGAGGAAACACGACCTCTACGAGTACGACAGCGACCACTGCGCCCGGTGCGGAATGCCAAAAGGTGGCTGGAGACAATGAAAGCCTCCAACATCATGGCCGCACGAGCTGAGGGTGTGGATTTCCTCAAGCAAGTAGATCTAGACCTCAAACTCGCCGCAGGAATGTCCGACATGTCCCGCGCGAGCGAGTTGTTGGACCTACGCGCCGACGTGTGCAAAACCCTCAAGCGGGTGGGCTTCCGCGCCTGGCCACCACCGCTGGACAAGAACGAATCGAGAATGTTGTGAGCGACCACGCTACACGCAATGATGTGCGACAAATATTCAATAGCATCGCGGGCGGCATGCCGGGAATCCCGTTGTCCCAAGACGACGAACGCGATGCCCTTCTACGCAATGCGCGGGAGAGCTTGGCGGTGGCCCGCTCCACCGTAATCGACCACCTCACGTCGCCCAATGACATCTACGCAAAGATCTCCATCCTGCAGGATCTGGACAGCGTGGACGACAGCCTCCGGCGCGCCCAGTGAACTGGGGTCTTATCCGCAGTCTCGTCATCCTGGCGCTTTCATTGACCCTCGGCATTTACTTCCCGGATATTGCGCCGATTGTCATGACCACTGCTCTCGTCGGCGCGGTCATGCTCGGATGGCATCTTGCACAGCTGAGTGAACGATGAAGCTCCTGGGAGTATTGTTCGGCACTGGCCTTGCGGTAGGTGCAGGCGCGGCGTATCTCCAACTTCCCTTTATCGTAGCGGTATTCATCTACCTCTATTTGACTGTCAATTTCTGCGCATTGAGGTTTTCATGACCGAAGTACGAATCCGCCACGAATACGAAACCGTCGGCGCAGTCCTTGGCGATGTTCCTTTCGGAGATGTGGGCGACGTGATTCAATCCCTGAGTTCCTGGGGATTGAATCACGTCGCAGACAACGGTGCGGAATATGTAGACAAGAGTAGTCTAAGCGGTGAATATGTCTACGATTCAGTTCGCGATGTTGCATATTTCGAGATCGTCATCTCTGACTAGCTTCACCATATAGGGCCAGCGGTCACCTTCCCGCGGTTTGACGGTTCGATGCGCCGAAGAAGTCCGAAATGCATCTGCCAAAAGATCCCCCGCCGACATCACCATCGGCGGGGGATCTTTTTCATGCCTTATTGGAGGAATTGTGAAATCAGATCTAGAACCACCACTTCGCTTCGCCATTGGATATGCGACGAGTTCTCTTGACTATCTCGGCCGCATGGAACCCAGTCACAACCTCGAAAAGGCGATGAAGCACTTTACCAAGGCCATCGCGGCGATTAGGGCTTACGCCGATGAGCAGGGTGTGACGATTCGCCCCTCAATGAAGACCTAGGACGTTCATGATTGAATTCGGCGGATCTGCGACCATCCCGACTGGCCAGTACCGAAACGTGCAACCCGTTTTTACCGTGCAGGCCGAGACGCTAGAAGAGGCCCGCGCCCTGTGGCTCAAGGAGATGCGGATCACCCACGAGATGCTCGGGCAGACGCTTGAGCTGCGCGATGAGGAGGCTGTTAAACCAGCGCCTGCTGGCCAGATTCTTCGTTGTCGCGTTAGTGGCACAGAGGTCATTTTCGACCCCGTAGCGCACACGTACCACGATCGCCAGGGCAATCGGTATACGGGCGGAAGTACATTCGCCAGTAGGTATAAGGAGCCGTTCCCCGCGAACGCGATCGCCAAGAAGATGGCCGATAAAGCTGGCGATGTCTCGGCGGATGAAATCCTCGCGATGTGGAAGCTCAATGCCGAGGCGTCCACCTCATTTGGGACCGGCGTGCATGCTGCCTTGCAGCTCTATGGAGAATACGTGGAGCTCTCCAAGAGGGTGAAGGCCGGCTCAGACGAGGCGGCACTGACGAAGAATCCGACCTTGCAGCCGATGGTCCTCAAGTTTTTCACGGACGCGAGAAAAGCTGAAACCGCGTATTACGAGGAATTCGTCGCCAACGAAGCCGAGTTAGCATGCGGTTTGATCGATCGACTGGTAGTAGAGCCGGACGGATTGATCATTGAGGATTATAAAACTAACGCAGATGTTAATAAACCCGAGAAGGTTTTGCCCCCATTCGCAGACAGGGTTCCCAATTCTGCGTTGGGGGTTTATTTCATCCAAATGGCCTATTATGCGAGAGTACTGCAATCGCATGGCAGAACGGTAAAAGAGGTGCGCGTCCATCATTGGGATGGGTCTGAATGGGTGACCTATCCACATCCTGTAGTGGACCTGTCCGAGGTGTTTAGTGTCTGAATGCGAGACATGTGGCGCCGCGATCAAACGGCGCGGGAAGCGCTGGTGTGATGATAAATGCCGCAAGAAACGGCCATGCGAGCGTCCGGGGTGTCTAAAACCCACCTACGGCGGTCGGGTATGTCCGATGCATCAAAAGCGCATGGAAGCGTGGGGCAGCTACGACGTTCGACCGCCTAAGCCATGCGCCCTTTGCGGTCGCGAATTTGTTCCGGTCAAAAAATTTGAGGGCTATTGCAGCGCCAAGTGCCGGAAGAAGGTTCGGAAGGCGTATAACGATTGGTACTTCTCCGACGAGGCGACGAAGGCCGAGCGCGCCTTACGCAGAAAGCTTAAGACAGGGATCGCGCCCGGCGCGGCGCGAATTATCGCGCCATATGATTATGCGTCCTTTATCGCCAACCTGAGATCCAAGGTAAGAGACTTGAACGTTTCTGCCGTGGAATTCACGGCAGCGGATCTCGAACTTCGAATGTCAATGTTCGGTTTAGCCTGTTGGTTATGCGGCGGCCCGTTTGAGCATATCGATCACGTGAAGCCGCTATCGCTGGGTGGACCCCACATGCTAAGCAACCTGCGTCCATCATGCCAGGAATGCAATGCGCGAAAGCATAATACCTGGCCCTACAGTGCCGTGCTTGAAAAATTTGCAGCCTGGTGGGATGTGGTCGATCGATGGAAGTCTGGTGATTGGACGACCAAAGACCGGAAAAGCAGAAATATGGACATGAGAAGTTTCTTGTTTGAATCTAGCGTCAATAAATGACCTATCACCCTAGAGAGTGGGGATGTGCACCATGACCGTCTCTGGTACTGATCTAAAAAACGAAGTAATTCGTATCGCCCAAGAGAATCCTGACTTCATCTACGACATCGGCGTGGGTGAGAAGTGCGTCTACGTCAAAGACGGTAAGGGCTCGTGCCTCATCGGGCGCGCCTTGTTCAACCTCGGATTGATCGACGCCTCGTTCGAAAATTCGGATCGCAACGACGACGGTTTTGACTTCGTGGCGGAGACTCTTGACTTGGATATCGACCGGGAAACTCTCGACTTCCTAGAGCGTGTCCAACACCGTCAAGACCGTGGCTGGACATGGGGGAGTGCGGTGGATGACGCGCGGGTTCCTTTTTTGGAGCCTCTGTCATGATTGCCCAGGAGCTCTCCCTCGACCTGTCTGCCCATGAGTTCACCATCCCCTGTGGATGCAAGGGCTGCGACAAAACGGCCGTTTGGATGACTCGTGGCGAGCACTCCATTTTTGGCTGCCCTGGGGTTGGAGCTCTTTGTGAACAGCACCGTCAAGAGACTCTTCACTTCCTTGGTAGCCGAGCCGGTGAGACATGGAAGTGCAAGTGCGGGAGTCCGCGGACGTTCTCGCCGGCTGAGTTTTCGTTTCTTGCTTTGTGAGGGTTGATGAGTCTTTCAAAACCGGCCGAAGAGCCGGTGGTATTAGACGAGCTTCGAACGCCACTGCAGATTGTCAATCGAATGAACTGGGTGCTTTTCTATTTACGAAAATCGACCCACGCCATAGATGAGCTGCGCAACACCTACGTCGACGCTAAGGATGCCTATTCCAAGGCATCGAAGATCACCCAGATAAGCCTGGCTGGCCAGGGGGCGAAAGAGGATCGAGAGAACCGCGCTCAGGTGGAGAACTGGGAGTTATACGACGCCATGCAAACGGCCGAGAAGGCACTCGCCTACGCCAAGGAAAAGCGGAAGGACCTCGAAGTCGAGCTCAGCGCTATTCAGAGTGAAACCAAGTTGGTCATAGCGGAAATGCAACTAGCGGGCAGGGGGGCGCCGTGAGTGAACAGTGGCTACCCGTAGTCGGCTATGAGGGTTTTTACGAAGTGAGCGACATGGGCCGCGTCCGGTCGCTTGACCGAGCGACGCCAATGAAAACCGCGACCGGAAAGATGACGATGCGCCGAGTGGCTGGGCGCATTCTAAAGCCCGGAACGGCCGGCCGAGGGTATCCATACGTCAACTTAATGCGAGAACATAAGCGGCAGAAAACTAGAGATGTTCACAGGCTGGTCCTGGAAGCGTTCGTCGGCCCGAAGCCCGATGGGTTGGTGACTCGCCACCTGAATGGGGACAGGCTTGACAACCGGCTCGAAAATCTGGCTTATGGCACTTATTCCGAGAATATGGCGGATAACCTGCGTCACGGAACGCATTCAATGCTAAGTAAAACCCATTGCATCAGAGGGCATGAGCTAATTCCAGAGAATTGCTACCCTCGGGGCCTAGCCCTCGGAAAAAGGGACTGCATGCTGTGCTGCAAAATTAGAAACGATGCCATTACAGAGAGGCGTCGGGCACTGAGGGAGTCGAAGGATGGCATCTGACCTCCGCACTCTCGTCTCTAACGCCATCTGGTCGGCATTGGAGGAATCGCCCGGTGTCCACGCCGATAAATCAAACAACACCATCCATACATGGTTTGAGCGTGAAAACATGGATATGAACACCATCTCGGACAATGTTCTTGATGAGTTGGGTATGGCGTTGTTTGATGAACATCCCGAACTATCCAGCGTGTTGTGGCGTTGACGGGATTCTCGCCGAAAGTTCGCGAACTAGCGTTAGAAAGAAGCGGCGGAATCTGCGAATGTTGCGCCGCGGCACCCGTCCAGCAGCTACACCATCGTAGAGCTCGCGGCGCTGGCGGCTCGAAGCGGGCGGATACCAACGAGGTATCGAACCTTTTTGCGATATGCGAGCCGTGTCATCGCCATATCGAATCCCATCGCGCCGAGGCGCTCGTCAACGGTTGGCTAGTGCGTCAGGGTAAGAATCCGGCCGGGACTGAAATCTTATACCGAAAGACAGACTGGGCGTTCTTAAACCCGGACGGCTCGATAATTTTCCTATAGGAGTTCCAATGTGGGCTGTCGCATTCGCCTTGGCATTCTGCGCTCTATTGAGCATTCTGTACGACATCTACGCCCATGAATCCCGTCAGGTCAAATGGGAGAAGGAACACCCCGGCCAGGAATACGTTCGGAATTACCGAAAGCTGACAAGGCAATGAATAAAGCAATTCGGCGCAGTATGTATCGGGAATCGCGCGGTTTTCACGCCATCGTGGCCTACCACCCCAAGCACGAGTCGAATGTAGGGACGTTGTGGAGGTCGGCATTCCTGTACGACGCAGCTTTCGTCGGCACAGTGGGGCGGCGGTATGTCCACCAAGCCTCAGATACACCGAAGACCCCTCAGCAGATCCCGCTGGTGCACTACGCCGACATTGATGATCTGAAAGAACACCTGCCGGACGGAACACCACTGGTGGGTGTGGAGCTCGCGGACAATTCCATACCGCTCTCCAAGTTCTGCCATCCGAGGAACGCGGTCTATCTCATGGGCGCCGAGGACCGTGGGTTGCCTCAACATGTTTTGGATAAATGTCATCACATTGTCCAGATCGAATCGCCCAAGCCGTGGTCGATGAACGTCGCCACCGCGGGTTCCATTCTTCTTCGCGATAGATATCTCAAGGGTTTGTCATGACTGATGTTCTATCAGATCCCGTTGCGGATCTTGAAGCGCATTTCGAGTTGGAAATCCCGTGCGGCGGGAACTCGTGGCCGAAGCGCCAGCAATGCCCCAAAAGCGCCGCCGCAGTGGTCGGCAAGGTTCACACGAGTTGTGGATTACTCCCGACAAGCTACAAATGCATCGATTGCTACGCCACATGGCTACTCGCCTGCGCTGGAGAGCTGGACCCTGTTTGTCGCACCTGCAGACTGAGAATGCCTGCCGGCATGTGGTATCGAGCGCTTTGAACACGTCAAAGAAGCGCGACCTCCGTGCATGGGCGTTACACGCTTTCGGAAATGGAAATGTCGCACCATGTGCCGGATGCGGGCGACTGCTCAACTTTGATATGGCCACGCTAGATAGATTCCCCATTCCGGGGAAATTCGGCGGGACCTACCACAAAGAAAATTGTCGAATAATGTGCGGCCCCTGTAATTGGAGCCACGTGGACGAGCCCACCGACTGGATTGAATGCACATCATTGACCCATAGACCTTTTGCAGGATTGATGACTTGACTGAAGCTAAGCCGCGCCGCTGCGTGGATTGTCTGGCCGAGGGACTGGAAAACAAACGCCCCGCTGATTATCCGGGTCCAAGATGTTGGTCGCACAATAACGCCAAGAAAAAGCAACGCAAAGCCGCGGCACGCGCACGTCGGTGGGAGAACGTCTACTCCATCACCGCAGAGCAGTATCAGGCCATATATGAGGCTCAGGGCTGCAAATGCGCCATCTGCCAGAGAAGCACTGGGGCTTCAAAATTTTTGAGTGTCGATCACGATCACGCCTGTTGCCCAGGTCCGGTTTCTTGCGGTCGCTGCGTGCGCTCCATACTTTGCAGCCCCTGCAATGTATTCCTTGGCTGGATTCGAGATGACGTAGAGGCCGCCAAGAGGCTTGTTGAATACTTGAGTGGCAATGCGCCAGGACGTAAGGTTCTAGATAATTGGAATGTTCTGTAGATGGATGCACCAACCGGCAGAAATATGTAGAAACCGGCTGGTGCCAGACCCATTATCACCGTTGGTGGCGGACGGGAACGCTTGAAATATTGCCGAAACCCGTTCGGGATGATCTCACCTACCGGGGCGCGCATGCGCGAGTTAACAATTTCTACGGACCCGCCAAAGAGTGGCCATGCATCGACTGTGGGGAATTGGCTAATGAGTGGGCGTACGACAGCACCGACCCCACTGAGCGAGATGACGTAGCTCGTCAGAACGGGAAAGACTATCCCGTCAAATACTCGGTTTGGCCAGAATTCTATATGCCCATGTGTTTTGGATGCCATCGCCTCCATGACAGAAGCGCATGGGCCGAGCGTCGTACGCACTGCATAAACGGTCACGAGATGACGCCGGAGAACACTTACACGCGACCATCACGACCCGGAACGCGGGAGTGTCGGACATGCAAGGCCAATGAAGGGCGCGAGCGGTATCTGCGCAAGAAGGCCCTCAAAAACAATTGGAGCGACTGAGTGCTTTCTTCCGATGGGGCCTGCAAGAACCTTCCCGAACATATGAAGCAATGGTTTTTCGGCAAGAACTACGGCAAGGCGAAAAAGATCTGCAAATCCTGCCCAATCACCGATGAATGCCTAGCCGAAACCCTTCGTCAAGAGACGCCCGGTGAACGCCGGTACGGCACGGCAGGGGCGATGACCGCCAACGAGAGAACGAAAAGGTACGGATGATCCACAAGCCCGGCACACAGTCCGGCATTAGTTATCACCGCCGCCGCTTTGAGCGGCTATGTGAGGAATGTCGGGTTTTCCACAACAACACCCAGCGGGAGCTTTACCACAAGTCCGGGAAGTTCAAGCGGACCTGCAAGAAGGGGCATGAGCTCATCGTGCAGGTGGGCAGCAAGCGCCAGTGCATGGAGTGCCACGAGTTCGATTACTCCAAGTGCGGGACCACCGCGGGGGAGTCCCAGCATCGCCGCAAGGGCGTGGAGCCGTGCGCGCCGTGCCGTCGGGCGAAGCTGGACTACGACCGGAGCCGCAAGAAGCCGAAGACACACTGCAAGTGTGGCCTGCGATATGAGCATTTCGATTCGATCGGCCGGCCGTACTGCCCAGATTGCAGGAGCAGTTACACCCTGGAGCGCCAGCGTAAATCGCGCCTGTACCTGATCGAGGAGCGCGACAGTCTCCGGATGCTCGGATTCTCCGATAGGGAGATTGCGTCTCGATTGGGGATTGACATTGATCGCATTAAGGAGGCGGCGTGAAACCTGCATGCAAGGGAATTGGCGACGCCATCTTCTTCTCAGATGATCAGGCGGAGGAAGCGCAGGCCCTGGCCATCTGCGCTACATGCCCAATGATCGAGAAGTGCCGCGATAAGACGATGAGCATTGAAAAGGGCACCCCCAGAGAATATCGCTTTGGAGTCTTTGGCGGGCTGACCCCCGATCAAAGGGCAGACCTGGATGGTGTGGCATGAACTCGTACGAAATTCGCAATGCCATCAATACTCTGCGGCGGCTCTTCCCCGGCGACGATGATCGATTGACAGACCTTCAACAGAAGCTTGATGAAGTTGAACAGCTAGAACGCTGGAAAGACGCCGAGCTGCGCTACAAGAACTATGTCCAGTCCTGGCTTGACGCCGAGAAGGAATGGAACGATCAGCAGTGGAAACTCGCCCACCAATTAGAGTATAGGGCAGCCAAGGCCGGTTGGTTAAGGATGCGCGAGCTATCCCCGCGCCTGGATGGCGCGGCGGAGTTTGAACAACTTGGACACGGGCTGCAGAACCGCTACGCCCAGTTCGCGCGGGCCGTTCTTGAGGATGTCGGATTATTCGATTACGGCGCATGGACCTATGAAGATCCGGGGGATTGAGATTGCTCATCGTTGTCATATCAGCGTATCTACTTGTCGGATTGTTGGTAAGTAGGTGGTGCTATAGGTCGGGAGCGGCGCGCCGGATCGCCAGCGCCGTTGAAGATCAGCCTTTTTCCCCAGGGTTTATTTCATCCTGGTATATCCCGCTATGGCTGCCCTTCATTGTCTGGGGCCTGCTTCTGCGGCTCGCCCAGTGGTTCTATGGTCGGGAGTCTCGTTGAATCGCTGTGACCGGTGCGGAGCCGCCGCCAAAGAAGTATGGGAGCTCGAAACCGAGCCATTTTCTTCATTGAGATTGTTCCTCTGTGGCCATCACGCCAATGACCATCGTTCAGCTCTGCGTCAACAGGGCTGGGTGAATACGGAGGTGGTGAAGTGATTCGCGAGACGAAGACCTACAAGTTCACCTGTGACAAGATGCGCTACACCGACGAGTCCCGGAATCTCGTAGAGCTTTGCGACGGTGTTGGCTTTTACGGTGGGGTGGACGAATACGCCGCCTGCCAGCAGGCTGAGGATAACGGCTGGCATATCGATGGCCATTGGACGAATGATCGCATTTACGTGACATGTCCGTATGCCAACCATCCAATGTGGGATGGGTCGGACTGGCCAGCCGCGGAGGTGGTTAAGTGAGCCTATTCACCTATGGCCCCTTCGTCCCGTTCTTCGCATGGCGCCCGGTCGATACACGTGATGCAGGGTGGGTATGGCTGCGGCGAATTAGCCGTCGGCGCTGCTACGTGGACGAAGGTCCGGCCGGACCCTTCTGGGATTACTACAGGCACGAACCTCGGACGGAAAGAGTGTTTAATGCCCGCGATGAGGAAGCTATCCAGCTTCTGAAGACCGATCCAGACAAGTTCTTTCAGCAACATCGGAGTCCATGGAGGACCTATGATTGATTATTCCGGCAATCGCTTCAGGGGTGGCGCTAAGGAATTCCTCGTCGCGGCTCCCATCTTTCGGCAATTAGCTTGGCAGATGGAGTTGAATGCCGCAACCGATGATATGAGGCTGCTCTACTGGTATCACGATCGGCATCCGGGGTGGCTGGTTGCTGGCTGAACGCTGCCGATCCGGCTCACGGTGCGTGGCCGCCACCTCCGACGGCGCGGCCATCACCACATCACCTCTCTGCTTCAGATGTGTTGAGGATATGCAGGCCAAGCTAGATGAGCTGCCGAAGATCCTGCACTGCGTCCCCCTCTACAAAGGGGGATTGAGGGGTCAGACGGGCGAAGCCAAGGTTGCAGGCGGCTCGGATTCGCCCCCCTGTCCGCTCAACGTTGCGGCAGTGGACCTAGAGGACTCGATCAGAAACATCCTCGCCAATGTCGACACGCGAGTAGCTGACCTCATCCACCAGGAGAACGGTGTCGAGTGGGCGTTTGAGGTCAGACGTGTCTATGGGGCGGCCGATCGCATAATCGGGATATCGAGGCATTGGAGCCGCCGCCATGCACCCTGCCCAGAGTGCTCTCAAAGGTCACTCGGTTCGTGGTCCGGTGAGTCTTCGGTCACTTGTTCCTCGTGTGGCCATTCCATGTCTCTAGACGAATACGCAGCGGGGTGTCTTATCCAATGATCCGTAAATTCATCGACGACCCGGCGCGAAAACCCGGTCGTGAGCGACAGGGGGGCGCTCTGCTTCGATCTCGCACATTGCCGCGTAAAGAATGACAAGCAGTAAGGTAGTGAAGCGGGCGTTCAGGTACCGCTTCTATCCATCCCCCGGGCAGGCCGCAGCGCTATCCCGCACGTTCGGGTGCGTCCGCTTTGTTTGGAATAAGGCGCTCGATGAACGAACGCGGGCGTACGCCACAGAATCCAGAAGGACCACCTACGTGCAAGCGGCCGCTGCGCTAACCGGCTGGAAGAAGACCGACGAACTAGCGTTCCTCAATGAGGTATCGAGCGTTCCGCTCCAGCAAACGCTGCGCCATCAGCAAACGGCTTTCTCGAACTTCTTCGCCAAGCGCGCCCGCTACCCGAAGTTCAAATCCCGGAAAAAGTCGCGAGCATCCGCTGAATACACCAAGTCGGCATTCACTTGGCGCAACGGACAGTTAACCTTGGCCAAGATGTCCGCGCCACTAGACATCCGCTGGTCGCGCCCACTGCCGGATGGCGCCAGCCCGTCGACGGTCACGGTGTCTCGCGATAGCGCGGGCCGCTGGCACGTGTCGATACTGGTCGAGGACACGGTCACGGCCCTGCCTAGGGCTACGGAAATCGTCGGCGTGGATGTTGGCCTGGAGACGCTTGCCACCCTCTCCACTGGGGAGAAGATTGCCAACCCTCGTCACGAACGCGCCAATCGGCGCAAGCTGGCGAAAGCTCAACGTGCTTTATCCCGCAAGGAAAGGGGCTCGAATAACCGAGAGAAGGCGCGCCACAAAGTGGCCCGCCTTCACGCGCGAGTCACCGACCGGCGCACCGACTTCCTGCATAAACTGTCCACAAGGTTAATTCGCGAGAACCAAGCAATTGCCATTGAGGACCTCACGGTGCGCAACATGATCGCCAATCACTCGCTCGCCCGAGCGATCTCGGATGCCAGTTGGCGACAACTTCGCACCATGCTCGAATACAAGGCCGACTGGTACGGTCGCGACATCCTGCTCGTGGATCGATGGTTCCCGTCGACCAGGCTGTGTTCCGATTGTGGAGCACTGCACGAGCATCTGCCGCTAAATATCCGCGAATGGACCTGTCGGTGCGGCGTGGTCCACGACAGAGATGTGAACGCAGCTAAAAATATTCTCGCTGCCGGGCTGGCAGAGAGTTAAAACGCCCGTGGAGTCGGCGTAAGACCACAAAGGAGTTTTCCTAGTGGCGGCTGGCGACGAAGCAGGAATCCCCGCACCTTCGGGACGGGGGGAGCCAACGACTGGTTGCGCTATCTGCGCACATGGCATTTGTAAAAAACAACAAGGAGTAAATATGAGCTTGAGCAATCCTTCGGTCGGCGAGAGCCCCGTTAAGACCCGCTTCCGCATCAAGGCGAATGCTGGTCAGGTCGTCCATTGGAATAAAGCCGCCAACCAGGAGGTCGTGCATGACCTTCCCTTTCGGGGGATCGTGCTCGATGTCCTAAATACTGTGGGCGGGTGGAGTGACGCCCACCAGTCCGGGATCTGGGCCAATGAAGTCAGGACCAACAATGACGTCCTGCGAGTGCGCACAAAGGCTGGCCCCCTGATTGAAGGCCCGTACAACGAAATCAAGGATGCTCTCCGCGGCAAGGGGGGTAAGTTCGCAAATTCGCTGTATCTGGCCTACCGCGATGGTGACGAGTGGGCGCTGGGCAACCTGAACCTGGTCGGCGCGTCCCTGTCCGCCTTCTTTGATTACCGGCAGAATGTCCGACTGGATTCCGATCCGGGTATCGCGATCACGGGATTCGAGGCGAAGACCAAGGGCGCGACGAAGTATTTTGCACCCATCTTCGAGCGACTGAAGGTCTCGGAGGATTCCCTTGCTGCGGCCGTCGAGCTCGACAAGGTTCTGCAGGAGTACCTGGATGGCTCCCTGAAGGCTCGCGCAGAGGCCATTGAGCAGGAGCAGCGGCAGGAAGATCCGTGGGCGAACGCCAGTCAGTCGTCTCTTAGCCCTTCGTTCGACGCCGCCCCCCCGTTTTGATGACTTAAAGCTGACCGCAACCGGCTGTGAGTGCCAGAGCGAAAGCTTGAAGCCAATGTCGGACCAAAGTGGATGAGTTGACGAAAGCTCGGACTTAGGCATCGCCCCAGTACGCATCGCCAGAATTTTGGCAGATCGTACTGGGGCAATGCTCGGGCCATGGGGGTAGATTGAAAAAGCTTTGCGCCTGGCGGGATTGCCATAAGCCGGCCAATAAGGGCAATTTATGCGCCATGCATTCCGCAAGAAAGTATAAGGGTCAAGATATGGATGCCCCGTGCGGCGCCATTCGCGCCCCCAGGGCTAAGCGCCCCGTGGAGGATCGACTCTGGGAAAAGGTAGATCGCAAAACCGATGCGGAGTGCTGGCGCTGGCTAGCATCGCTAAATAAAGCAGGATACGGGCAATTCAACATCGACAATAAAATGAAGAGGTCACATAGGGTTACGTACGAGCTACTCCGGGGTCCGATTCCCGAGGGCCTCGTATTGGATCATCTATGCCGTAACCGATGGTGCGTTAACCCGTGGCATATGGAGGCGATCACCAATGTGGAGAATGTCCGTCGCGGGGCTCATTTTTGGGACCCGGAGAAGTGCCCGCGCGGGCACGAATATACCGATGAGAACACAGCGTCCGACCGCCATGGCTATCGAGTTTGTCTAACCTGTCGACGCATGCTCGCGCGTGAAAGATATCGTAGAAATCGGACGGGGCCGCTACGTGAGCGCTCAACTTGCATCCATTGCGGCAGGGATGTAGCCATCAGCCCACATTCGCGACAGTTCTCCTGGCACATGGCAGCGCAGGGCGGATGCCTATTTGGCTGCTGCGGTATCAGCGACCGATGCCGAGGGGCGTTGCGGACGGCCGAAGAGTGCGGCCAAGGATCACCAGAAATAGAGGGTGAATGAAGCTCTTTTCTACCTGCCAAAGCTGTGGCGAGATCATGACCCCGACATACGTGGGCCAGGAGTCTCATCCGACCTGCCCCCAGACGGAGGCGGAGAAGCTGGCGCGGCAGTTCATCGACGCTATCCAGCGAGAGGATATGGCCGAGGCGGATCGGCTAGAGAAGGTTATCAACCGGCCGAAAACCCCCTCCCTGGGGTCGATGGCCATGTGGTACGCCAAGGCCGCCAAATGGCACATCTTCCCACTTTGGCCGAATAGTAAGAGGCCCGCCACTAGGCATGGGCTAAAGGATGCGAGCAACGATCCCGCTCAAATCGCCAAATGGTGGTCGGAAGACGGTGATTACAACATTGCGGGCGTCAGCGGTATCCACTGGGATGTCGTGGATATTGATGGACCCGAGGGCTTCGCGAGTTTGAGAGAACTCGGTGACGACGTCCTGCCCGAGGTGCATGGCCGTTCCAACACAAGACGTGGACAGCATCTTTTCGTTCTACCAACGGGTGACGGTAACCGCGCCGGAGTGCGAAAGGGTATCGATTACCGCGGCCGTCAAGGATACTGCTTGCTTCCGGGGTCACGTATCGATCTTCATCGCTGGTCCTGGGCGGTGCCGCCGTCGCCCGCAATCATGGGGAAAGGTTAGGTCATGGAGTATTTCGCAATATTTCGGACGTTTTTTCTCTTCTTTATTGTCATGGCCTTGTACGCCATCTCCAGACAGCTGGATCAGATCATTCAGTTGATGCAGTGACGACCCCTTCGTATATCGCACATCAGGCACGCCAACTCTGCTCAGAATCCGATGAACACCACGACAAAGTCTGGTTTTGCATGACGTGCAAGATGCTGGAGCAGAGATTGATGCCGATAAGCGATGTTTTGAAGGATCTTCTGGGAGAGGCGGATCTGACCGTCGAATACCGCAGAGAGTGGTGAGCATGGGCCTCCGCAACACTCTCCTCGGCCTGCCATACCCACTCTGGACATTGTTCTCATGTAAGCCCTTCTCGCCTTGGTGCCTTGTAGATGACGTTCTGCATTGGGCTTATCCGATGACGTTCGGATTCACTTCCGAGCAGGTTTCATTTTATCCACTAGATGAGCCGTGGTGCTGCCGTATGCATTCGGCGTCGGTGGATAGGTATTGGCGGCGCAGATATCCAGAGGATTTTGAATGATCACTATCGGCATTGTCAGCCTGCTATTACTTGCCGGAATCATATCCACCCGAGAAGATGGTTTTAGCATGTGCGCCACCTTCGCATTCTTCGCCGTCTTCCTCGGATGGATATTCGGCAGTAGTCTCAGCGAGACCTACCAATGGACCAAGCGGGATCTTGTCGCCATCGCCGATGGAACGGGCTTCCATGGGTACATCTCCCTATTCGGCGGGTCTATCGACTCCGACGCCCGGTACAGGTTCTACTGGCAGAACGGCGACCAGCTCATGCTGGAGAACGTCCAGGCGTCGGATGTCATCCTTACCGAGGATTCGCCGAAGCCATACTTTGAACACCTGGATGGATGCACGGCCAATAAAGTCATCTTCTGGCCAACGTCTTGGTGTCTCACCGATTCGAGATGCTAAGCATTATCGCATTCATGTCCCACCGGGATCGGTGACAAGAAAGATTGATCTGAACCTGAATGGCTAAAGCGATCATAGGAATCGCGGCGGTCTCTTACACCCTTTACCCCCATGGGGATGTGTCTAGCGAGAATATTCTCAGACTGTCATTTCTCATGGCCGTAGGGGTATTGCTTTTATTGGACGCCGCGATGAAACAGGAGAGTTATGACTGACCTTGAACTCTATGGACATTACCGAGGTTGGACAGATCCGCCGTTTCTGGATCTTTCATCAGATGATCGGCACCGATGGGCCGACCTCGCGGCGGCTGTCCAACGTTGGGGCGAGAAGCGATATGACGATGGATATCAAGACGGATGGAGCGCAGGGGAAGATGGCGACTGATCGCGTCAAGGTTGTACCAGTCTACTCCGCATGGGGTCGCATTCAGGGCTGGGCGGTGAACTACAGGAATACGGAACTGGCATTCCGCGCCAGTCGGCTTGATGCGTTGAACATTGGCGGGAAGTTCGCGCGAATTGCAAAACTCGCCCCACCAGGGGAGTCGCTTGAGACCTACTGGTGCTGGGCTTGGTCGGTCCGATGAGTGACTACTTCCCGCAGGGTTCGTTGAATTACGTATACGCGCCGGGTAGGCAATGGGGCAACTACGGGTCGACCGTCAACATCCGCGCCGAATATCCGCTGATCAACGTCGACTTCACGACGGACGGCAAAGTTATGGGTGTCGAGATCATGTTTGACGGAGACTCTGATGAGTGACTACGGATGCAGCGGATGTGAATCTCGCTGGGGAGGCCTTTCGACTGCGCATTGCGCAGCGCCCGGGTGCCACAAAACGTTCACCTGTCAATCCACTGCCGATAAGCATAGAGCCGGCTTCCATTCCACAGGTCGCTACTGCCTCGATCCCGAGACGGCGCTGAATGAGAATCCTGATTCGCCACACTTTGGCAAGAAGATCTTCAAACTCACTGATCGGAAATATCCATGCTGGGGACTTGCAGGTGAGGCACCTGAATTCTGGAAAGGATAGCAATGGGCTGCTTTGACGAAATCCAGACGACCGCTGTGCGCTGTCCGTTGTGTGGGGATCGCCTCGGATGGCAGTCAAAGGATGGCGGATGCGGGCTCCAGAAGATCACACCCCAACAGCTCATGCACGGCCGCGAGTCGGCCAAGTTTTACTCCGACTGCGAAAGATGCTCAATCTGGGTGGAGGTTTCCATCGACCGTCGCCACCCCACGCCGGTGGAGCAGTACATTCAGGCGCGGCGTGACCGCCTGGGGGTTGATATTGAGGATGACGAATGACGAACAAAATCCTCGTCGCTACGACGGATGAAGTTTCACCCCGAGATTTGAAGAGTGGGATCTACCGTATTTACTGGACCTCCGGCGGGGAGAGCCTCGCCGCCATTGGCGTCACGACGGACGGCGGGCGATGGTTGGCCCCGATAAATTGGGTCGCACCGTCGGACGATTTCACAGATTGGGATGAAATCGTATTACTGGAGCTCGTAGCGGAGTGACCGTCAATGAACCTTGAACACTTCATCTCCACCGCGGACTGGCAGAAACAAGCCTCTACAGAGGAACTGTTCGCCGGGTTCTGCGCGGAAATCCTCCGCTCCATAGGTAGCGAGGAATGGACCCAACCGCCGGGATGCGCATGCGAAGGCCCGGACGACCCCTACCACGCGTGGTGCAGTGCGTATAAGGAGCAGAGGACGTGAGCGAGCTGTGGATAGAACTCTTTTCTCGGGCATGACAGACGAAGAGCGCGAAACTGCCTTGTCCTACTGGACCTATTGGATCGGCCTTACGAAGGACGAGCGCAAGCAAGAGGCGCGAGCAATGGCTGAATACTCCGCCGAAGCAGACGACTGACACCACGCGAAATTAAGGGCACCCGAACGGAGTAAGTCATGAGCACCGAAAAGACATGGATGAGCGCCGACCAGTTCGGCGACGTGTTGGAGCTGTACGCGAGTTGCCGAGAGCTTTACGTGGAGCGTCAGCACCGCGAGCCGGATGCCTTATGTCGAAGAGGAGCCCACGCAGGGCGTGCTATGGCACGGCAACCCCGAGGGCGGCGGCCATAAGTCAAACGCTCGACTGGGCTAGGCGCGCCATTCCCCCAAATAAAATACTGACCGGAGGACAGGTTGGACTCTTTTCTCAGCCGCATTGACCCACCAAAACCTCCCCGACAGATCACCGGTCCAACAGTCCCCCCACCAGATGCCTATACAAAGAAAGCCCTTGAAGACGAGATTCAAGAGCTGGCCAATTTCGCATCGGGCGGCCGGAATAACCAACTCAACATCTCAGCACTGAAACTTGCCTCACTCCCTCTGGACAGGGATGATCTAAGAGATAAGTTGATCGACGCCTGCCACACCAATGGTCTGATACAGGATGACGGAATAGTCTCCGTTGAGAAGACTATCGACTCAGCATTCCGTAAAGCGGACTCTCAGCCGCCCAGGACGGTTTCAGAGCGCACGCCCAGGCTTTCTATCGTGGGCGGGGGGAACGGGGCTCCACGGGCTAATGACGCGGCAGGAATAGGGCATTCCGCGGAGATGGACAATCCCTTCGGGGATTTCCCGCCGATTGACGGCGCCAATTGGATGTTCGATGCCGACGACACCGTAGTTGAGCTCTGGGGCCAGGGCGATGAAATCCTGTGGGCCGAGGGCGAGGCGCTCCTCTTGGCCGGTGGCCAGGGTTTGGGAAAAAGCACGCTCGCCGGCCAGCTGGTTCGGGCGCAGTTGGGCCTTCAAACCACCGTCCTAGACCTCCCGGTGATGCCTGTGGGCAAGCCAATCCTCTATCTCGCGATGGACCGCCCCCGCCAACTGCGCCGCAGTATGCGCCGACAGTTCAACGAGGAGGAGCGGGCGGCGATCTCGGGTCGGCTCTTGATTCGCCCGGGGCCGCCCATCATGGACATGGCGATTGATCCCACGCTGCTCGCCAGGATGGCAGAGGCGGTGGGGGCCGGAGTCGTTTACGTCGACTCGCTCAAGGATGCGGCCGTGGGGCTCTCCACTGATGAGGTGGGCGCCATGTACAACAGGGCGCGTCAGGGCGTGTTGGCGCTCGGTATCAATTTATGTGAGCTACACCACGTGAAAAAAAGCCCAAGCACCGAAACCTCCAGCGGAGGGGTAGCGGACGTATACGGGTCGACGTGGCTCACCAGCGGCGCGGGGTCCATCATCACCCTCTCCGGAGAGCCGGGCGACCTAGAGGTTCGGTTCCGCCATGTGAAGTCCCCCGCTAATGAGGTGGGTCCGTGGAAGATCCACCTGGACCCGGACAAGGGCGCGTTCTCAGTCCGGCATATCGATCTACTGGTATCGGTAAAGAATGCTGGCGCCGAGGGACTATCCGCCGAGGACGCAGCGCGGGACATCTACGAATGCCGTCGACCCACCACGAGCGAGAAGAAGAAGGCTGAGCGCAGGCTGGACGGACTTGTTGCGAAGGGGCTGCTGCAGAAGGTTGAAGGCCGCGGAGGACCGGCGTGGTTCCTTATCGAGAAGCGGTTTGGGGAGCCCGTGCAGCAAGTATCAGGAGATCTATTTTGACCATGACCAAGGCTGAGGCCATTTCGCACATCTGGGGGCTGTCCATGCAGGTGGAGCAGGAATTCTGCTGCGGCGATGAAGAGCGCGCGGAACTGGATCGGGAAACTAGGGATGCCATCAATGCACTGTTGGAGAGCTGAGTGAAGATCGAAAGCCGCGGCACGCCGATACACGTGGCCCCGAGGCGGGGGCGCGGGATCACCATCCACCAGGGCTCCAGCAAAATCATGGTCAGCCCATCGGAGATCCCCGCGCTCATCCGCAGTATTCAGGAAGCCGCAGCCGCTAACTAGAGCTACATGAAGCCCACAAACGGGCAAGGAGAATAAGCATTTTGTCGCACCGCAAGCGTAAGCCCACCTGGAACGAGATGGGCAATGGCGATCCAGGAGCTATCCACATGCACTCCCTCTGGCTGGCATTCGCCAACGATGAGGACCTGAAACCGTTCTGGCTGCGACTTGTCGCCTTGGCCTATGGTAGTCAGGGGATGAATGGACACGCCCACTTTGGCAAGGGTGTGATCGCGAAGCGGTTTGATAAGTCATCCTCCGCCATCTGCAACGCAATAGCCCAGGCGGTCAACATCGGAATGCTGGATGCGGAGTCCAATAGCAGATGCTTGGTCGTTCCCAGGCTCTTCCGAGGCGGCGACGGCGGCATGCACGACCTGTGCCCCGAGCATTGGCAGACGACCGGACAAAAGCTAAAGCAAGGTTCAGGTCACTTCACTAATAGAGTGTAACTAGGTGCTCAACCTACACTTCTCCGATGAAGCCGACTTACTGAGCCGTGAAAATGCGCTCCACTGACCTGCAGAAACGCAAACTGCTATTTGATCTATCTCTTACTGGCCATTTCGGCCGTGATACGGCATCGCAAAAACGCCGCGGTAGAGCATCCAACCGAATCTAACCTTCCTCCGGCGCTTCCGCGCCGGGAGTGGGGGACCTTCTGAAACTGGGGATAAGTCCAGTTGGCGAGTGGCTCACCAACCCCCTGCCGGGGCTCAGGTGGGCAGGTCTCCATTCCGGCTATGCATGGCCACCGTCCGGCAGTAACTGTTTAGAAATATTTCTTATAGGAGCGCGGATGACCCATGCTCAAATCCCTGTCCAACACGATGGTGAAGAAATTCTTGTAGATGTCGGGATCGCCGAACTTCTCAACGAGCTTTGGTTGACCGGCTGCTCCACTGAATTCTCCTGCCAAGGCAGGCCAGAATGGGATGACGATACAGGATGTCAGTGCGACTCCTTCGCCTACATCGCTTTCGCAGATTTCACCGATGCTAAGCGGTTCCTCAATCTCCTATGGGATATCCCAGAACTGGATTGTCAGTTGGAGAAGTGGAACGACGGCGCGACTGCGGTGGTGAGATTTGATGGCGAGTTTATTGAAATCATTGTTGAATCAATGCGTCGGGAGGTTTTGTGAGTACGCAGATATTTTTGGGGGATTGCCGCGACATTCTTGCGGAGCTTGATGACTCAAGCGTTGATTCCATCGTTACCGATCCGCCCTATGAACTCGCTTTCATGGGCAAAAGGTGGGATGGCACGGGTATCGCTTTTGACGTGAAAATGTGGGGCGAGTGTCTTAGGGTGCTCAAGCCGGGTGGGCATCTGTTGGCCTTTGGCGGTTCGCGCACGTGGCATCGACTTGCCGCCGCGATTCGAGGACGCCGGATTTGAGATCCGCGACAGCATCGCCTGGCTGTATGGCAGCGGGTTCCCGAAGTCGATGGATGTCAGCAAGGCCATCGACAAGGCTGCGGGGGCTGAGCGTGGGCGATATGAGCGCCCCGCGTTCGGCGGCACGTTCTCTGACGACAATGGAACTACCTACGGCACAGCGCTTGACGACACTCCGGTCACCGAGTTTGCCAAGCAGTGGCAGGGCTGGGGCACGGCACTCAAGCCCGCATTTGAACCATTGGTATGCGCTCGAAAACCGTTGGCGGGAACCGTGGCCGCGAACGTGCTCGAATGCGGGACTGGCGCGCTCAATATCGACCGGTGCCGCATTGAATTGAACGGCGATTACAAGTCGAAGCCAAACGGCCGACCATCCCTGACCGGCCTCGGCGACAACTACAACCCAGAGTCCGCCAATAAGCCCGACACCCAGGGCCGCTGGCCGACGAACGTGGTGCTCGACTCGGTATCCGCTACGGAACTTGATGCGCAGACATTGAGCCTCAAGGGAGCTTCGAGGTTCTTCCCGGTGTTTAAGTACCAGGCAAAGGCGCCGACAAAAGAGCGTCCCAAGGTTGATGAAGTCTCCCATCCCACGGTAAAGCCACTGGAGTTAATTCGGTGGCTCGTCAGGCTTGTTACGCCACCGGGCGGAACGGTGCTGGACCCATTCGCGGGTTCGGGCACTGCCGCGGAGGCTTGCCAGCTCGAGCAGTTTTACGACGGCAAGCCGTTGGGGCCATTAACGTACAGGTTCCCCGGAGGGACTGCGGCGCAGCGAGACGAATATGGGCGTAAGCGATGCTTTGGCTGTGGAGAGTTTCTTCACGAAAGCGCGTTCGATAAGAATAATAACACAAAGGATGGCCTATCGCGCGACTGCAGGATCTGCAGGCGCGCTACTACATACAGCCTAACTCCCGAGGCGATTCGTAGCATGCTGACTGAGCAGGGTGGACGTTGCGCCATTTGCCCTCGTCCTATTGTAGACGATTTTCATGTCGATCACGATCATGCCTGCTGTCCGGAAAAGCGGGAGAGGGTGCGCTCTTGCGGCAAGTGCGTGCGAATGCTGTTATGCCGATATTGCAACCTGGGGCTCGGGGCCTTTATGGATAGCGAGGACTACCTGCTGGCTGCTGTAGCTTACCTGAACAAGTGCTCAAAAAGAGGATGAATAGGTGGATAAGCCAAAGATCACGCTTTACAGCGTCGACAATACGATTCGTAGCGCGATTCGTACCGCATTCGAGGGCGCCGGCTACGAATTGACGGAGCACACTGACGCCTCCAAGCCTGAGAGGGTCGATATCAACGAGGTTCGCCAGCCCGGAACGATCGGGCGGCTTACCCTGCCCGATCGTGTGGACGCGGTGGTGACCCGCACGAATCTCAATAAAGCCAGCGAGGGCTTGGCGGCAACTCAGGCGCTCAAGCAGGGCCGGAACGACGTCTATGTGTACGTGTTGCCCGAAGCCCTTGATGCACTGCGTGCCAAGCTCGAAAAGCTGGGAAGCATCGTCCTCGTCGGCAGCGACCAGGCGCGGTGACCCGCCACGGGGTGTGCATGCACTGCGAACTCCCGATCCACATGGCGGGGCGTTCACCGCTGCACACAGATACCGAGCAATACCGCTGCGCAGTCGGTGGGACGGATGCCGAATTTCTCACGGCCGATACCAGCCAAGAGGCAACTCGGAAAGCCTATGAGCAGGGCTACGAGGAGGCGGAGGCCGAGCTTGAGGGTAAGGCCGATGACGCCTACGACGAGGGCTGTAGAGACGGCCGCGCCCAACTAAAGCGAGAACTGATCCATTGGGTGGAAGTTCACCGAAAGGAAGCCGCCGTGATCGATAAACTACTCGACGAATTGTACGCATGAGCCTGGAAATCTACGAAGAATCCTATTGGGAAGTATTCAACCCCCAAGATGCGCGGATAGTCGCCCACTTCTTTAATGAAGACGACGCCAAGGCGTACGTGGACTGGCGCGAATCAGTCGTGCAACCGCCCGAAAAGCCGAAGACGTTCGCAGATGAATTGGCAGCATTCGTGAATGATCCCCTGGGATGGTTGGGGAGAGCAATTAATGGAGAGTAAGTGAACGATCTTCGTGTTGCGGCAGAGATTGCCAAACTAGAAGCTGAAACCCGGTTGATCCTCGCTCAAGCCGTCAAAGAAGAGCAAGAGGCAGTTATTCGTGGCATCAAACGTCTAGAGGAAGAACAGGAACAGTTCCTCTCTTTGGCGGGAATGTTCACCCATAGCTTCAAGGGCGAATTCGACGAGGATACCGTTGGAGAATGTCTTGATGCCATCGACATGTGGCACAAGCTTGATGAGAACTCTGACTGGCATATTCGACTCAATAGCCCCGGCGGGTATGTCAATGAGGGTAATGATCTGCTCGACACGCTAGAGGCGCACTCCATCCGAGGCGGCGGCTCCCACCACATCACTATTACAGTGCGGGGCCAGGCCGCCTCCATGGCGGGGATTCTCCTCCAGGTAGCCGATGAGCGGGTTATGGGGCCTCGCGCCACGCTGCTAATCCATCCAATCAGTTCATGGCTCGGCGGCACGCGCGGCGACCTACACGACTATATGAATCGCGTTGAACTACTGACGGAGCAGGTATCCAAACTGTTTCTAAATCGCGCCGGGAAGAAACTCCCCAAGAAAAATCTTGAAGAGGCATTGCTTCGTAAAGACTGGTGGATTTCGTCGTCAGACGCATTGAAGTGGGGACTTTGTGACAGAATCAGATGAGATCCCATTCGGCTACGCCATGATGACCAGCTCGGTGAGCACGCTTAACTTAATCCTGGATAACTGGGACGATTTCGATATTGAGTGGAACAAGCGCGTCATCGAGGAGCTATTGGCCGCCTCCCTCGTAGACATGGCCGCATCGCAGCCAGAATGGATCGGAAAGTAAATGAAACTTTATCGCAAACGCCCTGTGGTCATCGAGGCTGTCCAATGGGATTCCGAGGATGGCGTCTATGACATTCTTGACTGGATTGAAGAAAACGGCGGCAGCGCCTATGCGGATCTCGATGTCAGCGGTGGCACCGGCCCTAAAGGCGAAGACTGGGGATCATTCACGATTGAAACGCTAGAAGGCGACATGGAGGTATCGCCTTTTGACTATGTCATTCGCGGCGTGATGGGCGAATTTTACGCCTGCAAGCCTGACGTATTCGCCGCTAGCTATGAAGGGGTTGTGTAAATGTCCGACGTCTGCCGAGCTACCGGGTGCGAACGGCTGGCGAAGTTTCTCGGCCTCTGTTCGCGCGATTACCAACGGGCCAGGAGGGGGATAGTGGTCGATGGTCCCACACAAAGCTGCGAATGGTGCAATAGCGCGCCAGCATCGCTAGGGCGGTTCTGTAGCAAAGTCTGCGTAGCGCGGCGTAACGCCAGTGTTCGCAACCCTCTCACGGGAGCCGACAACCCGAACTATCGCGGCGGCAAGTCGAGTCATCCACTAAACGATACCTACCATGACATGATAGGTCGATGCACTAGATCCACCCATGCAAGATTCGCGGACTATGGCGGTCGGGGCATAACAGTGTGCGATCGGTGGCGCAGCGATTTTTGGGCCTTTGTGGCAGACATGGGCGAAAGGCCGCTCGGGCGAAGCCTAGACCGAATAGACAACAATGGGCCGTATTCGCCAGAGAACTGTCGATGGGCGACCCCTTCGCAACAGGCAAGCAATAAGCGCGATAGCGCGTGGGATCACGCGCGCGGACGCAGGAATCGGGGAGCCAAGGTGACTATTGCTGATCGGCGGCAAATTCAGCTCGATTACCACCTGAGTGGCATTTCCGTGCGGGCGCTCTCGGGGCTCTATCAAGTAAGTGAATCTCGTATTTCACAAGTAATTCGTGAGGACGGTTTTTTTGATGAATAGACGTACAGTAGTTATCGATTGCGAGGCCTCGTCGCTCAAGCCCGATGCGACGATTCTAGAGGTCGCGGCGGTAGAACTGGACTCCGACCAGGAACTTCGATTTGTCCCATTCGTGCCGATGAGCACTATCGCGAATGCCGATCCCGACGCGCTCCGGGTTAATAGGTACTTTGAGAGAGGCGTGCGCGCCTTTATGTTGGAAGATGTCGCGGCGACTAAGAACGCCTACGACTGGCTGAAAGAGATGCTGGACGGCAACGTCCTCGCCGGCTCCAGCCCAACGTTCGATGCAGGTCTCCTTCAGCGGGCGCTCGGCGCCACCCCTTGGCATCACCGCCTGCTTGACCTCTCCGCCTACGCCGCTGGCGTGCTGGGGCTGCCGCTCGGCGAACTCCCCGGCCTGGCCAAGGTCTGTGAAATTCTCGGCGTGGAGAACGAAGATCCCCACTCGGCATTGGGGGATGCGCGGGCCACGGCTGAATGCTTCCGCAGGCTGCGGGCCGAACGGTCGGTGATGGCGTGACGGATTGCAATTGCTTCCCACACGGCCCAGATGAACCCTGCACATGTCCCGGTTGCTGGGCATGCGACGGTGCGGTAATTGGATGCACCTGCGACATTGATTGGGGTTGCGAGCACGCATGAGTGCCTACACATGCTCCTATCGTCAGTTATTTAACGTATTCGGCGCGCCCGGCATCCCCAATGAATACGAAGCGGTCCTATTCCTCAATGGCGAGGTATTAGAGCGCCGCAAGTTTTGGTTTCGCCGCCGCGCCGAACAGCAACTCATCCGATGGAAAGCCCTATACCAAGCCGAGGCATTTTGAATATTGACGAAGTCTTTGCCTTGCGCGGCTAGATCCGGTCCACCCGAGACGCATGTGCACAGCACATTCCCCGTAGGTGTCCGGCCGGGTGTCCCAATGCTGGAATCCATGACGAAACTCTCAATGAACTCTGTGAATGTAGGGAGTGTGCGTGAAGCGACTGCGTGAACTCATTGGCGGATTTATCTATGACCTTTGGTTCCTGATGAAAGAGTTTTGGAGATGAGGCGCGAACTGCGCTGCTTCCGGTACACCTGCGACGGTGCGACCGCCAACGGCATGGCCTGCACGTCGGATCGGTTTATTCACGCAGGGGATGCCGAAGAGGCCGACCAGGCGCTCATTGACGAGCGCTGGACGTGGACCCTAAGCCGCTCGGGGTGGCGCTGGCTCTGTCCAGGGGTGCATAGGGAGGATTGAGCGTGAGTCCACTCAAGTGCGGCGATGACATTGAGCTTGGACCTATTGTAGATACCGGGCGCGATGGTCACGAGGCAATTAAAATCCCGCCTGACGTATGTGGCTATGGTTATATTATCGCCCAATGGGAGCGTCAAGGGTCGCCCACCTGCCTGGAATGCGATGACGACATTATCTTGGTAGGCACTCCAAGCGAATTTCGACTAGAGCACATAGTCCGTAGCATTTGGGATCACGACCCGGTCGGGGAGGCGTTATGGCTAAGGCGACTAAAAGAGTCTGAGTCGGGGGTTGAGTATGTTCGAGCGCGTCCAGCCAGATCTGCATCCCTCGGTGAATGGATCAAGCATAGGGGCGTTACCTGCGCGACGTGCGGCCTGCGCAAGCCTCTAGAGGATTTTCCTGCTCGATTACCTCTTGACCCCTCGGCGTGCCTGGCGTGCGGCTCCAGGAGCCAGAGGCTCTCACTACATCCACGAGAGCCGTACACCAGACGAGAGATAGCCGTGCGCGACAAGTGGAGGTGCGGCATCTGCCACAGTTTTATCGACCACCGCCTGACGAATCCTTACGATCCGGGGTATCTGAACATTGACCACATCATTCCGGTTTCCGCGCCGAATTTCCCCGGCGACATCTTGTCCAACGTTCAGGCCGCCCATCGGCTCTGCAATATCAGGAAGGGGGGATTCAAGCGGTGAATGATGAGCTGTTGTGGGTCAGTCGTTTGTACGAGGCGTGCAGGGCGGCACTGCTGCGTGCCAGCCCCGAGGCGTTCGAAGAGTTTGATCGAGCGGTTTGCCGACTTGAGCATGATATGCAGAAAGCTCAAATGGAGGCCGTTGAGAACCCCGACCGGATGGTTACTGCCAGGGAGGCGGCATTGGAGTTGGGGATTACGGTTGACACAATCAATGGATGGGCCAGGCGCTATCCCGATCTTATCCCTAGGGAGGTTCGTGGAAGCCGCGCGTTCTTCCACCTCGGGAGTCTTGCAGAGTATCGATATCGGCATTGGAAACGGTGATTAATTTAAAAACCGGAACAAATCAGCCATGCCGTAACATGGGAGGTGCAAGTGATTCGTGCTGCCCAAAATATCCCTGGCTATCCCGGCTATTTAGCTACTGAGGATGGGGACATTGTAAAGGCTCGCACCGGCAAGCCTAAGCGGCAGCGTCCAGCGGGTAATGGCGCAATGAAGGTCGAGATTGGCAATTTGACCCGCATGGTTCACGATCTTGTCGCTAGGGCGTTTTATGGCCCGCCACCCCCCGGCTATCGCGTAAAGCACCGGAACGGGGACATGAGCGACAATCGCCCGGAAAACCTCGTATGGTCCGGCGCTCCAATCCTCGAAGCGCCCCCATTGCCGCCCCCAGAAATTCAGCGGGCGTACGAAGAGGTTGAGAGGGCGCGGCTGGAACTCATTGAGTTGATGCAGCCATAAATCTGGCGTTCCCCTTGTCGGCTATCTTGTCGCGGGTTGTAGCGCCCGGCCCGGCTGACCTACTCCATGGACCCGTCAGCCGGGCCAAATTCTTTTCAGGAGGAACGTTGACCGGTGATAGTTGCGCCGACTGCGGCGCCCTTCAGCCCCGCTGGCTCGGGTCGGCGCATAGATGTCACGCCAAGTTCCAGAGATCCAAGTACAACCGTGAACAGGGCTGGCAGCACACTCTAGAGCCGCATACGGCCGAAGAATTTGAACTCGGCTACCTGGCGACAGGGGATGCCTGCTACACCTTCCAGCGTAAATATGATCAGCGGTAGGCAAGCGTGGGCCGCGCTTTGTAGCGCCGTCCTCGTGTATGAGGTAGTAGCGGCGCGGGAAAACCGCGGCCAACTTCTCTCTGAGATCTACGACGACTGGATTGCGGCCCATCCGATCCTGGCCCGAGTGCCGGTAGTCCTCTTGGCGATGCATCTGGGCAATATGTGGCCTGATGATCGATTTGACGTTATTAGTTTCGATTTCTGGCGGATGATTCGCCGACGCTTTAGCTAAAACCCGGATTCCGGCGCGATGCCGAATCCCGTCGAAAGACAGTTATGTCTGAGGTTGTGTACCTGGCCGGTCCGATGGGTCCGGAGTCATTTGGCTTGACCGAAGCCCCAGAAGATTGGGACTGGAACCATCCCGAGTTCAATCGAGTCGCCGAGATCTACCGAGAGGCTGGATACACGGTCGTCAATCCTGCTGAACTCGATGTTGAGGCTGGCGACGTCGGCCAGAAGCCGTGGGATTTCTATCTCCGCAGAGACATCAAAGTCCTGACGGATTGCACGCGCATCGTCATGCTGCCCGGCTGGGAGAACAGCAAGGGCGCGCGCCTTGAGCACCACATCGCTGATCAGCTGGGGTTGTCGGTCGAATACCGCCCAGGTGCGAAGGTTGCCATTCGGGACTATGCACCGCCGAATCTTCTCGACGGAACCGCGGAGTTTAATCGCCTAGCGGGACTGCTTGGCGAGCCACGCTTCGGCAGTGGCTGGGAAATTGAACGAGTCCTGCGCCGGGATCTTCTCGCCGAGGAGTTCAAGGAGTATCTCGACGCCGAGCGGGACAACGATCTTGTAGAGGTTGTAGATGGCCTTCTGGACATCATCGTGGTGGCGTACGGCTCCCTGCTGATCTATGTCGGCGAAGAAAAGGCCAAGGCCGCAGCCGCTGAGGTTGTCCGCTCGAACCTGGATAAGGTGACGGGCGAGATTCGGCGGAGGCCGGACGGGAAGATCCAAAAGCCCGAGGGCTGGCGAGCGCCCGACATCGCGGGGGTGCTCGCATGAGTGTTCCTCGCGTATCTGTCACCGATGATGGCTTCATAATCGAAGGCATTCAACGAGGTGAGCCGAGCCCCCCAGAATCAATCCTGGAAGAGGCTCAGCGACTCATCCATGGTCCACGCAATAAGAACTATGGCCATCCGCGGGATAACTTCCGTGACACTGCGGCGCTCTTCTCTGGCTATCTCGGCATGGAGATCACCGATATCGACGTAGCCAATCTGATGATTCTGCTCAAGGTTGCCCGAGTTAAGGGCACCGGATATCACCGGGATTCATTCACCGACATCGCAGGGTATGCGGGATGCGTAGAGCGCATCTACGAGGAGCCCGAACCAAAAGCAAAACAACCCTAAAGGGGGAGCGACCATGTCGCTTACCGATAGGCTGGCCGCCCGCCGGCAGCACTCAACACTCTCCAACCGTGGTTGCAGCACATGCAAATGGCTGGCCACCCGTAGCGATCAGGAGCGCGCGGACGTATCCGCATGGATCACCGCGGGACTGTCCCTGACGCCACTGTATGAGGAATGCGCCGCCGAGGGGTTGCCCGTCGGCCTGTCGGCCTTTACGGGCCATGTGCGTCGGTGTGGAGCGGAGGGATCTTGAGCGACCTGAGCGAGCGCCTGGCGGGACGCGCCACAAATGCCGACGACAAGGGTTCTCCGGTAAGCGAGTTCGACGGTGAGACAGGGTTTGTGCAGTCACGCGCCACCCCGGCGGATGAGGCTCCCGATTTTGACAATATTCTGCGCGAGTTCGGGTATGACCCGGAAAAGGTGCAGATTGTCGGCTCGGTGCGCACCTCGCGCTGGCAGGCGTTTGATGGCCGGTGGCTGTGCTCGTATCGGTTCAATATCGAATCCAGGACCGTGTTTGAGTTGGACCTGCCCGCCCTGTATGCGGAGGTGGCGCGCACGCCGCGCACCGCCCCGAGGCACGTGGGATCAGGGGCTACGGCCGTCGTGTGCTGGGCGGACGTACAGACAGGCAAAGTCGACCACTTAGGCGGCCTCAAAGAACTGCTTGAGCGCCTGGACGAGAAGCGCGCCGCCCTAGATGAGTATCTGGTGCGCGGCGGGTTCGACCACGTGGTGATCGCCGACTGTGGCGACATTATCGAGGGTTTCCAAAACTTTGACGCACAGACTCGGACCAACGCCCTGTCAATCATGGACCAGGTAGACGTTGCCGCCACCGAACTCTGGAAGGCTATTCGCACGTGCGCGAACCGCGCCCCTGTGGATGTCCTATCCATTCCGTCGAACCACTGCCGCTGGGCCAAGGGTAAATCCCTGGTCGGCAAGGTTACTGATGATTGGGGCCTGCACGTCTCAAAGCGTCTTGAGCGCATGAACGACGAAGTGGGGCTTCCGGTCGCGTTCCACCGCGCGGAGGAGTGGATGGAAACCCTGGAGTTCGACGTGCGCGGTACCCGACTGGGTCTAGCGCACGGACACCAGGCTAATAACCCAGATCAGATCAAGAACTGGTGGGCCAAGATGGCTCACGGTGGGGTTTTGTCGTGCGATGTGCTGGTTACGGGACACTTCCATTTCCCGAGCCTGCGGCCGTCCGGCAAGAATTTCAGCGGTCGGTCCAAGTGGCATATTCAGGCTTCCACGCTCGACAACGGGTCCGCATGGGTGCGAAACAAGATGGGCGAGGATGGCGACCCTGCCCTGACGGTTTTCTCTATTACCGATGACGGGTTCAACCCAGCGGGGTATGCACTGCTATGAGCCGTCATCACGGCGTCTACAAGCCCCGCTATATCCCACTGCTGAACGGCTATCGGATGTTGCACGTCCCACGGCGACAGAAGTGCTGGTATCACTACAGCCGGTCGTCCACGCTCATTGTTTCGCCGGATGGCGTTGTGGAGCGCTTTCCGTTTCTCGCGACGCCTAGGTGGCTGAATTGATCGCCTTTCTTGCATCACTCTTTCAGCGCCGGGACATGCTCGACCGCTATCCCGACACTCATCTTAACGCCATCGAATCCGAGGTCGATTCTCTCGACCCTAACTGGAAGGCCAGTAATGGCTGAAGAGCACGACGAAGAATGCACGTGCATTCCTGAAAATGCCATTATCACCTCCGTCCTTCATGTGATTGAATGGCTTGACCCCGAAAGTGGCGAAACGTTCAAATCGGACTACAGTCATGATGGCGCGGGCGAAGGCCTGGACTACGACAAGGTGCTCTCACTGATAGAGTTTGCCCGGATGGTCTATCAGGCTCCGTTCCTCGTGGATCTAGTTCGGCAATTCGTGTTTGGCGACGACGAGTGAATCCGAACAACGGTTGCACCTGCTATCAGGTGTGGGGTTCGGTTCTACCGCCGCCGCCGTGTCCCGTTCATTCGCATCACCGCTGCTGCTGCCACAAGCCTGTCGGCACGGATTATTTTTACACGAGCACTACCGTAAACCTACTTCAGGGGAACAATGCGCTACCGGGACATTCGCCCGACATTACTTAGATCTATCGACACTTTCGAGGAAATCGAGAACGTCGACTATCAGCCCACGCCGCGCCAGCTTTCGCCTGTCGCCTCTGGCTACTACATCGCTAAGGGTAGGGGAGTGCTGGATCTCATTCCGCATCCCAAGCCCAAGTTCAAGCGGGTGAAGCCCCGCCGACGAGTGCGGGGTGTGGCAATCCCGCGCGCCCTCCAGCCATGTAGGGTCGATGAGCAGTGATCGTGTAAAGCATCGCGGCAAGCCCGCTGAACCCTTTGCCCAAGCGGGAGCGCAGGGACGCATCACTCGCACTGCAGAGGACGGGCGGCTGAGGATCACCCCCGGCCGGCGCGGCCTGCCTGGTATGGCCCATGTGGAATGGGAACACGAGGTCCACGGCACGTTCCACACCTGGGAAAGAGTCGCGGACTTGCAGTTCCTCGGGAAGTCCCGCAAGTAGTGGCCAATCGAATCTGTTACGTCTGCGAGGACGTGATTGCACGCGGCGAGCCGACCACCGTAGTTGGCGGCCAGCGCATTCACGATTCGTGCGACATTTCGCCCGACAGGGTATGTGACGACAGCGCGTGTATGTGGTGGCGATGCGTTCATCCGCCAGGGGCTTGCGTTACCTAATGGAACGAAATGCACACAGATGACGCGATCTGCATACGTTTCGTCGGCTCGCGCCAGCACGGATCTTGAGGGTTCTCGCAGCACCGATGCCACCCGCGCCGATCAGGACGCCTATGCCCGCGGTGAGATCGGCTGCGCAGAATTGTTGGCCCGCGTTCAACGGCGGTATTCACATGAAACCTTGGCTAGCCCATCTTCTACGTCAATGGGCAGACAGGATTGATAGCCACACCGACCGACTGGTGATCACCGATGAATACGGCATCACCCGTTGCCAGGTAAATGGCGAGTTTTCCGAGTCTGATGATCTGCCTCCCGGCTGGGAAGCTCACTTGTGGCACGACGAGGAACAATGTAAATGACTGATCCCGCTCTTGAGGCGAGGTATCGCGCGCTTGACATCTTCGCCGCCCGCGGGGTGCTGAAGCCGATACGAGAACTGCACCGGCCGGTTAGACAGTATGTATGCCCACCCCGACGCTGGCCTGGATTGTTTAGAGTGCCGCAAGCCCTGGCCCTGCCACACCGCCCACTACTGCTACACCACCGTGGAGTTGACGCAATGAAGTGCAGATGGTGTAACGGTCTATATGACCCCCGTCTATGGGCGGAGCACGGCAAGACTCTCCGCCATCGCATCTGGCTGAGGATTGCCCAGATTCTCGGCTCGGCGTAAAGGCTTCGGGTTCAACCACCCGGAGGAAAGGAAAGCTGTGCAGCTTTCTCTTTGGGATGCCTACAGCATAGGCTGGTACATCACCAGCCTATGCAATTGGGCGCAAGGCGTGGAGGTGCGTATGAGCGAAATGTCGGACAAGCTGAACAATATTTCGGTGCAGTTGGGCAAGGCGCATGACGATATCGTCGCAAAGATTGACGAGCTGACCCGCGCGCTGGAATCGGCCCAGGCCGAAGATCCCGACGTGGCACAGGCTCTGACCAATCTGCAGACCGCCGCGGACTCTATCGCCGCCATCGTGCCGCCTGTTGAGGCTCCTGCCGAAACAGGCGCCCAATAATTCCCACCGGTTTGGGGTCCGGCCAAAACCCCCTCATTAGGGGAATTCATGGATATACCTGCATCCACTATTGCTCAATATGATCAGCGACTGGCCGCGATCAAAGATCATTTGAATATGATCATCGCGGCGCACCGTAAAGACATTGCCAACCATGGCGATGCGTATTCTACCATTGGTTTGGCCGGCGGTATCAGCGAACGCGCCAAGGATGATCCCATGCATGTCACCGATCTTCTGGCCGTGGCGATCAACCGTCTAGCCAACATGGAGGGCGAATGATCGGCCCGCGCAATACCGTCGTGCGGACGTTGCTTGGCGAAACGGTATCGCTCGAAGAGTGGCTTACTGACCAGTCCGAGTTTGTCGATAGCGATTCTTTCGCCCACATGAAGTGGCACGAGCGCCCCTCGGAGTTTTGGGTCGATAAGCTCTACGAAGGCGTCTATGACGAGCAATTGGCTGACTGAACAGTTCGAACGATCTGCCAAGCATCTGCTGTCGGTAGATCCCGCGCTACTTTCACCGGTCGGCCGGGACCTTCGCCGCCAACTGGAACGGCGCAAGGGTCGGCATCTACGACTTGTAAAATAGATTTCCGCCCAATGCGTTGGGCGGTGAAGTTCAGGATAACCCGCCGGAATGACGGGGCCTGAACGCGTCAAGGAATTGCGCCCCTTCTGCGCAATGAAATAGACGTCACCACGCCTCTACGGGTGCGCGCGGTTAGCTACCGCGCATCTACCGTAAGCGCAAACCGGTGGCGCAAAGAACGGCCCAATGTCTCCACGTTCTCACGTTGAGGCTGCGGGCCAACCCTGGGCGTCGGGGTTAGGACGCACGCTGTATGGGCTCCACCGGGTGTATAGACGACGGGCCTAGGGTTGCAACCTGGTCATTCTAGAACGGCCTTAACAGCTCGGCCCATGCTCAAATGTGGTACGCCAAGACCGTCCACAAGCCTCTGGGCACCCAACTTGCCAGGCCGGTGCTGGCGTCCATTGAGAGAGCGGGATGAGAAACCCGCAATACCGGCACGTCAACGAGTCGCGCCGCTTATGCGCGTCCGGTGTTCGCTTCCATCGTCATCATGAAGCACATGGCTCGTGGCGCAATTGGTAGCGCAGCGGATTCCAAACCCGCCGGTTTCAGGTTCGAGTCCTGACGAGTCAGCAATGCGGGGCGTAGCTCAACGAGAGGGCCGGGGAAGGTGCACCAAGTACCCGGTAACCGAGATGCGTCGGACGGAGTTCGGAGGTCGCGGGTTTGACTCCCGCCGCCCCTGCAGAAGCGAAGGGTTCTAGCTGTAGCGCCCAGCCCCCAAGAGTGGGCTTACTGGCCGTCGCGAGGCCGACGAAGACCGCGGCCACGGCAATGGATACGCACCATGCCTGGAACGTGGTTGAAAACACAGTGAGGTTGACAACCTGCCTATACCGGTTCGGCGAATAGTCACAAATCTTTAGAGCAACGTCCCGACCCTCCATAAAACGTCAGTAAGTCTGCTCCACTGACTTTTTATCGACAGTCGAGCGGCTGCATGGCGCGCGTCCGGAAGTTAAGCGGCCCATTCGGGCGAGCTAGTTAAGCCGGCGAGGGCTACGGCACGCATGCAGTGCTCTCCGTATGGGCTCCACGGATTGAACGGGCCTATCAATCGACATTAGGGGAACACTTTTGTCACGCGAAGAAGCCGCCAAGGTCATTTATGACAATCTCGGCGCGATACCGCATCCCGAATTCGGAGCTGTCAATTTGATGCCATTCGCGGTCAACGATGAGGCCACAAATGGCTTAAAGCTGGCCGTAGCCGATGGCCTAGCCTCCGTCCTGGAGAGCGCGGGGCAACTGGCTACCCACACACCCGATCAGCCCGTGCGCTCCATCAAACTGCAGTGTCGCATGTGCTCGACAGTGCTGCTCACCGCAGGCACGGACAGTCACGGTGTTGCGAACGTTCCGGCGGCCAATCTCATCGCCACACTCTCGGGATTGAATTTGGACTGCCCGCATGACAAGCGCTCTCTAGAGGATCAGCGCAAGCTTATCGAAGCCGCGATACAGGAGGCGCAGAAATGACAATTCCCGATCTCGGCAACATGACCAGCCTTATGCAGAAGATGACTAATCAGTCTTCTGAGAGCGATCTGAAAATGACCGACTCGCAGGTTAATGCCATGGTAGAAATCTTAGTGCCTCGTCTCCTTACCCAGTTTCCCGCCATGCCGAAGGGCATGAAGTGTGAATTTCTTGAGCGAGGAGATAAACACTGGGTGGTCAGGATCGAACGCCCGTGACACCCGCGGAAATCGCCGAATACGATCAGCAATACGCTGAAACATCGGAGACTCTGGACGAGTTGCTTATCAACTTCCGGTCGGATGTTTCAGAGTTCGGCAATACCGAAGCCAGCGTAGCCCTTGCTCAAGGGTTGTATGTGGTGCTGTGTCATAACCCGGCCGTGGTATCCAACCTGTTGACGGTGGCCATTGCTAGACTTGCTTGACAAGATCAAACTCATGCGAGAATTGACAACCGCAGGGGTATCAGATTGCCGCGAGGCGCTTATCCGCGCCGATGGGGATATCGACCTGGCCATAGAGTGGCTGCCGGGGATTGCCCGCGAGCGGGGAGAGTTGCCCGAGGGTGCTACGGTGTCATTCATGCGACGGTAGGCCGGTAACGACGCCTTACGTCAACTCCGGCGGATGGTATGCCGCCATGAAGAACCGCGTGGCAGCTCCCGGCGTTGGGCACCGACTGTCGGGAATCAGGTGGTCACCGAGGCCTTTGCCGCAGTGGTCGCACACTTCCGCGAGGGTGTAGCTCATCGCTGCTCCGATCCGATAATTTCGCGTTTCGTCAGCTTCACTCACACCGCCTCCAGCTCGTATCGGTCGACGATATCTTGGGGGATACGCCCGCGCGACGAGACTGCGATACCCCTCGCCTTGGCCCACTCGCGGATCGGTGCTCGACTGCTTGACATGCACGCTTGCCGAGAAACCGCAGGACGCACGGAAGCATCTTCTCGAGCCTTCTGGGATGCTTCCAGCATGGCCAGGAGTCCTGAGACCTCCTCGGCGCCATCTTCCACAACGCCAAGCTTGCTCATCACCAGTTCGCGCAACTCCGTTTTGAATGTGTCCTGATAGCGATCAGGGTTAAACCCTTCAACGCTCATCGACTCCACCAGTTGCGCCGCCATCCCAACCTCAGCGTCTGACAGTTCATCCCTACGCCGATCCAGTACCGCGGTATCCAGCGCGGGGAGTACGGCGGGGCGAATCTCGTCGGGCCACCGCAGAGCATGCAGCACCAGAATTCCCTTTCCCGTCACGCTGAGCGCTGCCAGGCGAGTCTTAGACCTCAAGGTGAACCGCGCAATGGCTACCTTGCCGGCGTCCTCCAACGTCTTGGCCAGCAGTGCGTAGGCTTTCATCACGCCGTTGTTGGCGGGAGCCGCGAAATAGCTCTTTTCATACATCATGACGTCGAGTGAATCGGCCGGAACAAACTCCAGTACCTCAATCACGCGGTTGTTCTCACTAGGGAGTGTGCGCAGATCCTCATCGGTGAGGATTGCGGTTTGGCCCTCCACCTCGAACTGCTTCGCAATCGAGTCGGATGACACGGCCTCCGAGCACTCGGCGCAGACCTTCTGGTACTTGATCCTGCCGCCATCGTGGACGTGGACTTGATGGCTGACGAGCTCGTGTTCTTCGGTTGCGCCATAGAGCTTGATGGGCACATTCAGAAGAGCGAAGGCGATTGCGCCGTTATAGATTGACCTCATAAGAATTTCCTCTCCCAGGGAATAGGTGTCGATACCTATACGCTACTGGACAAAGCTTCATCCCGCAAGAGCTTTATCGCGGCGGATATCCTCACCAGCGCATCAGTAGCCGCTCCAAGTTCTTCCGGCGCTAGGGAGAAAAGCTCTAGCTTGTCAGACTTGCGGCCGAATAACTTCGTCTTCTTATCGCACAGCGTGCCGAGAAACTTTGCAGCCCTACTACTGGCCTGGTCTGCATCGGCAATCATGTCATTCAGGTATTCCAAGACGCTCATTCCCTCGGGTTCGGGGGAGAGGCTGTCAACCATGTCTTCAACGTCCGCTGTGGCGCGGGCCTGTTTAACCGCTGCCTCAATCTCGCTGTCGGACACGTACGCGCCCTGAATGCGGATAGCAGCCCTGGCCCCCACGGGGCGGTAGAGGCCATCGCCGGCGCCCATGAGCTGCTCGGCACCGCCCTCGTCCAAAACTACGCGAGAATCGATCTGAGACGCCGTAGAGAACGCCAGGCGTGACGGCGCGTTGGCCTTGATCAAACCCGTCACGACGTCAACCGAGGGCCTTTGAGTGGCCAGCACGAGGTGGATGCCCGCGGCGCGGGCCTTCTGCAGCAGTCGCACGATCAGCGGCTCGATCTTGTCCCGTGCGGCCAGCATCAAATCGGCCAGCTCGTCCACCACGGCGACGATGTAGGGCATTCCCAGCGCCTCGGCGTTGCGCACGCCCGCAATGCGCATGGAGGCATATCTCGCCTCCATGGTGTCCACGAGGGATTGCAGGGCCTCCACCGCCGCGGTCGTCTCCGTGACCACTGGCTGGATGAGATGCGCCGCGCCTTCATATGGCGCGAGTTCCACCATTTTCGGGTCAACCAGCAGAAGCTGCACCTTCTCGGGATCTGCCTTGAGGAGCGATACCAGCATCGCGTTGACAAAGGACGACTTACCACTGCCGGTAGTTCCCGCCACGAGCAGATGCGGCATCTTGTCCAGCCGCGCCGTGACGGGGCTGCCCTCAACATCCACCCCGACGGGGATGGACAGCGGGTGATTCTCGACAGGAACGTCTTTCAGTTCCACAGTCATGCGCTCATCGGCGGGGAGTTCGACACCCACCGCAGACTTGCCCGGAATCGGCGCTAAGACTCGCACAGACTCGGCGGCAGTGGCGTACGCGAACTGCTTCTGCAGACGCGCGATCTTCTCCACCTTGACACCTGGACCCAACTCCAGCTCATAGCGAGTGACAGATGGCCCGGTGGTGTAGGTGACGATCTGGGCGTCGATCTTGAACTGTTCTAGCACGCCTTCAATGGCGGAGATGTGGTCAGTCATCGTAGGGTCATCCACAAAAACAGACCCGCTACAGTGGCGTAGACCAGGCCGAACGCAATGGCGCTCATCGGCCATGTCCATAGTGACCGCAATTAAAGTCTCGCCCGCCGCAGCATTCCGCTACCTCGGCGGCGTATTCCTCTTCGGGTGTCATTTCGCACCCTCCTGGTAGATCTCGTGGAAGCAACCGTATTGGTCGGCCAATGCGTCGAGAGCGCCCATAAGCGCCTCCGCATCATCTTGACTGTCGAGTTGGAATCGCGCGGTGATGATCATGCCGCCCACGTCTCCGCCTCATGCGCCAACTGCTGGCGCGCGATCTCCCCAGCCATATGCAGCACGCCTGCCAGGGTATCGGGCTTACTGCCGATCATCGCCCCCTCAACAAACAGGTAGGCGTGTTCATCGGCAATGATCACTGCAAGATCTCCATTGGGGAGGATGCGCGACCAGCGCTGAAAGTGGCTCACATCTTCTGCCGGCTCCCAGTAGAGCTCAAGCTCGGTTGCCAGTTCGCTCATTACAGACATGTCACGCCTCCAATTCGGCGATTCGGCTGGAATGTACATAGATGACGGTATTGCCCACATTCACCGCGTAGGTGAGGCCATCGGCCCCGCGCACAGCGTGACGGATGACGCCTGACGAGTATTGCGGTTCGCCCCACTCGGGGTTTGGCGTCCAGTGGATGCGAGCCCCGGCTTTCTTGATTTCCATGCCCTTAGCCTAATGCCTTACCCCATAGGTGTCAACACCTATACGAGATTGAATCTCAACTCTTGCCCGTTCACGTTTACCACCAACTCGGCTGTGCCGCCCGCCGCATTGACATACGCCGCGAGCCTTGAGACCAGGAAGTCTTTGCGCCGTTCCAATTGGCGGATGGTCGAGCCGACCTCTGGCCCGCCGCGGTATCCCCATGCTCTGCCCAGCTCGGCGGGTGTCATGCCGGCGGCTTCCCTAATCGATTCCAGGTTGACATGATCTGCTGTAACATAGGTGTCAGTAAATAGCTCCACAGCGTCAGCGTAGGTCACTCAGCACGCCCCGTCGCAGATACAGCCGCCGCAGTCGTCGCAAGTGCCATCAGTGGCGTAGCGACCCGCTGCGCACTCCGTGAGCGAGGTACCGTCGTTCCCAATGGGTCCGTCGCAGCTGTCGCAGTTCATCGCCCGCCCCGTTGGCGCGGCAGGAACATGACCTCTTTACCCTCCTGCTTGGCCTCTAGGCACCGTTCCGTTAGGTACGCCTGCCACGGCTCTGGCCGCAGAACCTCCACGTAGGCAACCGCGCTATACCGGATCTCATCATCCTCAGAGTGGAACGCCAGCGTCTCCCAGTCGGGCGTGGTGATCCGCGCAACGGTGAACAACTCGCCGGTTTTTCGACAGATGATGTCGCCCGCCACGACATCGTTGACCGACACCCTCGCGTATTTCATCGCGGCTCCATCCCCGCTGCCATGCGCAACAGGTTCGCGATCACCCAACCGGGATCGGCGTCGAACCACTTGCCATCCGTGAGTTCTACCGACACCTCCAGCGAGGGGAGTTGCGGCGGGCTGTCGCTATAGTCGTACTCGCCGCCCTCGTCCCATCTGACGTAGAAGTCTTTGATGTCCCCTGCCACGATGTGCCGCGGAACGCGATTGGCCCAGCGAGCCTGCTGCCCGTTCAGGTGATCCGACAGGCGTTGGCGGAATGATGCGCCCCTTAGTGCGTCATCCTCCCGCTGTTGCAGTTTGTCATAGCGCTCGGCCCATAGTGGCGGCATAAGCGCGCCGACAATCCACTGATGGCCGTTCTTCTCGGTTCTGATTGCGCCGCGCGCTTCGGCATTGAGCTTGGCCAGCTCGGCGTGGAAAGCCTCTCGACTGGCCAATACCGCCCGGGGAATAATCACTTGCTCATCGCCTCCGCTCGCTTAGCTGCTTGCTCGAATGTCTTGAAAACCTTTTTGAGCATCCGGTACGAACCACCGTTCTCGGTAACCCTCCAGCCGCCGTCTCGCGATTCGGTCACGATGTAATCGCCGACAAACCGGCCGACACCGCTATGAGACAGGGGATAGTCTTCGGGGTTCATTTCACGCCCACTAACGAGGGGTATAGTCGTCGCGCGGTAGCCCACAGTGCTGCAATGCGCTCCGCCTTGCGAGCATCCGGCGCAATCCGCGTCTCCCGCACCACTCGCGCCCACTGTCCCTTGTTGAGCAGATGGGACGGCGATCGAAATTCCTCGCTCACTGGTAAATCCTCCCCGTCTCGATAAGGTATTCCGCCCACGACTCCGCGCGCATCTCCCTATCGAACTCTCTGGTGTCGATAGCCTCGCGGAGTTCTCGCGGCGAAGGGGCTGTCTTGCGGGTACTGAATGCTTGCTTGCTCATGCCTCTAGCTTAATCCCGACAGCGATAGGTGTCAATACCTATCCTGTGGCGTAAAGCCGATGCATCTCGTTCGACAGCTTGCGGTTATCGGCGGAATGCCACACGCCACTCCAGCGCTGGCCCACTTCGTTCTGAACCTGAGTCAACCGGCACGCGATAATCACTTTGAAGCTTGCGCCGGCAGGGTGCCGTTTAAGGGCCTCCAGCTCATCCTGGACGCGGTACAGCTCGGCCGCGGGTAATCCCGCCAAATACGCTTTCCAGCTCTCTGTGGAGCCGTGTAGGCGTTCCAAATCAAACGGTGCGCTCATGATTGCATCTCCTCGCTTGTATAGATGAGTGGGACTAGATCGGCCAAGAACTCGTCTAGGGTTTGGTAAAGGTGGCGGTGCCGATGCAGCTCGCGTATTGGCTCGGCCATCTCGCGGGCGCCTCGCAGGGCGTATCTGCCCGGGCCGATCAGGTGGGACACTTCGCCGCGACAGGCCCGCTGGGCCGCTTCGGCGACGGGATCGCTCATACCGCCATTCCTTTCCTGTGATCCTGCCAAGGGCATAGTTCTTCAACCGACGCTTCCACCCACGCATAAGCAACCTGCCTCGTGGGTACGTCAATAAAGACTTGATAGACAGCCTCCACCACATCGACACCGTTATGAGTGTCCAGGGCATTGCAGATGGCATAACCGGTTTTCAACGCCGCCGAGGTGTCATATACCGCTATGCCGTGATTGTTCAGCGACTGGACAAACGACAGGGGAGAGGCTTTGGCGGGGACACTCAGCCCCACCGCGCCACCGATGATGGACGACGCCACCATGAGCGAGGCAACTCCGATCTTGCTCATCGGTAGACCTCTGGCGCGAGCACGTCGCCCACATTCACCGTGTCCGGCAAGTCGCTAGACGGAAACATGCTGACTATTCCGGTGTGCGCGCTATCCATCACACGCTTGGCCGCGGCGCTTTCCTCCCTGTGGGCGATCAGCAATCCGCTCTTGTAGGGATACTCGCTGCGCACCACTGAGTAGAGCTTCACCGGTAATCCTCCGAACTCACGTAGTAAACATTCCCTGTACCGGGGTCGGTCCAGGCGCACGGCAGGCCATTGATATTCCCATCTTCCTCCTGGCAAGCTGGTAGGGCGTAGTCATCCGCTTTAGCCAGTGGATTGACATAGGCCGCGCCGATCCCCAACGCCATCATGATTGGGATAGACACTGTGGCAATAGCCGCTGTGGCGTGAGTGTTGAGTTTCACGAGACCTCCTCGTCTCGGTAGGCGTTTATCATTCCGGTTTTGCGATCTAAGATTGCTACACTGCGAACGGCGATCGCCTCGCCGCGCAAAATGTCGGCAATCCTGTGCGGCCTGCGGTAGAGCGGGTGGTCGGCACCGTCGACCACTAAGAAGACGTCCACTATGGTCGACTATCGCGGTCGGGATGCCACAAGATCAAAGCTGGCAAGGGTACGCGCTCGGCGGGGTGCATTACATGATTTCCCGTCCCACCCCAAGCGCCCTTGGCGCCCGCCGGGAACGCCGCGAGAATCACGGCGCCCACGGGCAGGCTTTCAAGTTCGCTTAACTCCGTGATTTTCATGCGATCTCCACGATGAGTTGCTTGGCATAGGCCAGCCAGATCCATCCCCACCAATCGGGTACGTCGCGCCCGGCTGTCGCCGCTTTGGCCTTATCGAGATTGTCGCCGCGCATATGAAGCGCCTTGCCCAGCATATTGGCGTAGTAGGCGGGTGTACTAACGCGGCCGTCGCCACACGCTGGGCTGCTATTGCCGTAGTATTCCATGGAATGAATCATCCCCTTGGCGGCGCGGAGTGCGTATCCGTTGTAGTCCATTTTCCTCAGCCTCTCAATTGTGATAGACAGTAGCGGTACCAGCAATCGCCAGCAGGATTATCGGAATAATGCTGAAGATGATTGCTGCGATGACCATGCATTAATTATGCGCTCATCGCGCATAGGTGTCAACACCTATTTCAATACTGCCCGTACCCAAGCGTGATTCCCGTAAGCGTGTCCGTTAGCGTCGGCAATAGCCAAGCCACATGGGCGGCCTCTTCCCGCACCTCGGCCATTGTGTCCAGGTGGGCGGATTGCTGCACGCTCTGCAGCCCACAGGGGCGAACCCAGTCAAGCCGGTAGCGGCGCCGCCTCACTTCAGCCCCCTATGCGCGTATCCGTGCCGGCCGTAGCGATCCCTCACCACTAATCGCGGCGAATACCCCTGGTCAACACGCACCACAGTCAACGTCTCGGCCCAATTGAACGACACGGCGTGTGGGCCATCCACACCGTTGGAGAACGTCTGGCCGATCATCGCTGTAACCACTCAAACACGTACACGGCCCACACTGCGATGAGACCCCATATGCGGTTACTCATGGCAGCATCGCCAACGATTGACCATGCTCGGCATAATGCCGCTGAAGGGTCATAGTGTGATGACCACTAGTAGGCGAGACCAGCAGCGCGCCGCATTCCCCACACGCCCCGGCCACAGGACCGTCGATATCATACCCCTGGCCGAACTCGCCACGTAGAACCGTCTTGAATCCAGGTTTCACGGCACGTATGACTGGATTGCCCGACCAGTCCTCACCCCACACTGCGATCACGCCATCGGCTACGTCGATACCGGCGAGCTGGTCGGCCGGTACCCGTTCCCCAATCATCGTGCATCCACTGTGTAGACATCCGACGAACCATCGGGGTTGACCACCACGTAGCAGGGCCACGCCGCCACCATCACACCCGTATCGGAGTAGCAACCGGCGGCGATCCCCTGTGCGTTACCTGGACCGCAGATGCGATTCCCATCCGTTGCGCAATCCCAGCTAGGCGAGTCCTCCATAGGGGAGGCGTAGACCGGCGCGGCGCTCACCACACTCGCCGCTATCAACGCAGATGCAATAACAGTCCTCATATTCACAATCCCTTCGCCATACGTGCTGCCTCATAACCCACCCGTGCATGCAGATCCACTGTGTAGGTGTCGGGAACAATGCCCTCAGCCGTAGCCCAGTCGAGCATGGCGTCCAGATCCTCACCCGTAGTGAAGGCGTCCTTACCGATTCCGTAAGCCCTGCGCTGTGTGGCGTTCACGCTTGCTCGATCCGGAAGAAGTAGCTTCCAACACCCTGCGCATCGGCGAACTTGCCCTTATCGAACGCGCCATAGACGGCAGTCAGTCCGTGCGACGCAGCCGCAGTGTCGGCCGCGTCCATGGCGTCAAGTCGAGTTGCGAACGTCTCGCTGACCTCCAGGTCGGCATTCCCATAGGTGAGGGTCCATCCCGTTTCGCTCATACCTACAGTCTACTGCACTGCAGCTCATAACACAATGCATTCGGGAACTTTCCGCACTGCAGTTTCGTACGGCCGCCGGCATCGCACACATGTTCGTAGGGACTCGGGTGCCGGGGGCGGGTTCGAAAGTCTGAGCGAGTCAACGCTCGGTGACATCCGTCGCGCAGAAATACCCTGAGGCACATTTCACCCAAAAAGTCGCTGGTCAATGCCCGTTTCGGAGGTTTATTTACCGATGGCTAAAAAAACGGCAGAGAAGGGCCTGGGCAGCCGCCACAGGAACCAGGTCGAATACCTAAAGCAACAGCACAAAGACGGCTCTCCGTGCGATTGGTGCGGCAAGCCGATGTACCTAGACGCCACGAAGAACCCTGACTACGACCCAGCCAGACCCGGCCTACGGGGCAATGGAGTGCTGCAGGGCGACCACAGTGTATTGACCCGCAGCGAGGCGCTGCGCCGTGGCGTGCCGTTTATGCCGCCGGATCGCCTCCTGCACGCCGAGTGCAACCGCCAGCGCGGAGCCGGCCTGAACGATCACCTTGCCGCGGTTAATCAAGGCGCCAGTGAGGTAGGGGAGTTGAAGATGCCATGGACATGGAATTAGGCCTATCAGCGCATGGCCAGCAGGTCTATGAATCCCTCATTGAGGGGCGTGAGGTTTCCGCCGCGCATAAAGCGATGGCGTTGAATGCCGCCCGATTGGCAGATGTGTTGGACCGCATCTCGACGGAATTCATGGCCAATCCCACCCTGACGGTGATCAATAGCCAGGGCACGGAAACTGCTAATCCACTTATCACCGAGTCGCGAATGCTGACCGCATCTTTAGCCCAAATCTTAGCGAAGCTGGGGGTTGCGGCATTGCCGGACGCCAAGCCGCAGGAGAAGTCTAGAGTTGACGAGCTTGCTGAACAACGCGCTCGACGTAGAGCCGGTTTACGGGGATCAGACTCCGAGAATTCTGTACAGTCCGCCAGCTCTGACTAGCGCTGGCGAAGAGGCTATCGAACTCGCCGAATCGTTTGGATTAATCCTAGATCCTTGGCAGCGCCTTGTTATCAATGAGGCCCTAAAAGAGCGTGAGGACGGCACCTGGGCGGCATTCCAGGTGGGGCTTATGGTAAGCCGCCAGAACGGCAAAGGGGCGATCCTAGAAGCCCTGGAGCTTGCCGGATTGTTCCTCTTTGGTGAGCGGCTGATCATCCATTCAGCCCACCTTATGGACACCTCCAAGACGGCCATGGCCCGCCTGTCTTTCCTCCTGAAGCAGTCGGGCGAGAAGTTCCGCCCCCGTCTGCAGAACGGCTATGAGGCCCTGGAAATCACCTCCGGCTCGAATGCCGGCGCGATGGTGATGTTCCGCACCCGTACCGGCAAGGGCGGCCTGGGTATGTCCGCTGATCGGGTGATTTTCGACGAGGCGATGGACATTGACCGCCAGGCCGTGCAGGCACTGGTGCCAACACTGTCCAGCCGCCCGAACCCGCAGATCTGGTTCACCGGCAGCGCGGTCGACCAGCGCCTTCCCGCGCATACGCATTGTCAGGCGTTCGGCGGTGTGCGCCAGGCCGCGCTCAGCAATCTGGCCTCCGGCAAGCACTCGCGCCTCTGCTATGCGGAGTGGTCAATCCCTGACGACAGCCCGCCAGAGGCTCTCGACATGGCCAAATGCGCGCAGGCCAATCCCGCACTCGGGTACCGCCTCACGCTGGACAAAATCGAGGCGGAGTTCAGCCTCTTTGAGTCTACCGCGGATTACCGCGGGTTCGCGGTGCAGCGGTACGGGTGGGGCGACTGGCCGACCTTCGGCGAGTCGCGCTCGGAAATCCCTATGGACCGCTGGCGCGCACTGCGTGAGCCAGAGCCCGAATTCGACGGTCCCACCACGCTCGTTCTCTACCGCTCCCCGGAGGGCGGGCCTTGGTCCATTACCGCATCGCAACGAGTCAAGGATGGCCGGATCAACCTTGAGGTTGGATACTGCGGCGCCGATTCCGCGGATGTCGTCCTGGATATGTTCATTCAGTCGATCACGGCCTGGGGGCCTGTTTCGATCGTCGTTGGCCGGGGCGCCGCCGCGGAAGTGGTTCCGCAATTAGAGGCGGCCGGGTTCGAGCCACTTGTACCGAACCTCTCAGAGGAGGCGCAAGCTTGTGGCGGCCTGCTAAATGATTCTTTCGCTGATTCTCCGGTGCTGTCGCACGGCGACCAGCCGGGACTAAACACCGCGATATCTCACGCCATTAAACGCGACCTACCCAGCGGCGGCTTCGTGTGGGACATGGTCAACGAAAAGTCCTATACCCAGCTTATGGGCGCCACCTTGGCCCGTTGGGCATTGCTCAAATTCGGCGGGGAAGTCTCCGAACCCAAAATCCACGAATGGCCTTCGCAAGAAGAGATCGATAGCTGGCTAGAAGAAGATATCGACTGGCTCAATGACGAGGAGGAAAATTGACCGAGCCTTCTCGGAAACTTGATGTCAGGCTCATTCTGTCTGGAATTCTTGAATTACTGGGCATTTCCGGTATTGCATTCGGCGCTGGGCTGATCTATCCCCCCGCAGGGGTAATCGTCGGGAGTATCGGGTTAATCATCTTCGGTCTGGCCATTGATCCGCCCCGGAAGGTCAAGGTGATTGAGGAATGAGTTTCCTTTCCCGCGCCTTTTCCGGGCAGCTTGAGCAGCGGACGATCACGAACCTGAACAGCATCCCTCGCTGGTCGCAAGAGTCCGCCCTTCACGAGGGGCGCATGACCCACGGTGGGCCAATGTCGCTCGGGGCGTTCTACGCCTGTGTCACCCTCTTGGCGGACACCATCGCCTCATTGAGCCTTAAACCTTATCGCTATAAGGGTGATGTCCAGGTGCCGGTAAAGCCGGTCCCGAAGCTCATGCAGAGCAGCCCCTACCCCGGACTGACGTGGTTCGACTGGCTGTGGATGTTGATGGAATCCCTCGCCATCACCGGTAATGGGTTTGGCTACATCACCGCCCGGGACGACCTTGGCCGGGCCACGGCAATCATGCCCATTCACCCGGACGACATTCAGATCGAGCTCCCCGCAGGAAACTTCTGGCCGGACCCGATTTATCGCATCCGGGGCGTCGAGGTTGACCGCGCCGACATCATGCACATCAAGCGCTATCCCATCGCCCGGTGCGCCTACGGCATGTCGCCCATTGAAAAGGCTGCCTCCGATGTGGGGCTGGGCCTAGAGGCGATGCGCTATGGCCTGCGGTGGTTCAGGGACTCTGCCACCCCCTCGGGGATTCTCTCCACGGACGCTGAGCTCGACGTGACGCAGGAAAAACGCGCCATGAAGAGCTGGATTCAGTCTCATCAGGGGCGACGCCTACCCGCCGTGATGTCCGGGGGCCTGAAATGGCAATCCATCTCCATCACGCCTAACGAATCCCAATTCCTGGAGACCCGCGGATTCCAGCGCTCCGAAATCGCGATGTGGTTCCGCATCCCGCCGCACATGATCGGCGACACGGAAAAGTCCACCTCGTGGGGAACTGGCATTGAGCAGCAGTCGATCGGATTCGTCACCTACACCCTTAAGCCGTGGCTGACCTGCATTGAGCAGGCAATCTCGACATTCCTCCCCGGTGGCCAGTTCGCCAAGTTCAACGTGGATGGCCTGCTCCGTGGCGACGTCAAGACGCGCTGGGAGGCCTACCGCGCCGGTCGCGACGCGGGCGTCTATTCGGTCAATGACATCTGCGCACTTGAGGATCGCCCGCCCATCGGCCCGGAGGGCGATATCCGCCTACAGCCCATGAACTACGTACCGCTGGGGACTCCGGTTGATGAATACCTCGGCAAAAACTCTGAACCCGCCGATAACGGCGATACAAAGGAGAGTGAATGAGTACTCGCCGCAATCGGCCCGTAGAAATCACTGATGCAATAGTCAAGCGCTCCATCCCTATCGGACGCCTGGAACTGCGCGAAACCGACGAGACTGACAACGAATACGTCCTTTCCGGCTATGCGTCCACTTTTCAGGAATACGACATGTACGGCGGTCCCGCCAACTACGGCTGGATTGAGCGCATTGACCCCGGCGCCTTTGACAAGACACTGCGGGAAAAGCCCGACCTTCATCTACTCCTGAATCACGACGGCGCTCCGCTGGCGCGGACCAAGTCCGGCACTCTTTCCCTATCGGTTGACAATCACGGCCTAAAGGTGGAGGCGCGGCTCGACAAGCGCGATCCCGAGGCTCAATCGCTTGCTGTCAAGATGCAGCGCGGCGATCTGGATGAGATGTCGTTCGCTTTCCGGGTTAAGGCTCAGGAATGGCGCGCCGCCGATGGGTTCGAGGACGACGACCAGTCTTATCGGACTATCACCGAGGTCTCTTTGCACAAGGGCGACGTCTCAGTTGTGAACTGGGGCGCCAATCCCACCACGTCGGCTGGAATTCGTTCCGCCTCGGACGCTCTGCGGTATCTCGCGGACTGCGACGAATCGGAACTTGTTGAAGCCCGCGCCGACGATGACGTTCTGCGCCGCGCCAAGGAGAAGTTGGGCATCAGGCCGTCCGTTCACATAGAGAACATGTGTGTTGCGGAATCGACGGAGGAAGAGCGCGACGTCAGCGTGACAGTGAATATTGAGGTCACCGACGATGACGAGGCGGAAGATTCCACTGAATCGGACGAGGCCCTGTCCGCTGACTCGGACGCCGAGGAGCGCAGTGGCGTCACTATTGACGTAACCCCAACGTTCAATATCGACGCCTTCGTTGAGTCGCTTCGCGCGGCTCTTGCAACCCCGGTTATCGGCGACAGACTGGCCCGGGCGCTTGACATCTCAGATGATGAGCGCAGCAAGATTGAGGAAATGGTTCCAATGGGCGCTATCGAAGGACTGCCAACCGGAACTCTTCTCGACGGCGTTTTCCGCAACGCTCAGTCGGCTATCGACAATCTAACTGAAGCTATTTCTGCGATCACCCTCGCTCAGGCCGAAGCGCCCAAGAAGGGCATGTCCCTTCGCCTCGCCCTGGCCTTGGGTGACGAATAATCGCCCACTAGAGGCAGATTTATCGGAAAACGACGAGAAGTTGGTCTGATTTATAGGTTTTTTCATATAGAGACCTATAGAAGCATATAAATCATATTCGGGCAATATAGCCCGAATTTCATCGCCGATCCCTTTGGCACTAGGGGCTTCGGAAGTCATCCATATGGCGAACCGTCGTGGCACTCGACGGATGAAAAACCGTGCCCAAAAACTCTTGGGCGAATACCCAGAAAGGACTCGCTATGAGTCGCTTGGAAAAGCTTATCGAGCTCCGCAAGAAGGCGGCCGATGAGGTTGAGGCGCTGCGCGCAGCCCGCAAGGAAATCACCGACGCCGTTGAGGCCGAGGCCCGCGAAGATCTGACGGACGAAGAGACCGTCGCTTTCCGCGCGAAGACCGCCGCCATCAAGGAGGCCGACCTCAAGGTCGCCGATCTGGATGAGCAGATTCGCGAACTGCGGGACGAGGAAGAGCGCGCCGGCCGCAACAGCGAGGCCGCCAAGTCCGTTGCCAAGGCTACCGCAAAGGTGACTGAGGTTCGGGAGGGACGGACCTACGAGCGCGGCAATGGCGCTTCGTACTTCCGCGACCTGGCCCAGTTCCAGATCGGCATGGCCAGCGAGTCCGCGAAGGAGCGCCTGCGTCGCCACGCGGTCGACGTCGAGACCGACGCCGAGATCCGCAAGGCCGCCAAGGTTGGCGAAGAGTATCGCGCCCTGGATCGCCAGGACGGCTCGGGCGGCTACATGGTTCCGCCGCTGTGGGTCATGAACCGGTTCATCGAGCTTGCCCGCGCTGGCAAGGCCTACGCGAACCTGGTTCCCACTGAGGCGCTGCCGGGTGGCACCGACTCGATCAACATCCCCAAGGTCGCATCGGGCACCTCCACCGCAATCCAGACTGCGGACAACGCATCGCTGGGCACCGGCTCCGGCCCCACTGCGTGGGAAACCGACCTGACGGACACCTCGGTGCAGGCCAACGTTAAGACGATTGCTGGCCAGCAGGGTATCGCGGTGCAGCTCCTGGACCAGTCGCCGATCGCCTTCGATGAGGTTGTTTTCCGGGATCTGGCTGCGGACTATGCGACCAAGCTGGACCTTCAGGTGATCAATGGTGCAGGCTCTGGCAACCAGGTTGTTGGCGTGCGCAATACTCCCGGCATCATCACCGTTGGCGCGACTGCCCCGACCGGCTCCCCGACGCCCTTGGACTTCGCCAAGGTTGTGTACGTCAAGGTCGCTGACGCGATTCAGCGCATTCACACCCAGCGGTTCGCGGCCCCCGAGGTGATCGTCATGCACCCGCGTCGGTGGGCGTGGTTCCTGTCGGTCTTCGACACCGCCGGCCGTCCGCTGATTGTCCCGAATGGCCCCGGCCAGAACCAGATCGGCGAATTTGGCGGCGTCGTGTCCCAGCAGGTTGTGGGTACCATGCACGGCCTGCCGGTCGTCACTGACCCGAACCTGCCGACCACGCTGAACACTGATCAGGACGTTATCCATGTCCTGCGCGCCTCCGATCTACTGCTGTTCGAGTCGAGCATTCGCACTCGCGCCCTGCAGGAGACCCGCGCCGAGAACCTGACGGTTCTGCTGCAGGTTTACGGCTATCTGGCCTTCACCGCTGGGCGTCAGCCGAAGAGTGTGGCCGAGGTGGGCGGAACGGCCCTGTCCGGCACCAACCTGTTCGGCGCCTAAGAGATTCAGCTGTACTGCAAGAGGGCATATGGCGGCCCTCTTGCAGTACACTGCGTCGCTTTGTTGCAGTGTAGTATACTTGAGTCTATCATGCAGCCTACTTCACCCATGCCTCAAGGCGCGCCGCGCGACATGTCCGTGCAGCGTTGCGGAAGATGCAAGAAAATCCTTCCTTCCAGCAGTTTTGCTCCATGCCATCAGGGTAGGGATGGATTTTGGTGCCACTCCTGTCGCCGAGATAAGTGGAAGCGGGTCGATTACGCGCCTCGTCCGTGCGCTCATTGCGGCACCCTGTTCACCCCGAAGCAGATCAAGATGGTCTACTGCTCAAAGAAGTGCAAGCACCAGGTTGCCAATATGGCTAAAAATGCAAAACTGCTCGCTAGCAAGCCTAAGCGCACCTGCGCTGCCGAGGGATGCGATGTGGATATTACCCATCGCCGCGCCGACACGATCTGGTGTTCGGAAAAATGCCATTCCAGGTCGATAGCCCCAGAGAAGCGGCGCAAGTATCGGCTATCGACCGTTTATGGGATTACGCCCGAGCGCTATGACGAGATGGTTAATGAACAGGGCGATAAGTGTGCCATTTGCGATCGAGATCACCCCAACACGTCGCATGGATTCTGGCATATTGATCACTGTCACGAGACTGGCGAGATAAGAAAACTTCTTTGCAGCACCTGCAACACCGGATTGGGATCGTTTTTCGACAATCCGGACTGGCTCGATAAAGCCGCACATTACATAAGGAGTCACCGTGACTGAAATCATGTGCCTTGGATACGAATATGTCTATCAGGACATCGACACGCCCACAAGCGGCTCGCCCACCAATCGCGAGCATAAAATCGATCTCGACGTTCCCTCCGGCAAGCGCGTGACAGGCTCCGGAGCGATTATTACCCACATGAGGGACGGCAACACCAACCAGATGGTGCCCATTGACTCCTACGCCTACACCACGGCGGGTGTCGGGCAGAATCTCGGAATTTTTACCGGTCCTCACCCGACCGATGATGGCAAATGGCGGATACTTATCTCACAGGGCGGCGGCATGGATATTCGCATTCGCGCGTGGCTCACCGCCATCGGATGATCGCTTTCGCGGGTTCGCATCTGACATAAAATACATTGGAGAACGTGTTGCCCCAGGACTGGAGTACGGGTCCGTTTTTCGAGCCTATTGAGCATTACGCGCTACTACGTCACGCCGTCGGCCTCAATCCTGGCGGCACCGCTCTGGAATTCGGTGTCGGGTCGGGGCAGTCCACCAGGATCATCGCTAAGGCGATGCCAGTGATCGGGTTTGATGGGTTCACGGGGCTACAAGAAGACTGGCGGCCAGAGTTCCCAAGGGGTTCGTTTGCGTTCGATCCGCCTCAAATCGATAACGCGGAACTAGTAATCGGCGCCTTCGCGGAGACGCTGCCGAATTTCGAGCCTCCCGCAGACGTCGGATTGCTTCACCTCGATGCTGATACATACCAGGCAACCAGGACCGCACTTGCCCACGTGGGCAGATGCCTAAGACGGGGGAGCATTGTCGTCTTTGACGAGTTCTGGAACTACGATGACGGCCCCGGCGCCGCGTGGGTCGACCACGAGTATCGCGCGTGGAAAGAGTTCGCCGATGAGACCGGCATCGCGTGGACCGTCATCGGCTCTTCGCATGAGGCATGGGCCATCCGAACTTTATGAGGGGCGCTAATGCCTGAAGTAGTTGTATTCGCATTCTATGGCCGTCGCCCCAACGTCGAACTACAACTGCCGTTTATTCGGCGGATTCTCGACAAGAATCCTGGCGTGAGATTTGATGCCTGGAACCTGTCTCGTAATGAGTCGGATAATCAATACATCCGATCTCTCCCGGAGTCCCGGAATGAATTCTATGGCGATAGCGACTCCTGGAATAATATCTGGCGGCACTATGCGGGCGAAGAATACCGCGACACCATATTCTTGAAACTTGACGACGATACGGTCTTTCTAGAGACGGAACGCTTTGAAGAGCTAGTCTACGCCGTGCGGCAACTGCCCGGCGCTATCGTCTCGGCTCAGACTATCAACAACGGCGCATCTACCGCGCTGGAGCCCGGGCTATGGGGTGGATTCAAGGCGCTCGACATCCCGCTGCTCGACGTCCATATGTCCAATGCCTATGCGGAAATGTCTCATCGTTGGTTCTTCGACAATTGGCTAGATGTTATCGACGGACCTGTTGAGATCCTCCCCATTGATACATGGCTATCCATCAACTGCATCGCGTTTGATTGGTCGGTAGCCCGCCACATCGGCGAGTGGGTGGGTAAGCCGTCACCGCCCCGGATCGCTGATCGCGACTGGCCCATCGGCACCGTCACGGGGGATGAGGGCGCGGCGAACATGCTCCCACGGGTCGTGCTGCGGGGATTCACCGCCGCGCATCTCACGTTCGGCCCTCAGTACTGCACTGACGAGCAGCAGGACCGCTGGCGCGCCGAATACGCCAAGATCGCGAAGGAATATCTTGAGCGTTAGCGTCATCATCCCATTTCGCGACAGGGGCCGCGACCACAACCGTGTAGCCAACCTAAAACGCGTTCTTGAGCACTGGGAAGGCTTCGCCGAGGTACACGTCGTCGATGACGGACGCGCGGGTGACGCGCAGTTCAATCGCTCCGCCGCCTACAACCGCGGAATGCGGCTGACGAACGCGGACATTCTCGTCTACGCGGAGTCTGACCTCATCGTTCCGTTTGACCAGATTCTTGAGGGCGTGGCACTGGCCACCCGCCCCGGTCTCGTGGTCCCATTCTCGCGATTCCTTGCGATGGAGCCGCGTGACTCCGAACTCGTTCGGCAACATGTGATCCAGCCGGCGGACGCCCTGGCTCAGCAGATGCGCGGCGACCGTCAGTCCATCGGCGCGGTGAACATCGTTTCGCGAGAGTCCATCGAAGCTATCGGCCAATGGCCGGAGGAATTCGAAGGCGCCTGGTTTGACGACGACTCGTGCGAGCTCGCCTTCCGCATGTGCTGCGGGCCGACACGCTTTGTCGATGGCCCCGGCTACCACCTTTACCATTTATCTGGTGCACAAGGGGAACACTTGACCGACGCCGATCGCGCCGCCACCGCGGCCAATCAAGCAAGATTTGAACTCTATCGTCAAGCCGAATCGCCTGACCGCATCCGCGAACTTACGGCAGGCCGCAGTTGAAGCCGGGTGACGATGTCGTGGTCGACTTCGAGGGAATTGACCACCTGGGCCATATCGACCGCATCGAGAAGGGGTGGGTCCGCGCCGTCATTCTCGTAGATCCCGAGCTCGACTACGGGTCGGGTACTGAACGGCTATCGCCCTGTCAAACGGTGATGGTTCCCGCCTGTCGAGTGAGGCCCCGTGACTGAATTTAGCGACGAATCGGTGGAGATCACTGTAGAAGACATCGCGGACATCGCCGCCGAGATCGCCACCGAAAAAGATCTGCCCTTAGTCCTCCTAGGAGGGGCTGCAGACGACTTTGGCCCAGCGAGATTGTTGGCCGATGCCCTCCGGAGCGCGGGAGAGCGATTCCTGCACGCTAATGACTTGTTTTGCCTTCCCCGCGCGGCGTATGTCATCGCTACGGATGACGAGCGCTATTCGCACTATGAATTCGCTCGCGGATCGGCAGTTATCGACCAATTTGGGACAATTCCCGACCAATCAGGCGTCGAGATACATCGTTTAGAAGCTTGATATTGACCAACTAGACACGCATTAGGGGAACAATTGCGCGTCATTTCCTTGCTCTCGTGGTACGAAGAATCTCCGACATGGCTCGCTGAATGTGTGGCATCAGCCGCCAGAATCTGTGACCACATCATCGCTGTGGACGGCCCGTACGCGGCCTTTCCCGGCGCATTAAAGAAGCCCGCATCAGGCACCGAACAAGCCGACGCCATTCTCCGGACTGCCGCTGGCGCGGGCATTGGCTGCACCATCCACTCCCCAAGAACCCCCTGGTGGGGCCAGGAATGGGGCGGCGAAGTCGAGAAGCGCGACTTCATGTTCAAGCTGGGAATGGCCTTTGCCGAACCGGGGGACTGGTTTCTCCGCATCGATGCCGACGAGGCGCTAACAGACGTCCCCTGTGACGTACGTCAGAGATTGAGTGCATCGGAACATGACGTTGCCGAAGTAACGATTTGGGAACGCGAAGCGAGCGAGCACATCAACGAACTCGTTGATACGGGTGGGGATTACCAATCCCCGTTCAGATGCCTATTCCGGGCGATCCCTGGAATCAGGATTGAACAGGCCCATTTTATCGTCACGGCACCAATCAATGGCCAACGAAAATTCCTTGTCGGCCCCAAACAAGTCGCCGCCGAACCGCTATGGGATGTCCGCTTGGAGCACCGCACTAGATTGCGCACCAAGGGCCGTCAAAGGTTAAAGGCGGAATACAGCCCAATGATTAACACTTTCGAAAAGGTAGAAGATGAGCCTCGGCCGGAAGCCTGGTGATCCCGAAGTGCGGGATATCGAAGGCGACTATATCAAAGCATATCTTGAAGAGCACGCAAACTACATCCGAGCCGGCCTTCGGGACCGCGCCAATGCGGTAGCGGTAACGCTTCGCCAGCTCGGCCACGAGATCGACAAAGCCCCCCCGGAGGGAAAGAGCGCGCCGTCGCCAGTCCCCCGCTGGAGCAGGCTGTCGAATCCCCCAAGCGGCGCGGTCGCCCCGCTAAAACCGCCGAATAAATAGTCGCCATCGCGACCCATTAGCACAATCGTAGGAGGTCAGGATGGCGGAAGAACTGACTCCGCAGGATGTCGATGACTACACCGAGGGGCGACTCGCGGCGGACAACCCCAGAACGGCGACCCTACTCGCCGCGGCGTTGGACAAAGTTCGGCGCTTCTGCGGGTGGCATGTCAGCCCCATAAAGGACGACGTAGCCACTCTGCATACCAATGGGCGCCACGACTTCTTTGTATTGCCCACGCTCAATATCGCCTCCATTACTTCCATCACGGAGGACGGCCAGGCGGTAGACCTCTCCACCATCGAGCAGGTCACCGGCGAGCCCGGGGTTATCTACAAACAACACGGGCGGCGATGGTGCGGCACCGTGGTGGCCAACTACTCCCACGGCTATGCGGCAGCCGACGCTGCGGCGTTCCGAGCCGAGGTGCTTGCCCTGGTGGACCGCGCCGACCTCTCTATGGGAACCGGCGCCAGCGGCCCGTTGACCAGCATCGAAGTGGATGATGTCAGGTACGGGTTTAGTGGCGTGACCGATCGCATCATTGGTGGCGTCGCCAAGAACCCGCTCGATGAATCGGTTCTCTACCAGTATCGGCTCGTCCTGTGATCCGGCTAGGCGGACAGGTCGTCACATTCGTCACTGTGACGGAAGATCCCGACAACAGGGACCGGTACAACTCGCCTGCACAGGTCCGCACAGAAACCCCAGTGCGGGGATGCCTCTTTCGGCCAATGACCGCCGAAGAGAAAGTCGCCCTTGGATACAACGCTAAGCGTTCGGGTGATACGGATGTCGTCACGGACCCTTGGAAATGCACCGCGCCGCCCGTAGCCGCGGTGGTGAATGCAAGAGCCGGGGATGAGATCAAGGTGGGCGGGGCTGTCTATCAAATCACCGGGCTGCCGCGGGTATTTCCAAACCTCTCGGGCAGGGCCTTCAAGGTGACGGTTATCTGCGAGCGAAAAATCGCATAGGTGCAAAGAATCCCCGATCCGAAGACCGGGGATCTTCACCCTCAACAAGAGGCCCTGCCCAGCCACGCCTGACCTTGCCCAGCCGTGTCGCGCCTCGCCACGTATCTGCAATCCTAACTGATTGCTTACGGACCGTCAAGCCTAGAGGAGGTTTTATGGCCGACGAAGTCGTAGTCAAGTTCAGTGATATCGAAGATGCGATATTCGACGGCGTCAACTCTAACCGTGAACTCCGACGCATCATGGACCGCTTCGTGGATGACGTTAAATCCACTTGGGAACACGTCTGGGATGTCTCTATTGAGGGTAAGCTAGCTGAAGAGACCGGCGCTCCTCACCCTTATCAAACAGGATCATATCGTGAGCATATCAAGAAAAAGAGGCTGACCCTTCGGCAAAAACTCTTTATCAAGAGTGCCATTAAAAAGGGCATTCTTATTGGCTCGGTTTACAACGACGACGAAAAGGCTCACTGGATAGAATACGGGACGGGCGTTGATAAGCCCGGCGGCCATTCTCCCTGGGGGCCGAATACCCCTACGCCGGAGTTCGCTCCGATGCGCCGCACGTATGATATTATGACCAGTGATGATGTTCGCCTCAGATAGGACCGTCCCCTAGTTGAACGCGAAGCGATGCGCCAAGTGTGGCCACACAAAGCCGCTTGACGAATTCCACAACAGTAAGAAATCTGCCGACGGCAAAGTGGAGCGCTGCAAGGCTTGTCGCGCCGACGATAATCGAGAGTACCGGGCCAAGAATCGAGACAAGATCAACGCCCAGTCGCGCGAGTACTATCAGGAAAACCGAGAGGCGAAACTAACGCGGCAGAAGGCAACCGTCACCCCGGACATAGCGCGCCGACGCTACCTGAAGCTCACCTATGGGGTCACTCCGGAGTGGTTCGATGCCACGCTATCGGCGCAGGGCGGAGCCTGCGCCGTATGCTCGGATAGCGACCCCGCTGGCCCGTAGCAAATCGATCACAATCACGATTGCTGCCCTGGCAAGCGATCATGTGGGAAGTGCATTAGAGCGATCCTTTGTCCCAGGTGTAACGTCACTTCGGGCGCCTTTGAGGATGATCCCGCGCTACTGCGAATGGCTGCGGCCTATGTAACTAGGACTAGGAGGCTTCGTATTGTTGAATGACGGGATCTGTGCATTCGATGGTTGCGAAGGCGCCGCGGTCGGCAGGGTGAATGGGGGTGACCTTAGCTATTGCCAAAAACATGGCAACTACGTTCGTCGCTATGGCGTCGCCGACCATGCCCTGCGGGCATCATGCGACGTGGACTGGTGTACCAATCCCGCCGTCGCCGGAGCTGCTCACTGTCGATCTCACCGTTACGAGATTAAAAACGGCGGCATTCTACCCCGTGGGCACAAAAGGTGTACCGTTCCCGGTTGCGAGAACCCCATCAAGCCGGTAGCGGAGTTCGCTCCCAACGGGGGGCAGTGCCGCGAGTGCGTGCGCCCGATGTACCGCGAACGAAATCGAGCGCGGGGCCCAAGGCCTCCATCGACGCCAGAGAAGGCGCGCGCAAGTAGGCTTAAGCACAATTTCGGCATTACGGTCGAAGAGTTCGACGCACTATTCTTAGCGCAGAACAGCCAATGCGCCTGCTGCGGCACGGGCGATCCGGGCGTGCGAGAGTGGTGCGTCGATCACGACCATGCTTGCTGCCCGGGGCGTCGCTCTTGTGGCAAATGCATTTGCGCCATCCTTTGCTTCAGGTGCAATTCGGGCATTGGCAAGTTCGACGATAACCCGGAATTAATGCTCGCAATGGCCCGCTATCTTGAGCTCCACGCTGAGCGAAGGGCATCGGCATGACCGACCTCTACCACTACGCCCCGCCGGATGGGGTAGAGGTTCTTATCCAATGGATTAAAGACCTCGCCGAAACACGCGATGCCCGCCCCGCCGGAGCGGTTCTTCCCTACGTCATGGTCCACCGAATCGGCGGCGGAGATGATGGACTAGTCGATAAGGGCCTATACTCAATTCAGGTCTTCGCCGCGACAAAGCCCGAGGCCCAGGCGTTGTCAATGCGAGTCCATCGCCGGATGCGGCTTCTCGCCGGGCCGTTCAATGGCCAGGCGAAAGTCGCCATCAGCACTGGTGATGTCTTTGTGGACAACGTCGTGGTGGTTGAGGGTCCGCGGGAGATGGAATATGTCGATGACGCCATCCCAAAGACCATCTATCGGTATGTCGCCACCTATCGCGTCGAGCTGAGGATTAGTTAAGCGGCTTTCTTCGCTGACACGTCCGGCAAACCCTGTCCCGATACATGCCCCTGACTCCGGGGTATTTGTCGATGAACCAGTCATGCCGCCACCAGCGGCATCGCGAACCCTTGGTCTGGACCTTTCCGCCCAATGGGGTGTCACCCCACCAAATACGCGCACTGCCGTTCGCGAAAACAACGACAGCGTCATCCCTGATGCTATCGGTCAGCAGGTTCGGCATGCCACCCACTATACCACTCGAAAATGAGAGGAAAAGCATGGCTCAGTTCCGAACCGTAAAAGCAATCTCTGTTGTGAAAGATGGGAAGGTAGTCTCGTACGCCGCCAATCGCGACGTCGAGCTCGATGACGATCAGGCCGAAGCGCTCGGCGATGCCGTCGTTCGCGCCGAATCGGTCGACAGCATGTTCCCGAAGCACGTCATCATCCCCGCCGGTTTCGCGCCGCAGGAGCCCGCCCCGGCCGAAGTTGATCCCAAGACTCTCGTGAGCTCGCTGCCGAAGCCCAAGAAGTAAGCCCACTTAATCCATCCCCCTAAAAGCCCCGGGAATTTCCTTTTCCGGGGCTTTTTGCTGCCGCCCGAAAGACGGGCAATAGAAAGGACCTAACTATGGCATTGCCATCTACGGGCGGTACCTACCACGATCTGCTGCAGCCAGGAATTAATCCCCTTACAGTTCGCAAGGCAATTGTAACGGACATTCTTTGCCGCGACTACCTGAACCCCGACGGCACGGTCCACAATCTCGCCGATCCGGCCGTTGGGCTGAACGACGAGGGCCTCTTCTCGCCGTTCGCCGCTGATGGCAAGTTGCGCGACGACCTGCTCGGCGAAGACGGTCTCGGCTTCTATCACCTCGGCGCGCTGCACGAAGACGGCACTGAGATGACGTACGACACCAACGTTGCCGACACCATGATCGCGCAGTCGAAGCGCGCCGTGCGGTTCGACGTCACCCAGGACAACGACGGCATCACCATTAAGGCCCTTGAGGGCACTCCGCTTATCGACGCCCTGCGCTACGACAAGCCGCTGCGCAACCTCAAGGATCTCGGCGAGATCGGCTACACCATTGCCAAGGACGCCGAGACCGTTCTGGTTGAGCGTCAGGTGATTGCGCTGGGCTTTGACGGCGATAACTACTTCGCGACGACCTATCCCCGCATGTCACTGCGCAAGCGCGGTAACGCGGCGTGGAACAAGAAAGACCCCGACACGATGGAGCTGGAGCTCGGCGCTCTGCTCTGCCCATATGTCGGCACTCCCGCCCTGTGGCATCGCGAGGGCGCGTCTTGGCGTGGCCTGCAGGGCGCTCCGGTGTTCGCCGCCGCGCCGGTCGCTACCGCCGTGACCGGCCAGAAGGCGGACGTCGTGTTCGCCAAGCCCGCTTCCAAGGCGTCGTCTCTCACCTTCGTGGTCGAGAAGTCCAATGACGGCGTTACGTGGACCACGGCCACCCCGGACACCACGTCCGGCACTTCCACGATCACGATCCGCGTCACCGGCATTACCTCGTCTTTGACGTGGTATTTCCGCGTGAAGGCCACCGGCACCAACGGGAAGACGACCACCTCCGCGTCTTCGACCAGCATCGTCGGCCTTTCCTAACCCCCTGATCCACCCACCTGTCGAGTATGGGCTGTGCTCGACAGGTGGGTCACAGCCCTAACAGTCCCAATTTCTAGGAGTCTTTTATGGCTATCGCCCGCGTTGTTCATTCCACCGAAGAAGCTAAGGTTCAGGCGGCCGAATACTTCGGTTTCGCTGCCAGCACGTTCATTGAGGTTGTGAGTAAAGAGGGTCAGAAAAGGGTTTTCGAGATCCCCAATCCGGCCCTGCTTGACGATGATCAGCAGGAACGATTCGACCAGCTCAAATTCGAGATGGAGCAGTGCGATCGCGAACCGGACACGGAAGTGCCCGAACAGACCGTCATCGTTGATGACCAGGTGCAGACCATCCCCGGCTACACGATCCCCGGCGCGGTGAAGCAGCCGCTGCGGATCAATGGCGAGCTGCTCAAGCCTCCTTATGCGGTGCGGCTCGCCATCGCCCTGTTCGGCGAGGACGGCTACGCCGAGTACAAGGCTGGCGGCGGTGTCGCCAACCAGATCGGGCTCGAATGGGCGCGCATGGAGCGGCAGTACGAGGATCGGGTGAACGCCGATCCGAAAAGTGAAGGAAGCACTTCCGCGGTGGAGGGTGTTTCCTAAAGAGATCGAATGCGATCTCTCCCTTTACCACCGCATCGACATAGGGGAGTGGCACGCGGGAAGATTGAGTAGCCGAAAACTACTCAATCTTCTCGACGGCCTTCCCGGGGAATCGTGGTACAAGCTCAGCTCCGATGCGTTCATCAAAGAATTTGAAGCAGAGCAAGAGAACATCATCAAACGCGCGGTTCACGGTCAGATATTCGCCCAATTGACGGGCCAGAAGTTCGAATAGATGGGGGTAGGCCGTGCCGAATATTAACCTGGATATCTGGGCCAGAATCCATCAGCGCTCCCTCGATAAAGCGGAGAAGGACCTCAATACCCGCTTTCAGGATATGGGGCGCGAGGCCGGCCAGAACCTCACCAAGGGGATCGAGAAGGAAGCCCCGCGCGCTCGTCGCGCAATGCGGGAGGTCGCGGACGCAACTGGAGACTACACCCGCCAGGTGCGTGAACTCGCCAAAGCGCAGAACGAGCGCGCGAAGGCCACCGCGGCATTAACTGCGAGCGAATCAGCCCATGAAGAGCTACGCCGCAAAAGTGTAGCGACGGCCGAAGAAATCCGACAAGGCGAGGAAGACCTTCGTCGAGCCAGGGCGGATGGCCTGCGCGATACGGACGAATACAGGTTCTCAGAACAGCAGCTTGCATCGACCCGTCAGCGATACGCACGGGAACTTGATCAGCTCTCCGCATCTGAACGCAACCTCGCAGACGACCGCAATCGCCTGAAATCCCTCACCGCTGAGGCCAATGATCTTGAACGCAATTTAAGCTCCACGCGCAAGGGTGGCGCTAGGGACGCAAAGGAACTTGCTAGCGCTGAAAATGAACTGCGGAGCACGCGGCAGCAAATAGCAAAGCTCGACGATGAGATCATCCGACGAAACAAGGATGTCGAACGATCGAATAATCGACGTGCCGAATCCGTACGTCGGGTCAATGAGGCCCACTCCAGTGGCCGCCGTGGGGGTGGGGGCCGGGGTGGTAGCACCCTGGGGGACATCTTCACCGACATCCCCGGCGTGCCCGGTGGTCGGGCGGGCGCCATCATCGGCACGGGCGTCATCACCGTTTTGGGCAGCGTGGCCGAGGCTGCGGTTACCGCCAGTCAGGCGATCGCCCTACTTCCCGCAGCCGCTACGGCCGCTGCCGCCGGCATCGGCACGCTGATGATCGGCACGCAGGGCTTCGGCGACACCCTCAAGCACATGGGCGATCCAAAGAAGTTCGCCAAGGATATCCAGTCCCTCTCGCCCGCAGCGCAGCAAGCCGCCCTAGAGATTCAGCATCTCACACAAGGCCCCCTGAAAGAGCTCCAGCAATCCGCCCAGGACACTCTCTTTAGAGGTGTGGCGGAGAAGCTTCACAACGCCACGGGGCAGCTCCTGCCGAGTGCCAGTCGCCTCACGGGCGGGGTGTCGGGGTCGTTCAACAACATGTTCGGCAACCTGCTCGGACAGTTGACCTCCCCCGGCTCGATGAAGATGATCAACGAGATCGTCGATAACATCGTTTCGGCATTCCAGAAGTTGGAACCGGCGGTTGCGCCGTTTACCGACGCGATGACCAAGATCATCCAGACTGGATCGTCTTTCCTGCCCGGATTTTCTCAAGCTATCACCAACGCAGCGAATAGCTTCTCCAACTTCATCACCAAAGCTCAGGCCGACGGTTCTCTGCAGAACTTCATGCAGAAGGGTGTCGATGCCGCAGTAGCGCTCGGTAAGACTATCTGGAATATTGGCCAGAGGATCTTTGAGGTATTCGGCAATAAGTCCCCGGAGCAGTTCCAGCAGAACCTGAACGCGGCAATAGATGCGGCAACTGGGTTGGCGAAAGCCATCACCACCGTTTCCGAGTTTGTTAACGACCTCATGAGCCTGATCAACAGGATTCCGGGCGGCGTTAACACCATTATCACCGCATGGCTCGGATTCAAGGGGCTGGGGCTGGTATCCCACATCGGCGAGATCGCCCTGGGCTTCGGGAAACTGCCCGGCGCGGCAGAAAAGGGTGCTGCGGGCATCGTCTCACGGTTTGGCGTAGGCGGCCCGGTCATGCTTGCGCTTGCCGGAGTCCTGGCGAGTATCGACGCAATCGCCGAGAAGCAACAGCGCATCGCCAATGCCAACGCAGAGATCGCCCTGAACGACTCTCGGGTTGCGGACACGAAGAAACAGATCGCTGCAGGCCGAGCGCCTGGATACTCCCTCGACAAAGACGGGAATATCGTCAAGTCCGGCCCGCTCGGCGGACTCCGCCAGGCCTGGCAGGGTATCCCCGGCGCGGATGCCAACGGCCATGTTGATATGCCGTTCGGCAGCTCGCCCTCTGGCGTACTGCCGCCGTACTCGCCGTTCGACGTCCCGGCACCCCCGCCAGAGGGGTCGCAAAAGGATCGTCGCGACAAAATCCGCGGCACTCTCGACCCCAATAGCTTCATGCCCGATATCGGCAACCTGTCTGCCGGGATGCCGAACGCCGCGCCCGCCCCCGGAGGTCCTCCAGTACCGGGTGCGGTACCCCCGCTGCAGTACGGCACCAACGGCAAGCCCTACGCCAAGCCCGGCTATGGCTATGTCGACGTGGATCAGCGCGACGTCTGGAACGCCCAATACAAGGTGGTTCAGCAGGCGCGCGATGTGCGCGATGCCCGCATGGATCTGGCCGTGCTGGAAAAGGACAATCTCGCCACCCAGGAAGAATTGCTCAAGGCTCGCGAGAAAGTCGCTGACCAAGAGCATCAATTCCAGGACGCTCAATTGGGCCTTATCGAGGCTCAGCAGGGCAAGTGGAAGAAGGTTCAATCCAGCGCCAAGGACACGCAAAACAAGCTGTCCGCAGGCCTTGATTCCGATCTCGGGCTGTCAAAGGGTCTCGCGGGACTGGCGGATAACCTAGTCCGCTTTGTCGGCAATGTCCTCACAGCGCCACTTCAGGCGTTGCTACAACGGGTGATTGACGCCAATCCCAACGAGGGCTCAGGTCTGATCGGGATCATGGCCGCGCAGGGCAAGTTCGGCCCGCAGTGGACGCCACAAGGCATCGCAGCAGCCAACGGTCAAACCGGCTACGGATACCCGGGCTACGGCTCCGCGCCATTCGGAGGATACAGCGGCTATCCGGGCGATGCAGCGCTGCTAGCCAACGTTCCTCCTGGGAGGTATTCGCAGGACCCGAACAGGGACCTGTTGAAGGGCTTTTCGGACTGCTCCAGCTCTATCGGCGACCTAGTCAACATCCTTGATGGTAAATCGACATCGACGGGGCAAAAGTTGACCACGGGGAATGCCGCCGAATGGCTTACCGCCCACGGGTTCGTGCCTGGCATGGGTGGCCCCGGCGACTTCCGCGTGGGCTACAACAGCGGGCATATGCAGGCGACATTGCCCGGCGGGACTCCGTGGAACTACGGCTCTGACGCGGCGGCGGCCAACCGCGGCATTGGCGGCACAGGCGCTGATGACCCGGCTTTCACTAACCATTACTACCGCCCTGCGGGCTATAGTGGCGACCCCGGACCTCCCCAGTGGACATCCGACTGGAATGCCACGGCCCAAAAGGAATCCTCCGGAAATTGGTTTGCAAATACCGGGAATGGCTACTACGGCGGGCTGCAGTTCACTCAGTCCTCGTGGGAAGCGGCTGGCGGGACAAAGTACGCGGCAAGGGCTGATCAGGCCACGCCGTACCAGCAGGCGCTGGTGGCCGAGAATCTCAAAAAGATGCAAGGCCCCGGCGCATGGCCCAACACCCACACTGCAGGCTCCAGTGGGCCGGCTCCGGACATTTACAGCCCGGAGAACACCAACCCCGCGCTGAACAATCCGGCCGCGCCATCTCCGGCGGGGACCCCCACGCCAACGCTCCAAGACCTGATAGATCAGTTCACTGGAGGCGGCGGCCAGGGTCCCATCTTCAAGAAGTCGCCACAGGTCAGTGCAGATTCAGGCTCCGGGAGTGCCCCGGTACAGCCGTGGTCATTCCCAGCCCTTCCGAAGGGTGGGCCTATCGGCAGTGGGAACGGGCCTCACGGCGGTTATGGCGATAGAGCAAGGGCTCGGCAGATTGATCCCGGCTTCGGAGTCGGTATACCCGGATACGGGGGACCGGCGCCATCGGTCGCCCTGCCCCAACCTGGCGCATCCAATCCTTGGGCCATCAATGCAGGCAAGCCGTTCGGATCTCCAACTCCGGCGTCGAGTCAGCCCGGACTCGGCGGAGCGGTCGGGCAACCCAGCCCGCAATACGCGCCGACACCGCAGCCGCAGGCCCAGCCGCAATGGCAGCCGGGCGGCAATTCGGCGGGTGGAGGCGGCCTTCTTGGGGCCGCAGCAGGCGCTGCCGCAGGGATGTTCCCAGGTGGCGGAGCCGCAGCTCAGATTGCCATGCAGTTAATCCAGAGAACCGTGAAGTTTGCTGGCGAAGCCACGGGCGAACTCATTAATGGAGGCCTCCAGGCCCTCTCGGTCAGCGACCCGGATGGGGGTGGTGGCACCGACTGGAGCCAGTCATGGCTCGGTCGGCTCGCTGGATCGATGGCCCAAGCCGCGCCAGCCCTGCCGAGTACTGCGGGTAAGGCGGATAAAAATGTGCAACAACTGCAAGCGCAGCAAGGGCAACAAGGCCAGCCTGGCCAAGACCCGCAGCAGGGACGCCAGGGCAATGCCCCGCTGATCGGCAATATGTATGTCCAGCAAGACAAGGCGACGGCTCAAAACATGGCGAACGAATTTTCCTACGCCAGCGCCGTCGCAGGAGTGGGGTAAAGCCGTAGAGCACTAGGCCAGTTTCGACTGGCCTAGTGCCTCGGTGGCCAACTCCGATATCCACAATGTTGTCATGGCTGCAACATCCGGTTTGCGAACTCCCCGACTAACCATAACGGCGTGCCAATGAGTTACGTACCGAATTGCAGACGTGATCCACTCGCTAGCGAGCTTACCCCCGCCAACGGTAAGTAGTCGGTGCAAAATGACAAGATCCTCCCTGAAAATCCCAATCGTCCGATTGCACCGACCGCAAAGTGCGGAGCGTCGGCACAGTGAACATCCAGAAGGCTTGCCGCATTCACATTCGTGATCATGATCAATGTGGGCAGACTTAAAAGTGAGGCCGCCTGAACAGATGGCGCATTTATACTCCTGCTCATTCAATCGGGACGCTAGGTACGCCTTCCGTGTCTCGCGCATTTTCTTGCTATGCCGCGGATAGGCGCACCGTTTACACTGTCGCTTCTGCGTAAATTCGGACAGATCCATAATGCCATGCACTGTGCATCGGCCCTGGCCACGACTCCTCAAATCTGCATGGCAATGATGGCAAAGTTCAGACCCGCCGACCGGACGGTTGTCGCAACCATCCATCACGCACGGGGTGAATGGGAACAGTTCATCTCGCCGCGCCTGCCCGTAGGTCTTCATGCACTCATGGCATTGCCCCCCGTCGGTGAACATCTTGGCGGGGCGCACCCCATGCTTATTGCAGTAACGGAGCCCTTGTGCGACAAGGTCATCGCGACACTGTGTGCATAGGCGTGATTTCCCGTTTTTGTCTCGCCCGCATCTCTGCGCGCACTTAAGCGAGGCTAGCCCGTTGCCCTTCTTCGCCTGGGCATGGTGGGCATTGCAGAGCCAATCTCCTTGGCTATATACGCGTCCGTAGGGCTTTCTGTCGCAATCTTGATACGAGCAGTGTTCAGGCTTGTCTGCGAACGACCCAGATGGCCGAAGCTCTTTATAGTGAAGCTTGCAATACCCCGGTCCCGCACCATCGACTCGCGCAAAGTAATCGCCGTCGCAGCTTTCTTTTGAGCATTTCCGGGGCGAGGCATCGGGGAAGTCGCCAGTCTTCTTGGCTTCCTCATAATGAGAGTTGCACAGGCTTCGGCGATAGTCGTTTCGATCGCAGCCGTCACGCACGCAAGTCCCCACGATGCGGGTCTCCTTGCGTACTTCGGTTGCGCGCTTCTCTTTCCTTTCAGAATTGAAGCATTGGCTGCATAGATTGCCACCCTTGCTTGGGGACAGTTCGACCGGGACCGCCGATTGACACTCGCCCGCGCACCATTTGCGACCCTGGGACGTGAACAGATCCACGTGCGTTCTGCAGCACGGGCTGCGTCGGTACGCGGAGTTGCCGCAGTTGTCCACTGGGCATCGCGGCGCAGTTGGTAGCTCCATGCCCTCAGTGTAGTGCATCTCGTCGCGTACTGCAATGCGTTGCACGTTTTGCGTTAGCTCATTCAATTTCATTCTTATATATCGCCATGAGCGAAAGGGGTTTCGCCATCGAGTCATATCCCAGCGGCCCCATTACAAATTATGGGATAAAGCTATTGCAAGAAGGGGTCGAACCCCTCGTAACATATACCGATCCCGATAATTCGGTGGCCTTCTACCTCAATGGCGGACTTGCGCCATGGCCCGGCGTCACCGAGGGCGCAGTCCTCGCCGAGGGCATGAGCGGCATGCACGCCAGCTTCAACCATTTGGATCACCGCGCGGCCCGGCAGGATGGCTCTACCTGGGCAGATACGGTTTATGACCCCGCCGAGATGCAATTCAAGATCACACTCACGGCCCGCACTCCAGAGAATTTCCGGAAGTTAGTCCGCCGCTGGTTCGCCTCGTGGGACCCCGAGAAAAGGGGTCGCCTTTCCTGGACCACCCCCGAAGGCGGGGAGTGGTGGTGCTATCCGCGCCTACTCCGAACTCCACCGGAAAAGCTGGAACCCGGCTATTCCCGAGTCTGTAAACAAACTTTCACCTGGAGCATTCGCAATGATGATGCTTTCTGGCGATCCGTGGATAGCGTCTCTCAATTCGAATTCGCTTTCCGGCAGATCTCCGACGGATTCAATAGAGACGACGCCGGCAACCTGGGCGCCAACTGGGTCCAGACCTACACCGGCCCCGGTCTAGGGGTTTGCGAGTCCGAGCCGGAGCTCAACGCTTTCTCTCCCGGACGGGCCGTCTGGACGCCATCCGGCAATCAACAGCGGACGGTGGTCAACCGTCACGTCACCCCCACGGCCACCGACAACCAGGTCATCACCCTCCAGATTGGGGACTTCTTCCAGTTCCCCTATCCGGACGCGGCGTTCCTGGATGTCTGGGGCCGCAAGAACAACAACGACATCTCTCCCACGGGCATCCGATTGAGGATTGGCCCGCAGTGGATTCGCCTCTCGTCCTTTGTGAATGGGACCGAGGCGTGGGCGTTGGAGCGCCCGCTCATCCTCCCGCCGATCTGGCGCGAGAAGTGGACGCTCATCCTTGGGTCGGAATCGGGCAGCAGGATCTTCCAGGTCCGGCGGAGCGGCTTTCCCGTGGCCATTTACAAGGAACCCACCGAAACATCCGGACTGGGAGCGGCCTACCGCTACGTGGCATTCGGCATGGAGGCGGGGAGCGGAACCTCTCACCAGATGGTTCCGCCATCGGTTCTGGACTTTGCCGCGGGGGACAACGCCACCGTGAAGCAGTCCGGCCACCTCACTCTGACCAACTTCGGCGATCAGCCCGGTTCACCGGATCTCGTGGTGTACGGCCCGGGGACGTTCACCTTCGGGGATGGGCCGGATGTCGAACCCACCATCACCTTCGGACCTTTGGTGGATGGTCAGGTGGCGCTCATCAAGACCGCCCCTGGAATGAGAGCGGTTTACGACATCACCGCCGATCCCACTCCGCAGGATCTCCCGTTCTTCCAGGATTTCTTGAGTCGCCTGATAAGCCTGGTTTTCAACAACAACGTCCCACCCTTGGTGCAATGGTTCGAAAGCCTTTTCGGGATTAAACCCCCACAGGGAAATCTCTATTCACTTCTCAAGGGTCGATGGACGCGCACCATTCCGCCCCGCCCCGTTGCGGCCCCGCCGACTACTCAGCGGATTTCAGTGACCGTGGATAACGGCAACGCTAATAGCAAGGTAATTGCAGCTTTGACGCCCCGGCGCCGCTGGCCGGAGTAGCTTAATTGGAGGTCTTCATTGGCAAGAGTCGAGCTAGAAACTCAAGCACTTGAAGACCTAAAGGCGAAACTCAAGCAAGACGCCTATACCGCAGTATCTGCGGCGAGAATGGCCGCAGAGGTCGAGGACGCCGCCGCATCCGACGTCAAGATTGTCGTAACGATCTACGACAAGTTCTACAAGCCGATGTACGAATGCGGCGACTACCTCGAAATGGGTTGCTCATTTCCCCGCAATCAGGTGGAACAGGGAAAGCTCACTCTCAAGAGAACTGATCCAGCTGCCGATGTGGCATTAACCTGTCACGACACCACGGTTCCGATCACGATTGAGATCGGACACCTTCTGTGGTCCGGCCGAGTGAAGATCGCGCACGACAACTTTAATCAGAAGGACCGAGCGGACTTCGTCGAGTGCGAGCTCGAAGGTGACTACGCCTGGCTAATGAAAATCCTGGCGTGGCCGAATTTCCTGTTCCCCTTGGCGGTGCAATTCCCACCCAGGGGCGTGGCAATTGGCCCGGCTATCTCTATTCTGAAATTCCTCATCGGTACTCAGGCATTTCGTCTACAAGCTGGCTTGTGGGATCTCGTCAACAACCTCGCCTCACTGAATCTCGATTGGCGAGCATGGTTCGGCACCGTTTTGATGACCGATCTTGGCGACGACGGGTTAACCATTGATGACTTCTTCCGGGCGCTCAGAACTCCGATTTACGTCGTCCCGACAAATCCGTTAACCGATACCTCGCCATTCACCTCCATCAACTGGCGTATGGACAAGGTCGGGTCGATCTTTGAAAAGGTCGTTGAGGACTGTGGCCTGTCGGTGGAGGTGAAGCTGTGGCGGCCGGGCGATCCCCAGCCGGGCAATGATCCACTCCTAGCGGCGTTTCCGCTGACCACCCCCACCATCGTGGTGGACATCAAAGACCGCATGGGCGTGATCGGCCCGACGGGGACATTCCTTGACGGAATTCTCCGTACCACGGTGGATCTTGAGGGTTCACTGTTCGGCGAAATCCTGAATCCATTCCTGAACCCCAATGGTGAATACGCTCCCGACGGGTGGAATATCGCGCCCCTTCTCGGCATCCACTTCGTCCAGCCATGGACGATATTCAATGCCGATGATCCACGGGGCGGAGTTTCCGGAAGATTGTCGCATCACACGCCTGAAGCATGGCGAGTGATTATCGGCGGTAAATCACCCCAGTGGCTGAATGACATCATCAATTCAACGATGAGATATCTACTCGATCTCATCATGATCGTCATTGGCATTACCGGCATATCCAGCAACCTATTCGATGGTTTATTCAATGACATCCTGATCGCATTCGCCCTGGCTGACAACTTTGACCGAAGAGTCAAGATGGGGCCTTTCGGCTACCCCGAAGTCTTCGTCCCCACGGATAACGCATATTCCCTGGACGGAATTTTCGCCATGAAGCGGGAGATGTGGAATACCCGCGGATACGTTGCCGGGCAATGCACCTTCCGCAATGGCCTGCCCTATGAGGTGGGTAGGGATATCTTCCCGAATGCCTTGGCGACAATTATCCGCAATGGGAAGTTGTACACCGATTACGTGGAATCGATTGTCGTCGTTGACTCGCGAGACTCCCGCGCCGAAGTCATGGTGCAAATTGGCGACGGCAAGCAGCAGCAAGCACCGATCGTCCGTTCGCAAAGAACCATCGCCCGCCTTGAACAGGCTGTGAACATTCTGACGCTTAATTATCACTAGCGACAATATAATTCTGGAGTAGCTATTACTCAGCCAGCCCAAATCAAGCATTGCCCCAAGTGCGGTTTCGATAAGCCGACGACGGAATTCTACTGGAATAGGAAGCGAAACGCTCCCGGCGGCTATTGTAAATCATGCTCAAAGCGGTCCGCCAGAGAATCGACTGTAAATAAGCGCAAAGACCCCAAGATTGACAATGTCAATGAACTAAAGCTCTGCCCGATGTGCACTGAGTGGATTCCGTTCGAAGATTACACAAAGAATATTGCCGGCGCTGGGGGATTCGGATCATATTGTAAGGATTGCGGCCGCAAGGGCGCTGCGGAGGCCCGAAAGCATGCGTTCGACTGCGACTGTAGGCAGTGCGTATCAAAGGCCAACCGCGCAATGGGGCTAAAAACGTGCCCCAAATGCCACATCGCCAGACCGTTCGATGAATTCTATCGGAATAAGTACGGACACCTAAGTAGCTACTGTCACACTTGCACAAGCAATCCGACCGAAAACGAGAGAATATCCCGCAGATGCCGGAAGCATGGGATAACGCTCATTGATTTTTATAAAATGTACGCCGAACAATCTGGCGCCTGCGCGGCCTGTGGAGATGAGAAGCCCGCATCCAAACTTGATATTGACCATGACCATTCATGCTGCGCGGAGGCCACCTCTTGTGGCGAGTGCGTTAGACAGCTTCTTTGCAAGCCTTGCAACCGGGCGCTGGGATTTATCAGGGACAGCCCAGACAGGGCAATGGCGCTCGCCACATATTTAATGAAATTCGAGGATGTCCTCGACCTTGCATAGACGGGGGATTACTCCATGTCATTGACAATCGATGGCTCCTCGATCCAATTCGATGGCCGAGTCACCGTAGTGAATGGCTTCTCTCCGGACTCCGGAACAGCCTATCTCGTTTTGACCCCCTCGGGCGGCTTTGGCACGCTGCCGTTCTTCGCCACTGGCGATCCCGGACTTCCCCCGGTATTCGACAGCATCACGATTCAAGAGGTTGATCCCGGCGATCCTCTGCCGAGCCCGAACCCGGAAGTAACGGTGATCAACCCCGGCGGACCCGGGGAGGCGTCGCACCTAACCCTCAAGTTCTACCTCCATAAGGGTGAAGCGGGGGATTCGGGCACTTTCACCATTTCTTCGGCGACGGACCTTTCGGGCACCCCCGGATCAGGCAATGACAAGAATCAGCTTCTCTATCGGTATTCCGATGGTAAGTGGGTTCTTTCCGCCCAAAAGGTGGGGGACCAATACGTCCCGGCGACCATTGCCGCCACGTCCTATGCGGTGACCACCCCCAGGACGTTGGCGAGTGTCACCATCCCCGCGCAGCCGTTCGACTGGCGGCCGAGGGTGTTCGCGCAGACGGTGGTAACGGGCTCCTCAGATACCCGCGTGGATCTCGTGGCCAGGGTAGGTAACGCCTCTACCGGGGATCAGGTGGGCTTTGCCAAAGGTTTGGCCGGGGCCGCGCCGCCGCCGAACGTCCTCATCCCCGCCGCGCCGGCCGGGTCATCCATCCCCGGCACCTATGGACGGGTTTCGGCGGGTTCGTCCGCCACGGTTTACCTAGTCGCTGAGCAAAAGGCCCCGTCGAGCAATTCCTGGTCGACTCCAGCCTCCCCAGACACCACGTTCTGGGTTGAGGTGGCGCCCTTAATCTAGGAGCTTTCTTTGACGAGCATTCTTTCGCAGATCGCTCTCCCGTCATATCCGGGTGATCCGACACTCCCATCGGCTTCCCCGGCGGGATATGTTACCCCGGCATCTGCCACCTCTCCGAATAGCTCTCCGATATCGTCGCAAGAGATTTCGGCGATGCGGAACAACTTTATCGAGCTGTTGATCCGCACGGTTGTAGAAGCTCTTACCGGGGCGTTTATCCCCGGACTGGGTTCGGCTTTCGATCAGTTGAAGAACTGGGCTCAAAACATCCCTGGCCTGAGTGCGATCATCGACTGGCTCAACGGCATCCTTGGGCCGCTGTTCGGCGGGATCGACTTCAATGACCCGCCAACGCCCGAAGAGCTGTGGCAGATGATCGTCACGACCTTCATGCTGCCGCTGAACCTGCTGCTGGGCCCGAACTCGCCACTGTCGGCAGCCAACCTGTTCGGCGATATCGGCAAGCTGAATATCGGTGCGCTGACGAACAATCAGCCGAACCTGGTGCTCGGCAGCTTCCCGAACGCGGCGTCGATCTTTGACAACCCGAAGTGGTCGTTCGACGCTGCGGTGACTCACACGGCGGGCAGTACTGGCAGTGCGCGGACGACGGGCAACGGGACGGTGCGCGGGCTGCGGTCGAAGCCTCGGGCGGTGGATGCGAATCAGAAGCTGACGGCGTCGGCGTTCGTGAAGTGCCAGGCGCTCACAGGTTCTGGTGCTGCGGTGCATCTGGATATTGTGCGGTTCTCGGGTACGCCGGATGCCCCGGTGCAGCTCGGTATTGATCGGGTGGCCACGTTGACGCAGACGCCTGGTGATCATGACTGGGCGCAGCTGTCCGCGTCGTACACGGTGCCGGGGGATGGCACGACGATGGTGGCGCTACGGCTGGTTGTGGATTCGACGGTCACCGGCGGCACCGTGTGGTTCGACGATGCCGTACTCAAGCAGGTCGGCGACCTGTTGCTGTCATGGATGCCCGAGGCGGTGCAGAAGTTCCTGTCGATCTTCGGGATTTTCGGGCCAGCGCAGACGATCGAGCAGATGCAGGAGGCGTGGAACAACCTGCTGTCGATCTTCGGTATCACGAGCCCGAGTGGCCTGCTGGGATCGCTGAATCTCGCCGCGATCTGGTCGAAGATCGTGCAGTTGTTCATCAACCCCCTGGGGTTCTTTGCGAACCTTGTGGGTGGGGTGTTGCCGGATTCGCAGAAGCCGAAGTGGTTGCAGGACTTGAATGATGGCATCGCGAACCTGTTCAACAATTCGTCGGACACCAACACGGGCATCCCGAATGCACTCGACTCACTGAAGAACATCTTGGGCGTTGGACATCAGGCGCAGTCGTCGGCGGACAACGCGAACATCGGTGTGCAGATCCTCAATGCGCGCCTCGATGCGGTGGGCGTGGTGGGGTATGACGAGTTCGACTATGCCTCGGCGAACATCCTTCCGAGCGACAAGTACGCGCTGTCTTCGGCTGGGCCCGGTGGGGGCAACTACGGGCCGAATGGCAAGGGTCAGTTGGAGTGGAAGCCAAGCGGTTTCACGGCCCGCGAGAAGGTTTACAAGCGCACCGATGTGCCGCTGTCGACGGACAACGGTGTGGTGACCGCGGTGTGGTCGACCCGCATTGCGGACCCGCTGTTCTCCGATGGGTACGGATATCTGCAGGGCCGCATGTACGACGCCAACAACGACACCTACATCCGGGCGCGGGTTGACAACAACACGGCGATCATCCAGGCGGTCGTGGGTGGCACTGTGACGGCGATCGGGTCGGCGGTGAACGTGTCCACGTCGAATGGTGACGTGTGGGAGTTCTGGTACGGGACGTTGACGAACCCGTACAAGTTGTGGTTGAAGCAGAACGGCAGTGTGGTTCTGTCCGTTGAGGATACGGGCCATATCTCCCAGGTGGGCGCGTCGTACCGCATGTGCGGTGTTGGTGGGCGCGCGGATAACTATGCAGGCATTTTCCAGATCGCGCCGCCAACCCTGAATGGGTGGACGTGGCGTGATCAGAACGTGGCATCGGTCGGCTAGGAGAGGTTGTGGCGGAACAGATTCGGATCGTGACGGCCGAGGGCTCGGTAGCCGCGCTGCATTGGTACCTGACGGATCGTGAGGTGATGTGGCAGGCGCTCAAGGAGCTGATGGACGCCCACGAGCATCGTGGGTGTCTGCAGATGTGGCCCGGGACCGATGGGGAGACCGTGTATCACATTGAGGCGAACGACAATCTGGGCCGATCCGCGGTGTGCGGGATCGGTGACCATCTGGTGTTGGTGACCGGCGGTGGGCTGCGCGCCTACGACCGGGACATGTACGAAGCAATCGCACTACCCGAAGGAGAATAGCGATGGCACTTTTCGACAATGCAATGGTGATCGCGGCGAACGCGTTGCGGTCGGCGATCACCCATATGCAGATCCACTCGGGCGATCCGGGGACGGCGGGCACGTCGAACAATCTGGGTGCTGCGCGGCAGGCGATTTCGTGGACGTCTGCGACTGCTGATGGCGATTTCGGGTTGGCGTCGGCGGCGAACTTCACCGGGTTGACGGCGGGTGCGACGTGCACGTGGATCAGCGTGTGGTCGGCCGTGTCGGCGGGCACCTGCTACGGGCGTTTCCAGCTGACCGGCGACACGACCGCGAACGCGTCGGGCGAGTTCACAGTGTCCGCGCTGAACCTGAACGGTTCTGCGTCGTAAGCAAATAGGGACAAAAACCTAAGTGGCCACTGTCATCTATGGCGCTACTGGAACTCCGGCGACGGCGACTTTCACGCTGTCAGGTCCCGGCATCTCCATTTCGACCTCTCACGCCATCGCCGCCGGTGACAACTGTGTCATAGCCGACGTGATGTGTGCGTTCACGAACGCCACCACCCCGCCAACGCCCAACATCACAAGCGTCACCTACGGCGGCGTCGCCATGACCCCGGTGGCAGCGGCAGGAGTCACGGCGCAGGGCGTCTATAAGCTGGCGATCTGGCAGTTCTATCTACTTGACCCCCCGTCGGGCGCGCAAACTGTCACTGCGACAGGAACATTGTCTGGGGCCAACCCAACAAGCAACAGTTCAGTCGCCATCCAAACTGTCTCCTACGCAGGAGTGGGAACCGTTTCAGGGTTCACCCAAAACACCCCGGCGACGACGACGTCCAATTCGGTAACGTCATCGTCGGTTCCGTCTGGAAGTATGGCGCATTTTGCCCATATGAATTCCAATATCTCGACAGCATTCAGCGCGTACAACAGGACCAGCAGGTCGGCGTTCGCTCGCGCCCCAAGGGCTTACTTTCTCGTCGGAGATGCAGGAGGATCCGGCGCGACTGTTATCTCAACAGCGACTCAGGGGACGTCAACCAATATCTGGCGTGCCGTGTCCTGCTTGCTCACTGCCAGCACCGCACCGCCGGAAGCGAGCGCGGGGACGAGTAACTTCGGCTGGGCATCGTCGGCGGTCGGCGCGAAGACGCCGAAAGGCGTAGGGGCAGGCTCGTACACATGGGCGGGCGCGGCAGTTGGGCAGAGTGTCCGCCGCGCCGCCACATCGGGTAACTACCTGTGGACTGCTCAGGCGATCGGCAAGCGCACATCTAAAGCCACCACGTCTGGCAACTACAACTGGACCACAGGCAGTGTCGGCGATGCCAACTACCAGGGCCAAGCATCTGGTGGCTACACGTTCGTCGGGACAGCGACCGGCTACACCCCGGTTGACGCACCTACCGGCAGAGGTGACTATGGCTGGTTGGGCTCGGCCGCCGGGTATTCGCGGCGCAGCGCCACGGTCGATGCCGCCTACATGTGGGCCAGCACAATCGTCGGCAAGCGTATGCCGAAAGCGCCTGCGGAAGAGGGCGACTACGCGTTCGCCAGTGTGGCCGCCGGAAAGCGATCAGCCAAAGCCATTTCAGGTGGCGCGTATGCGGTCGACCTCGACGACGCCATCGGGTTCCGCACCGGGTCCGCATTCGCCGCCGGGGGATACAGGTGGGTTGGGCTGGCCACTGGCCTGTTCGTGCCGCACCAGCCGCCGGGTGAGATCGGTTGGTACGCAGAGTAGTTACAGGCCGCGGCCTTCGGCGCGCAGCTGGTATACCCGCTGCTTGCTGACTCGAAGTGCAGCGGCTACGTCTTGCCAGGTAGCGCCCTCGTCGTCCATGGCTTGCGCGACGAGGCGGGCCAGCTCGGCATCGAGACGCTTGGTCGCTTCGTTGCGTGCTTCACGGTTCGCGCGAATGCTATCGAGTGCGGTCACGCGCGTTCGAGCGTTGGGTCGGCGCAGTCGGTGTGGCGGACGGTCCCGGCCATGTCTGGCGCAAGGTCGGCGGTGATGGCTTGGCCAGCGAGAAACAGACCGCCGCATCGGCTGCAACCAGTGTCGGCGGTGATGATCGCGCCGACGTGTAACCCTGTCCCGTAGCAGTGGATCTGCTGACTGCAGGATTCGCCGGTGTAGAGGTCAAACTTGGGGATGAAGCTGATCGACTGCATGGTAAGGATCGTAACAAATACTTGCGGACACCTGGTCAAATGTGATTAGACTGTGCGTGTCACCCAGACACCGCGCGGCGGGCCTCAGGCCCTGAGAAAGCATCGGCCCGCCGCGCGGTCCACCCCCAATGGAGGCTCACTCATGCTACGCAACGCACTCGTCGCCGCAACCCTGACCGTCGGGCTCATTGCCGCTCCCACGGCCAGCGCGCAACCCAAATTCTGCGACAGCCCAAAACACAATATCTACATCCACGCCTGCGCCAAGGGTGACGGCGGGCTCGGCCCGATGGCAAGCTATCGCGATGCGGACGGGAAGGTGCACTACCTTCGCCAGAAAGACCTTGACAAGTTGAACGCCGAGAAGAAGCGACGCGGCGAAATCTAGCGGTGCCGCTGCTTCTTGTAGTGGTATATACACAACCCCTTGGCCGTGTGCGGACGCTCGCAGCCTTCAACGGTGCATGTCTTGTACAGCCCTCGGGGAACGCGGATGAGTTTGGCGTCAGGATGATTGTTCGGCCATGACGTGTCGACCCGCGTTCCCCGCGAGGTCGTCCACCACTGCATGTAGTGCCTGTGACAGAGTCCGCGACCTTCGGCGGGCCTGTCACATTGCGAGCATTTAGCCGCCAAGGCCCAGGTTTTTCTTCAGATTGGCTGGATTGAAATTGTCATTCATGGCCTGCTTGAAGTTGTTCGCAGCCTGCGTCGGCGAGAAGTTGTTGTGCAGGTTGTTCAGCGCGTTCTGTGCGGTCTCATTGAACGGCGGAGGCCCGCACACGCTGTTGTCCTGGTCGCCAGGCTGGAACCACGCGCACGATGCCTGAGCCGGCGCGGCCAGCGCCAGCGATGCCGCAACCCCGGCCGTGGCCGCGAAGGCTAGCAGTTTTTTTGCCATGTCGAACCTCCCTCTCCCTCCTTGGCGCTGAGTGTACGACGACTGGCGGCGATTTGCCTACCGCTTTGTGCGACGGAGCGACCCCAGCCGGTCGCGCACCGTCCGGCGGGGCGTGCGCGACCCCCACCCTAGCCTCGGCATCTTTCATACGAGGCGGAGAAAAGAGAATATGCATTGGCGTCTTATTGGACACTTCAACCGATTGTCTTCATAAACCCCGACGGCAATGTAGAGCATGTCGCCGCCCATCGCTCGGTGACCCTCACTGCTGAGCAAGCCACAGCGCTCGGGGGAAGCGTCATTAGACTCGCGTGGAAGCCTGACACCCCACCAACGGGCGGGGGGAGCATCGATCCCGCGCTCCTCGCGCAGATCAACGCGGCTATTGCGGACGTCGCCACGCTAAAGACCGGCAAACAGGCGGCGGACACCGACTTAACGGCTATCGCCAACCTCACCCCGGTTGACAATGACTTCCTTCAGCGAAAATCTGGGGCGTGGGCGAACCGCACCCCCGCACAGGTGAAAGCTGACCTAGCCTTCAGCAAGACCGATGTTGGCTTGGGGAGTGTTGACAACACCGCCGACGCAACGAAGTCGGTGGCCAGCGCCGCGAAGCTGACAACCGCTCGCAATATCGATGGCCAGGCTTTCGACGGCACCGCGAACGTCACCGTCATCGCTCCAGGCACTCACGCAGCGACCAGCAAGGCGACTCCCGTCGATGCGGATGAGATCCCCCTGACGGATTCTGCAGCGTCGTGGGGCCTGAAAAAGCTGACATGGGCCAATCTCAAAGCGACAATCAAGGCCGCGCTGACGAAAGCCGACGTCGGCCTCGGGAACGTAGATAACACGGCCGACTCAGCGAAGGCCGTCCTGTCGGCCACTAAGCTCACCACGCCCCGCACCATCAACGGCGTCAGCTTCGACGGCACCGCCAACATCACTATCGACAAGACGGCCATCGGCCTGGGTAACGTCACCAACAACGCCCAGTATTACCCAGGCGGCACTGACGTGGCCGTGGCGGACGGTGGCACTGGCGTGTCCACCCTGACCGGCATAGTCAAGGGCAATGGTGCCTCGGCGATGTCCGCAGCGGTTGCGGGCACCGACTATGCCACGCCGATGTTCGTGAACGTCAAGGACTTCGGCGCCAAGGGCGACAACAGCACTGACGATACGACCGCGATCAACAACGCGATCTCGGGCAGTGCCGTTGGCTCCACAATTTTCTTCCCGCAGGGCACGTATCTAGTATCCAACCGGATCGTGCTCTATCCCGATCGGCAGTATCTTGGCGCGGGAGCAGCGGTGGGCGCCCGCGCGGCGACCATCAAGCAGAAGGCTGGCACCAATCTGGCAGGCAGCATTCTCGCTGCCCAGGCATGGAGTACCAACGCTGCGACATGCGACAACCCCATTCTCTTGCAGGGCATTTGCGTCGATGGCAACTCGGCGAACAATGCCAGCTCGACGGCTCACGGCATCACGCTAACCAACTTCTGGGCGCGGACGATCAACTGCGCGGTGTTCAACGTCAAGGGCGACGGCATTCGGTTGACCGACACCACGGCCAACGGCACCAATATTGTGTCTAACTCCTGCTCGGAGAACGTGGTTCAGTGGTGCAAGCTCGACACCATCGGCGGAGACGCCATCCGCGGCGTGTCGGGCAACGGCAACTCCAACATGGACGGCTTTTGCGAAAACAACCTGATTTCCAATGTCACCGGCAACGGAATCCTGCTCGACAAGGCGGCGGGTTGGAAGGTTCGCGGAAATCACCTGTATGGCATCGGCGTCAACGCAATTGACCTGTCCAAGGGGTTCGCCACCGTCGTGGAGGGCAACTACATCGAGGACTTCGGTCTCGCGGCAGGGTCAGGGATTTGGTATAGCGGCATCACCTTGACCCAGTTGAATGGCCGGGGTAGCCACATCATCAACAACTTCATCGGCACGTCCGAGCCGTCGAACTCCGTTGGTGCCTATATCTACCTTTTGGCGAAGGCGGGCAACTCGCAGACTGACGCTCAGGTTGCAGTGTTGGGCAATGTGATTCACGGACCCGCGTCGCCGACAAGCAAAGGTACGGGCCTGTACTTGGATGTCGCATCCGGAGGGGCGCTCTATGCCCTGGACGTCGCCAATGACATCCGATCAGTCAACACAGTCCGACAGTCGTTCACGGGCGTACTGCTTCAGCGGGCCTCGCCGATTCGGCAGGCGACAATCACCTCCAGTGCCACACCGTCGATCAACTGCGACGCGACCGATCTGTTCACCATTACCGCCTTGGCTGCGCCGATCACCGGCATCACGGTCACCGGCACCCCGGTGGACGGGCAGGAAATAACAATTCGGTTCAAGGATAACGGGACCGCACGGGCAATCACCCACGGCTCCGCGTTCACGGGAACGCTACTCACCACCACCGTCGCCGGAAAGACCCACGTTTGCGTCTACCGCTACGACGCGGCAGCGGCCAAGTGGGCAGGCATCGTCGCCAATACTTCCGGCTACTAAAAACCTCAAATACACATTTCAAACCCCAGGTCTAAGCACCTGGGGTTTTTGCATGCCAGGAGCCATTTTATGAACGTTCTCGTCTCCCTCGCCGCTCCGTTCCTTAAGAGGTTCGCCGAATACCTCGGCCCCATCCTCGCCCCCGTGCTGGAGAAGGCCATCGCCGACGCCGTCAAGTCCCACCTTCCCGATCTGTCGGGGCTGAACGATGCCGTCAAGAAAATCCCCTCCGAGGTGGACCGCATCACCAACCTCATCCCGGGAAATCTTGACGACCAGATCATCGACCCGGTGGTGGCGAAGGTTGTAGCGCATATCCCCAGCCTTTCGCCTGCGGATATCGCGGCGGCGATCGTGTCGAAGATCCCCTTCCTCGGGGGCCGCTGATGGCCCAAGACGACTACGCACGCCTCGTTCTCAAGGCTGGACGGGATCAGGACATTACCCCTCGCGGCATCGTCATTGGCTACGCGACGGTGTTCGTCGAATCGAATTGGAAGAACTACGCCAACTCGAAAGTCCCCGCATCCCTCGCCATTCCGCATGACGCCGTGGGCTCGGACGGGTTCTCTGTCGGCCTCTTTCAGCAACAGGTTGTCGACTCGGGCAATGGCTGGTGGTGGGGCGACGCCGCGACCTGCATGGACCCGTACAAGTCTGCGGTCCTGTTCTTTCAGCGGCTGAAGAAGCTCGACTACAACGGCCCAAATTCTCCCGGCTCCTATGCGCAAGCGGTTCAGCAGTCCGCCTTCCCGGATCGCTACGACCAGCGCATGGCCGACGCTCAAGCCCTCTATGACCGGATTTCCGGTGGAACCCCGGAGGAACCCGTGCCGGACAATCGTCCCGCCTATAACGAATTCCCGATCTGGACAGATAACTGCCAATCGCGCAATGGCGCTAAGGTAACCGCCGCCTTCATTCACACGCAACAGGGCGGCGGCGGCAACGCGGCGGCTGAAAACCTCGCCAAGTACTGCAAGAGCACCGAGGGATCAAAGAATCCCGTCAGTTACCACTACTACGTGAGCCAAGCCTCCGATGGGGGCGTCACGGTAGTTGACGGTGTCGATACCGACCTCGCCTCGTATTCAGTGGGCAATGCCAATAACTTCTCTATCAACCTGTGCTTCGCGGGCTCATATGCCGAGTGGACTCGGGACCAGTGGATGAAGCAATCCAATGCGATCGACGTAGCCGCATACCTCCTAGTGCAGGACGCCAAGAAGTACGGCTTCTCACCCCTGGTCGTGCCGCCTCCCTACGCTGCCGGGACCCCTGGCATCTCAGACCACAACTGGGTCACGCAGGTGTTCAAGTGGGGCACCCACACCGACGTGGGGGCGAACTTCCCATGTGACATCTTCTCCGCCGCGGTCGCTAAGTATCTGGGCACCCCGGCCAACCCTCCGGCCGTGAAGAAGTTCCCGGACGACTGGACCGACCGCGAACTCATGGTCGAAATCCTTCGGCAATTACGCGGCCCCGACCTCGATGGCTGGTCGCAGCTCAACGGCAAAAGCCTCATTGACGCCGTCGCAGAAATGATGGTCGAAAGGCAGGCCATGATGGGCAACGCAGACTCCCTGGCCGTGGTTAAGGCCGCAGCCGATAGCGGCAACATCTGGGCGGCCACTGTCTACGCATATTGCACCGAGGACGCCAAGTGAACGGCCCCGACGGCAAGTGGATAGGGCTTGGGCTAGGGGATTCAAGCCCAGAGACTGCTCAATTCAAGGGCTTCATCAAGCGGAAGTTCCAATGGGTGCGCGACTGGAATCCCGCGCTTGATGATTCCGAGTCCTTTGATGCCACTCTCGCGAACATCGTCATGGAGCTGCAGCGGCGGTATGGCCTGCCCGCCTCGGGGGTTGTCAATTACGCGCTGAAAGTTGCCTCAGGTTTCATCAAGCCGACGCCTCCCGCCAAGCCCGTCCTCTTCACGGTGCACGGCACGGGTCAGCCCGATCCGCTTGGGCCAGGACTCCCTGCGGACACCGCTCGCGCATGCTTGGACAAAGTCGATTGGCAGCCGGTGGGGAATTACCCCGCAACGGCATTCCCCATGTGGCCGTCAATCATGCAGGGCGTTGCCGAGCTCATCGTGCAGATTAACCGCTACCCAGATCGAGAAATCTGCCTGGCCGGCTACTCACAGGGTGCCGTGGTCGTGGGGCAGGTGCTCAAGCACCACATAATGGACCCCAAGGGCTCCCTGCATCATCGGCTCAAGGATGTCCGCAAGGTTGTCTTCTGGGGCAATCCGATGCGACAGCAGGGCATTGCGGCGTTCGATGAGTGGATTCATCCCATCGCCACCGCTGGCACGGCAGGCATCCTGGAGGATCGCCTCGAAGGGCTGGAGTCGGCACCGTTCCAGACTCGGGACTACGCACACGACAACGATATGTACGCCTCGTGCCCGTTCGATGACATGGGCGAGGATGAGCGCGCTATCGCCAAGATCGTCATGTGGAACAACGTTCTCGGTGGACCCGATTCGATCCTTGCGCAGATCATTGAATTGGTGCAGCGACCCATTCCGGAATGTATCGCGATGTTCCGAGCGATTGTCGACGCTGGCGGATTCTTCACCTCAACGGCCCACGGCTACAACATCGGCCCGGCGATCGACTTCCTTCGGTCATGAAAGAGAAGCTTATGAACGTCAATTTCGGCAAGTACGCGAAAGCGATCATTGCCTTCATTTCGCTGGTCGTCACCAACGTGGCGTATCGCGTGAGTAGTGGCGAAGACCCTATTCCCACGGACGTGAAGGGCTGGATCTTACTCGTCACCACTACTGCGGCTGGCACATTCCTCACGTGGGCGAAGTCCAACAAGGGATTCGTTGATGCGGCGACGCTGCCCGACCCGGAGGGCGCTGCGGCACCTGTAGCTACCGAGACCCCGGCGCCTAAGCGTCGCCCCATCGTCTGATGGGGGACTGGGTCACGGTCGTTGACTCCCACTGGCCCTGGCTCATCATTGTCGGCGTCATCGTCCTCGGCATTCCCTATGTGATCAAGTCCCTGCGAGCTCTCAAAGACTTCCTCTGGGCTCCGTTCATCGCCTATCTCAAACGGGCTGGCGAAGTGGAGCGGAACCGGCTGGAGACCGAGCGCCAGGAGATCAACTCCAAGATTGCCGATCTAGAAACCCAGGTTCAGCATCTTGTCGAGCAGGTAGCAGAACTCCGCTATCGCGACAGGATGTACTGGGCCTGGGTGGTGTCCGACCAGGAATGGCACCGACGACTTGAGTTAATGGCCGTCGAGAAGGGTTGGGATCTTCCGCCGCACATCTCGTTCGACGACTTCTACGACGAGTGGAACAAGAAACATCCTCAACCAAAACCTCAATAGAAAGAGAGCATTGGTCCTCTACTCGAAACCACAATGCGTGCAATGCACAGCAACCAAAAGAGCCCTCGATAAGAAGGGCATCTCATACCAGGAGTTCGATGTAACTGTGGACCCGGCCGCCGCTGATGCGGTGCGGGCTCTGGGTTACGCCGCGCTCCCGGTGGTTGTTGTGAATGAAAATCTCCACTGGACCGGGTTCTGCCCGTCCAAGATCGACGCCCTGCCGAGCGGATCGGCTACATAGACTGAGCCCGGCTCCCCGTCCTCGCGCCGTTCCCCCGCGAGCCTGATGGGTTGAGCCGGGCTCTTCTCTGCTTTGCGCCCCATCTCCACTGTGGAGGTGGGGCTTTTTCCGTGTTTCTGGCCACCCCGCGTGTGCCAGAATCACTGGTCGAACATGTGCGCGATTTCATTGCGCTTGTTGTCCAGCTGTTTCTCCATGTACACCGCTGAACCGAGTGCCAGAACCAGCGCGATGACGGCTAGAGCGCGCGCCCAGTCCGCCGCACGCAGGAAGAACGCCGCCGCCGCGCTGGCCCCCGCAACCCCTACCCCCAACCAAATCTGCCCCGTGCCGGTGAGGAGACTGGCTGACTGCATCGACATTAGAAGCCCGACGCCGGACAGGATGCACACCCCCACTGCTATGGCTGTGGTCTTGCTGATTTCGCCGGTCTTCTTGTCCGGCTCTTCCGGTGCACTCACAGGTAAAAGCCTACCGAGACCGTGTCGTCATCGTCCTTGGTTTCGTCTTCTGGCTGGACGTGCGAGTTCAGATATTCAGTCGTGAGGGCGTTGGTGACAAGCGCCCCCGCTAAGACCATCTTCTGGGTGAACTTTCGGGTCAAGGGAAATGACAGCCGGTGAGACATGTTGGTGGTCATTTCACACAGCCGAGAAGAGGGGAGCGGGATCGGACTTGCCCGGCGCGTGGGCCTCGTTGTACGCAGCGGCGATGGCCTCCAGCGGGATTCGGCCGCGCGCCGACACGCTGATCCCCTTGGACTGAGCGAAGGTCCGGATGCCGTTCTGGTCCTGCTTCTTCGCCCACTCCTTCATGTGTTCAGCCTGGGACTTGTCGATGTCCGCGGGTGCACTATGCGAAGGAGCGGTTCGGACGACTCTCTTCGGCGCCTTACCGGTGGAGCGCCGCGCCGCCTCCACGTACTTCTGGAAATCGCGGAACATCTTCTCCGCGTTCTGATCGGTCAGGTCGATCTCATAGCTGATCCCCTCAAGACCGAAGTAGCGCGTCTTTGCGCCCTCAGCTCCATCAAGGTCGTCCACTGTGACATGCCGAACTGCCATGGTCCTTTACCTCCGTATTCGTTAAGGCGATTGCCTTTGGTGATTACGAAGATATAGCAGCGTCGAGAAAGGCGCAAGTAATAATTTCCAAAGAGGGTTATCGACCAATCTCCAATGGCGCGATTTCCCCGTCAATTACCCGTTTGGGCAGTTCCGGGGTGATGTCCTCGGCATCTTCTCCGCACCCCCAAGCGCTTATATGTAGAGCAGTAATGTTATCGTGACCTGCGTAAACAGTTCTTGACCATTCAGTGTTGAGGCTCACATGACCGACCCCAATCCAGCCGTATCGATCTCGATTGGCGGGGATGAGATATAGGTTCACTTCATTCTCGGCGCCGCACTCTGCGTCCAGGAGGATGGGCATGTCGCCCGGCAGTGCGGCCAAGGCTTTGCGAAGCTGTCCGACGTTCACGAACCGAACTCCTCTTCGAACATGGGGTAGAACTCACTGAACGGCCTAGGGGCGCCCATTGCCACCATAGCCAGCATCAGGCCCTTGAGGTACGCCAGATACACGGCTTGATCTATCGGGGCTACGGCGATCCTCGTATCGAACTTCCGCACCTGTCGACCGACATCCATGTCCAGCTGGACGGTGATCAATCGAGCCGATCCAACAAGTCATTGATGCGGACATGAACCTCGCCTACGAGGCGTTCGATCTCGCGTGGAGTCAGCCGTTCTCCACGAGGACCACGGGTGAACCGGGCGGCGCGGGCGTTGAGAACCTCTTGCTTAAGCGCCCTCATGGTGTCAGTCATCTCCGCTCCAATCGTCTGAATGGAACCCCATTGCAGTGCCCATCACACAAGTAGATACACTCACCGCAGAACCACACATCTCTGCCGAACTTGTTATTCCAATTGCCTACGGAGCGGTTGTAGGCATTACAGCATTGGCATCGGTGCCGCCAGCCCCCGTACTTCAGCCACTCCCAAGTGAATGTCCACCATTGGCGAGTGAAGAAGTATCTGATCCAAGGAATCATTCGAGGCCTAGCCGACCGACCGCCACCAGCACCAACTCCCTGGCATCCGACGTGGCGGGGTGGGCGTATCCGCCGATCCATTTCGCGATGGTATGGCGGTCGGTTTTGGCTACGGCGGCAAGATCTTCAGAATCTAACCCCTTGGCAACCGCTGCTGCATATAGGCGGTTCAATTCCTCGCGGAACTCGCGCGGGCTCACGGCATCAGTCATTTGCGCACACCTGGTCGTATCGAAGGGCCGATTTGATATGCCGCGGAAGCGCGGCGGGATTGGCCCAGCATTCGTTGCAGATGGTCAGGCCGCGGGTGGGTAGCTCCATGTCAGTGTTCATGCCCAGGGGGTTCTCGCAGGCATCGCATTCGAGAACGTAGTAGCGGTAGGTGATCACTGCGGCCCCTCCGTGTTATAGAAGTCTTCCTTGGACACCTCGTCCACAAACTTGTAGTAGTCCCTCACTGCTTGGGCATGTTCTTCAGATCCGGGGGACTGTAGATGCATGTAGCCTATGAGGCGGTCTTGCTCGTCTTGATGTTCATCGGGGACGATGCCGGCCAGTACCGCACACTTTCCACGATGGTGGTTCCATGCTGTACCGTCACTGTCGATGTAGATGTTTTCGGGGTTGAGGCTGCCGAAGCATATGCAGCAGATGCCGCTATCCAAATCAGGATGACTCATTTGACCATCTCCCCGATACCATGGCTTGATCTCTCCGGCGCGCAGTCGTGGACCAATGGGGTGGCTATAGCCCCATAGATAAGCGGCTAGCTTGCTATTGCGTTGGTCAATGCGCCGCCACCATGACATCGGCGCCCATGCGAGAAGTATCGGCAGTTCGGCCGTCAGCGTTACGGCGAACAGTATCCACATCCATGTGCTCATGCTTCACTCCAGTATGATCGCCACCGCGCCTGGAGTGGTCGGCCGTCCGAGGCGGCACAGCGGGCCTGCCGCTCATCATCTACGGGCATAAACCCCATCGCCCGCCATTCCCGCATCAATCCTCCTAGCGCCTTGTCAATCTCAACGGCGAGGTGACCTGCCGACTGCTCATTGAATCGCACATCAATGTCACAGGACGCTCTCCACCCGCACATGCATTCACATAAAGAGCCTCCGGTGCGCTGATGATTGATGAGCACTCTGGCCATAGCTTTTTGCGCATCACTCATCGCTTGTCCTCAATCTCTCGTGCCAGATCCCGCACTAGATGCGCCAGTTGAATCACTGTGGCCAGGTTTGGGGTTTTCGCCCATGCGCCCAACGAACCCTGGTCGGCGATCTTTTCCAGGCCGGTGACTAGGGACTCGGCGCGGGTGGATAGGTCACTCACTTTCGCTCCTTCGCCCATTGTTTGGATAGATTCGCGGCCCCAATCAGTGCCGTACCGAGTTGATGCGCCTGTTTGGGCTTGAGTGGGAAATCCATATTGTCGGGAAGGTGAATCCTCCCCTGTTCGTCAATGCGGACGAGTTGCAAAACGTCATCATCGAGAACGCCCGCGCAGAGTCCGGTGTTTCCCACCACCTCCAGCCCATGCCAGTCGTTCAATAGGGTTTCAAACAGTTTGGCCGCGACCCTAGCCGTCGAACCGTACATGGGATGCCCTACGGATCGAGTTGCGTTCGCTAGGACTGTTGCGATGACGGGACGGTGAACGCTCATATTTCACCCATAATCTGCCTGGCCTGCTGGTCTCGGTTTTCGCGGAGCACTTTCACAACACTGTTCATAACCGCTCCGACAGTAGAAGCAAGGTGGGGCATTAGGCCCACGATCTCGTTAGAGGTTCTTTCAATAGCCGCTACCGAGAAATCAATGCCCAGCTTGATTCCATCCTCAGTGGCGGAACGGGCGTGTTCGCGGATTAACGCGCGTATCTCATCGGTGAGAAGTTCGGTCATGGCTTATCATTTCTCCCGGCGGCTAGTAATGCCAGCACCCCGTCGAGGGTCTCGGTGGAGTATTTTTCCGCCCACCCGCCGAGGCGCCATTCAACGCCGAGCGACCAGAGGCCATCTATTACATCCTTCCTGCGCTTGGCGGCTGCTCGCATCTCTGGCGTGTAAATGTAACTGGGGTACCCAAATTCGGACTTTTCGCGCCCCGTTACCGCGTCGAATGCCGACTCCAGTCCATTTTGCTTTATGTAAACCCACTTACGTCCCACGCGTTCAATCACCGCGCTCTTTTCCGTTTCTCGCTTGGCGCCATGGCGGGAAACCTGTATGACCTCTTGGCCGACGTGGAAATTTGTCATTTCATCTCCACCAATTGACCGTCAGGGTGACCGCCGGGCTTCCATACCAGGACCGGTTTCTCAAATGCCCTGAGAACCAATTCGGCAGTGCCCTTTAGGTCTTCTAGATCTCCCCAGCCGTGCATGACATTGATATCCGCCGGGTCAACCCAGCCGCCGATTTCTCCGGACTCCTTGTAGAAGACCTCTGTTATGTGAAAGGCGCCATCTTTCTTCACAACGCGGTGATTCCAGCTCATTCAACGGTCTCCAGCTCATATTCGTCTACGTCGAACCACTCGGGTCCGTCATCGCCCTCTTCGTATCGCACCACTCCGCCCATGTCGGCGTAGTCGGGCTTCACGCGATTCTCAAATTCGAACAAGGAGAATGCGCATAGGGTGTCAAGCATCAATTTTGCGGTACGCAAGTCCGGAGCGGGCACCTCAAAACCCTCCATGGGGATCTGGGGGACGTACCAGACTTTTAGGTCTCCGATATTTGTCATTTCGCCGCTCCTGCGAACAATTTTTCAACCCATTCATCCACCTCGGAGCGGAGGGCCATTACGCGCCGCCCGACCTTCACGAGACGGATGGGGGAGGTTCCCTCGGCCCGCCAAAGCCTCAAAGTGTGCAGCGGCACGCCCGAGCGCTTGGACACCTCTTCCAGGTTGATCATCAACGAATCCATGACTTCCTCTCTATCGTAGTGCAAGTCTATCACAACTGTAGTGCAGTATCGACAAACATGCAATGTGATGCGTTGTTGTCTAGATGAAAGCAAAACAGTGTTTTGTGCGTACGATCCCGGCATGCGCAACAGGACGCCGGGCCGCTACGGAGTGGCCGATATGTGGTACCGCCCCGACGGATCGCTCACCAACCTCGCCGAACCGGGCTCATCAGTAAAGAAACCCGCCGGGCAGGGAAGCCGTTGGCGCGCTTGGTATATCGACACCGGGGGTAGAGAGCGCACGAAGCGGTTCGCCGGCAAGAAGATGGCCGAACACTGGGCCAGTACCAACGTCAAAGAGATCACTCAAGGCGTATGGGTGGCACCCGAGCTGGCGGCCGAGACGTTCAAAGATGTCTCCGACGAGTGGTTCGCCACCAAGGCCCATCGGGAGAAGATGACGCAGTACGGCTACCGCTCCCTATTGGACCTTGTGGTTCTGCCGAAGTGGGGCGATGTGGCCCTGCGCGACATTCAACATGCCGACCTGCAGAAGTGGATCAACGAGCTCTCCACCACGGGGGAGTACCGCACGAAGGGTGAGGGGGGCTTCTCCGCCTCCAGAACCATCCAGACGCACCAGGTGGTCAGTGGGGTGCTGAAGTATGCCGTCAGGACGGATCGACTGGCCAAGAACCCTGCAGAGGGGATTGTCTTACCCACCAAGAAGAAGAGCGTCCGCCAGCACTACCTGACCCACTGGCAGTTGCAGGCTCTGGCCGCCGAGATGGGCCACCTAGAGGGGATGACACTGCTGCTGGGGTATTGCGGGCTGCGTGTCAGTGAAGCGTTCGCGCTGAGGGGTAGGGACTTCCGCGGGCAGGCGGTGGAGGTCTACGAGGCGGTGACCAAGGTGCCGAAGCTCGGCAAGGTGGAGAAGGGGACTAAGACCCACCGCTCCCGACACATCCCCGTCCCGAGTGTGGCGTGGAAGAAGATCTCCATCCCCGCCGATTCGATGGCTCTCGTCTTTCCTGGCCGCAAAGAGCACATGACCCACGGCGAGTACCGGTGGGCATTCGATCGTGCGCTGAGGACCGTTCAGGAGCGCGTGGAGGCCGTCAGGGCAGAAGAGGTGGCGAAGTCCGGGAAGGCCGTTACACCGGCAGTCCCGAGGATCACCCCGCATGACCTACGCCACACCTGCGCCTCGCTGGCCATCTCCGCCGGGGCGAATGTGAAGGCCGTCCAGAACCTCCTGGGCCACGCCACGGCGGTGATGACGCTCGACCTCTACGGGCACCTTATGTCCGATGACCTGGACAGAGTCCGGGATGCGCTGGACGAGGCGGCGAAAAGCTCGTGCGTACCATCTGCGTACGGCCGGGTTTCCGGGATGTCCGATATTGCTTGA